TCTTGGCTGCAGTACGGCGAACCGTATCCGGTCATGTACAAGGTCGTCAAGATTCCTACGGAAAGGAAGAAGAAATGAGACCGAAATACGACGAAAGGACCCTGATCGGATGGGTCCTGGCGACCGACGACGGATCGCTGCTCTACCGAGGCAATCCAAACGTCGAGTTCAAGGACCTCCGCCTCGGCGGATTCGGCTACGATGGAATTAGCGGGTACATGCCTATCAATACGGACACCAAATGGCAGGCCGAGGAGATCGCAAAGAAGTGGAACGGCCTTCGACACATGTACCTGCAGAACCACGTTGGGAAGGACGGAAAGCCACTCCGGTGCATCACAGAAAAGGCTAAGGTCCATCCCGTCAAGGTGAAGATCACGATCCAAAGTGCCTAGTGAATTAGAAGGGAATACAAAATGAGTCTTGAAATCGAAATCAGGCGTCCGGAATACATCAAGTCGCATACGGATATCCTGTCGACCGCGATAGTCACGGACGACGAAGGAAAAGATCACGTGGCCGAGTTCGAACGTCTTCTAGTATTGTACGGGCAGGAATACCTCGAATCGATCAACCAGGGGTGCGAACCGATTTTTCTGATCGACGACTTCGAGGACAACGCGCTCCGCGAAGGCATCACGAACTGGGACGCATTCGAGGAGGCGTTCCAGTCGAAGCACTGGAGCACGGTTCACTGGAAGGACATGGTCACGACGAGGATCGAACCGATGAGTCTGTGTGCGTTCCAGCAGCACTCGAAGTACTTTACGAGGGTCAGCGACGGGAGCCTCGTCTTCCTGGAAGACGATCTGACGCTGGCCGCGTGGTTCGAGAGCGAGTTCATCATTTCGAAAGACGAGAAGACCGACTTCGTGAGATGGTGCTTCGAGGAAGGGATGATCAAATAAAGGAAAGGAGAACAAATGAGCTTACCGGAACCGCCTCCAGGAGGCCAGTTTGACATTGAAGTATACCGCAAGACGCACCCGAAGCTTGCGTCGTGCATCGACAACGAGCGTCGTGAAATCGACGAGATGGCGCTCGCGTACGATCACGACAACATGGACCACTACCTCGATCTCGTGCCGTGGGCCAGAGGATGCTACGGCCGGGCACATGAAAAATTTGCGCTGCGGCGTGCGCGCAGAAAACACGAAAAGAAACTGATCAAATGAAAAAGATCGACAAGAAAGAGCCGGATCACCGCAGCTTCTGGATCTGGGTTCCGATCTGGAACGCCAACCTGTACGTCTACGTCGGAGGCGAGTTCAGCAAGTTCCAGGAGTGGGCCTGCGAGAACACGCCGTTCCCGAAGGATCGCGTCTACGAGATGAGCCGTCACGTGAACTCGAACGCCACGACGTACGGCTGGTACGGCGACGCCATCATCTATTCGATGACGCCGATCCGGAAGTCGGTAATGGTCCACGAGCTGCTGCACTTCGTGCTGCAGCTGCTGCGCCACAGGGACGTGGACGAGTCCGACGACGAGGTGCGCTGCTACCTGCTGGAGTGGCTTTACAAGGAGGTCGTCGAGAAGCTGCCGAAGGAAATGATCAAGGAGGAATGCAAATGATCATCACGCAAGAGGATCTGATCCACGCGAATGACGTCTACTGGGACGTCTGCTCGAGGGCTCTCGAGCTCCTTAAGGCGGAGTTCCCGGAGTACGACTATATCGGCGTAGACGAGATCCACGTTGATCCGGAGGAGGACTACGTGTTCGTCTCCTATTCGTACAGGAAGACGGAGGACTCGTGGACCGACCAGGGGTCATCTAAGACGTACAGGATCAACAAGTTCCTGTCGCTGATCAACAAGGACGCTGAAGTCGATCCGAACGACCGGATCCCGGTGGAACTGAAAGGGGCAAAATGAATGTACGGAATTGAAGTAGAAGGAGGATACCCTGGGTATCCGAATTGTACGAACTGCGACCACCGGGAGGTGATCGATGGGATTCCGTACTGCACCGCCACCGAGAGGGGCAACATCCGGGAAATCTCGAAGATGTCGGAGAAGTTGTGCTGGATGATCGACGACGGGTGCAACAAAGCACCGCTAGACAGGGAGGAAAACCGATGAAAGTCTACAGAGTCGTAAGGGCGTTTTACAACGTCAGTGACGGGGAATGCGACGCATACCTGTTTCCCGATAGGTTCGAAACCCAAGAAACGGCCGAAGACTTCATGCTGAAGGAAGTCGAACGCATGAAGGATAGCATTCGGGAGGGGTTTGAGTCAGGCAAGGATGCCGACTACGACATCGATAACAACTTTGCCGAATACGACTACGGGAACGAAGTCAAAATCAACTACGGAGATGTTGAGTACACTGCACTTAGGATAATGGAGGATGAAGCATGAACGAATACTACTACGGATGCATGTACGTCACGAAGACAGGCATGCGGCGAGGGGTTCTGATCGACAAGATCGAGGACCTGGTCGAGGAGGCCCGCGACAAGTTCGGAAAGAGCAACTTCACAGGAGCCACGGCGGCACTGCGAAGGATCCAGAAGCTCCTGGACGAAGAGCTTCCCAAGAGAAAGGCTAAGAAATGAACGGAACGGAGTTCTACAAGGCGCTCCAGCCGGCATACGCCAAATGGCTGGAATCCATGGACAAGTCCGACGCCATCAACATGGCGGCCGAAATTGCGTTCGTCAAGGAGGTCATGTTCCTCCTGGACGAACTGGTCGACGACATCGAAATCGAGGATGGCATGGACCCGGCCTGGTTCCTGGATGCATGCGTCGATACCCAGCATGTGTTCGAGAATTGGTACGAAATGTTCAACGGCACGGAGTACTTCAGGGATTTCATCCAGGACACGAACAACAACTGGAAGCAGTACAAGAAAGAGCATGGGAGGAAATTCGATGACGAAGAAAACCACTAGAGAGGAATGCCGATTGGCGAATGCACACGGAGAAGAAGCATGACTAGCGAAAACCAATGGAACCGGGTCGCCGACGAAGAAATCTTCGTGGTCGACGACAAATCCTGGCTTCGCACGAAACGGGCGAAGGCGCTGAAGTCGCACTTCGACACGTTCTTCAAGATGCGGTACGGCGACAAGCCCGAGAAGATCATAGACGAAGCGTGGTTCATCTACCTGGTCCAGATCCTCAGGGACGTCGTGTTCGACACCGGCGTCGCGACCCACGTGGATTGGATCCCGGAGAATTTCACGAAGCTCCAGTTCGACAAGGACGTCGGACCGGTCCTGTTCGGGAGGTTCATCTCGTGGTTCACAGGCGAGAGCGCAGGAGACGTCTACAAGATGGACGAGGACACGACGGAAACCGTCCAGGCCGGGATGTACGAAGTTGCAAAGGACTGGTTCAAGTATCTGAAGAAGGAGAAAAGGAATGCCGGCAAGAAAGGATAACAAGCTGCCGTTCGTTGCGGTTGTACTGGACGGTGACCTGCAGGTCACCGTGTTTGAGGACAAGAAGGACGCCAAGGAGATGTACAATTCCATCAAGGAGGAGTATGCTTCGAAGCCTTCGTTCTATGAAAGCGAAGACGGAACACAGTTCTCGGTGGACGAGTCGGAAGGGCCGTCCGTCAAAATCGGTGACGCCGGCTACGTGAAGAAGAACACAAAATGGAGGATCAAATGAGCATCGGAGAGATTCTTGACATCGCCGCTTTCGGTGTCGTGGCCTACGTCCTGTGGCTTCTTCTAAGGAGGAAGTCCGACGCGTACATCTATGTGCCGGAGGGGACGGCGATGGCCGCGTGGCAGTACAAGCAACTTCCGATGCACGAGTGCAAGTTCTGCGGTTCACACGTGAACCTGAACAGGCACCATGTCATCAGCCAGCTGGCATGCCCCGATCGCAAGAACGACCCGGACAACCTGATCGTGCTGTGCCGCTCGTGCCACCAGGTGGTCGGGCACAAGAACAACTGGAAGAAGTTCAACCCGTACGTCCGCGATATCTGCGAGAAGTACGGGGGTCCGCCGGTCGATTCCAGACAATGGCGGGAACACCAGGAAAACAACAAGGAGAACAAAGGAGAACAAAAATGAAGACAGCGAAGGAATACTACCTGGATGCAGCAGACGGCGTCAGGATCCTTGCGTGCAGCATCGCGATGCTCGCAGTGATCGGAGGCCGGTTCGTCGTGTCGAAGATCCGCGACAGCTATTCGAAGGAGAAAGGCAGCAAGGACAAGGAGCCGAAAAATGCCGCAAACGGAGCCGACGTTGAAGACGCAACAATCGTCGACGAACCAGGCCGCTAGCAACACCGTCGTCGTCAAGGCGCTGAAGGAATCCATCCCGAGGCGCCTTGCCGCCGACGGCAACATGCTGGTATGGGTCGACGGTACGTTCGAAGTAGGAATAATTTTCGTGTACTGCTCGTTCCAGGAATACAAGAAGATATACAACCTCATTTTCAGGGGAAAGGATACGCCGCAAAGCGAAGCGAACGGATACACCACGTTCGGAACGTCCGTCAACATGGGTGTCGTGGCATTGGTGTGGATCAACAACAGGGACGAAAAAAGCACTACGATACCTACCATGGTGCACGAGATGAGCCATGTGGCCGACGACATAGTGGACCATGTCGGAATCGTGGACAAGTCCGGCGAGGCCAGGGCGTACATCCTTACGTCGCATGCTAGAAAGATTCTGGAGAAATTCTACGGAATAGGATGCCAGAGATCCGTGTCCGAGGAGATGATAATGGAGGCAATGTCATGAGTGGCGCCCCCGTGTACAGGACATTCGCCGATCTGGTCGACGCGTACGAAAAAGGCAAGGTTACAGACGACGAATACAGGAAGTATTTCCAGTCGATGACCGGTGAAAAGTTCGACGGATACCCAGACTTTACGCAATCGTATTTCAGGAAATTCACCGGAAAGACTAGGAAGCGGGCAGAACGGAGTACCAGACGATGGGTAGTCGTGAAATCGGAATGCAACTCGTTCGGCGACATCGTAATGGTGGTGTCTGCGTTCGTGTTCCAGAGCAAATCCGAAGCGATATCGATGCTGAACGACGTGTTCGAATCTTCGGAAAAAGGATCGTTCAAGACATCTTCGTCATGCATCGTGGTGAAATGCGCGGAGACACACTATGAATACAAGATCGTTGCCGCAGAACGACATCCTGGATCTTGAAAAGGCGCTGTCCGGCAGGGTGGACAGGGTCAAGTCCGCGGCGGATTCCAGGATTCGCTGCGGTAACGAGCACACCGAGAGGCTTCACATACCGCCAGGCTGCATGCTACCCGGTTCTGTCACCGACGAAAGGATGTCGTTGATACGCCATCTGGAACTGGACGGTAACGACCGGTCCAACATAGCGTACAGCCCGGCGGAGGAACGTGAAAAACTATGGGACCATGTGTTTGGATGCCCTTACTCCAAAGGACAGATACGTGTCGTGACAAGAAAGAGCATCCCCGCATTCGCCGACGTGAACCCGGACTGGAAGAGCATATCCTCGTCCCTGAACAGGGTTGGAAGGCCGTCCGGGGACGGGGAATTCCTTAGACCGGTCGGAAAATGGATAAAAGACCTGGTAGCGGACGACAATGGGTACATGCTGCTGGAGGCGGCCCACGTGTTGGCGCATGCGAGATCCATGGCGTGCAGATGCGGAATGGCGTACGGAAACGGGTTTCTGGAATGCCTGGCCGAGATGGCCATAGCGGATAGGTACGGTCTTACCGTATGGTGCCCGTCTCCTGACGAAATCGTATACGGAAAACCATGTAGGAGGTCGGATGTCGAATCCATAGGAATAAAGGCAGTGGTGTCAACCAACATAAGAAAACCATGGCTGTCGACAAGGATCGGCCAGAACGGAATGCGGCCGTACATTGACACCATAGCCGTGCTTGTTGGAGTGCACCTTGAACCGCAGCCGTGGTCTGCCAGGGAGGGAAATCCCAACGAAAACGACAGGTCGTGGCTCGAAATGAACAGATGGTCATGCATGCCGTCTCTTCTGTCGATATCGGGATGGATGGCCGCGGACGAACTATGCAAGGCCCCGCTTGTCGGAAGGAACGACGACTCGTCGTGGCACAGCGCGAACTTCATGGTTCCGGCTTCCGCCATGGATGGGCCTAGTTCGCTGGACCTGTACGTGCCTTGCATAGACCTGGCTACGCACGAGCACGGGATGACCGTAGACAAATTCATTTCAAGCGATCTTTTCGCAGGGATGAAATCGTTTACGCCTCCGCTTCCGTGCAGGGAATGCCTAAGGCTCAACATGTCTGCCGAAGGCGCGCCTACAAGGCCTGTGCACAAGCGTCCTGACCCGGACGACAAGCGCCAGAATGCGGAAGCAGTCAAGGAGTGGGCCGAGTACGACGCGAAGATCGACAAGATCTTCGATGTCGTCAAGAAGGCCAGCGACTTCCACTTCTGCCGGTTCAACGAAGGCGGCCGCAAGATCCTCAAGGAACGCAGGAAGAACGCCAAGTTCGTGTCGGAGACGCTGGGCAAGTTGAAATCGTACGACAAAAGGGCCCGGTCCCTTGCGTCGAAGGGGTTCACGGACAAGGCATCAGAGATAAGGAAGAAGTCAAGGGAAGCCATGGAAAAAATCTTCAGCATGATAGAAAGGACATAAAGATGAACACGATTGAGCAGATCATAGCGAACATGCGCAAGGCCGCCACGGATTCATACGCGGCCAAGATCGCAAAAGAACTGTACGAGAATCCTACCGACTCCGTGACGGTCAGGCAGGCGGCCGAATGCCTAAGGGACGACGACAAGGCTATCCTGGACTGGGCCGACGAGCTGGAGAAGGCTGTCAACCGGATGAAGAAGACGGTCGGCCATCTTCGTAACGACGACATGAAAAGCATGGCGGAAGTCCGCCGCGTGGCGAACAACATCGAACTGTAAGGAGGAACCAATGAACGACTACGAAGAGGAGAAGAAGGCCGAGCAGGAGCTGCGCGCCTTCGACAGGAAGATTTACGACGAGATCACGGACGTGTTCACGAAGCACGGGCTGCAATACCGGGATGCGCAGGCCGCGTACGACAAGCTGACCGGGATCCGGGCGTCCATGGAGGGATTCTCGGTGCCGGGATACTCTTGCAAGAGGTACTTCGTCGAGAACCTCGTCGAGGTGATCCAGGATCTCGCCGACGCCATGAACGCCGTGAGGAAGGAGAAGCCCAATGAGCAGTGATCCGAAGCACCTGTGGTTCGACTGGGTCTTCCTGGTCACGGTCGGGCTTTTCGTCGGTGCTATAGTGGCGACGGTGCTGGACGCCATCTTCCTGTACAAGTTCACACGAATCGTGGCGGCCTGTCTGGGAGGAGGGATCTGCGGCCTGGTGGCCATGTCGATCGCCGAGGACATCAACATCGAGTTCCGGTGCAGCCGGAAGTACAAGGATGATAAGCAAGAGAACCGCTGAATGGTGCATCCGCGACTACGCCAGGAAGCACAGGATCGTTCTGCTGTACCCGGATCCAAATCCGGGCAGGAACAACGGCGGGCAGTGCCGCAGGCACATCTGGCTTGGCGAATTCGACAGAGGCGACGACATGCTGGCGGCTTTCTTCCATGAGGTCGGCCACATAGTCGACGTCAGAAGGAAGAAGAACCGGTACCATGACATGGCGATCCTCGAACACGAGCTCCGGGCATGGACGTTCGGTCTCGAGGAGATGCACAGGCACAATTTCATCCCGACCGAAAGAATGTACCGATACATGATGGAAAAATTGAACACCTACAACAAAAAGGAGCATCTATGGACACCGACCTAAGCACATTGTTCGTGAAGCGGTTCGCGATCGACTCGCATTTGTCGCTGCCGAACGTGGACGCCGTGTACATCCGGACCCTTCTGGAGAACGGGTCGTACAAGGAGGCCTGCGAAAAGCTGATCGACTACTACGGGGAGAACTCCGTGACGGCTCTGAACTGGAAGATCCACGATCTGAAGGACGAGATCCATCAGATCGGAAACGAATGCGACGACCTGCGTCAGAGCAACGAAGCGGAGCATCGGGAGAAGGTCCAGTTCTGGGAGAAGGCCGAGCAGGCCGCAAGGCTTCTTAAGGAATTCGTCGACGCCGTTGGAAAGTCGGAGTACCACCCGGGTCTCATCGTAAGAGCCAACGAGTTCCTGGACAAAAACAAGGATCTGCTGTCATGAAGGACATCGATGAAAACGTAAGGGACGCGGTCGACCAAGGCAGATGGTTCGCTGGCTGCAACACATGCGTCGTCGTGGACAAGAAGGAGAATTGGTGGAAGCTGATCCTACATGGGCACGAGATCGCCAACGGCCACTACGACGACCATGGCAGGAAGGTGGTGGACCATGCCACGTTCGCAGGGTTCTACACCAACGTGACGATTCGTCGACTCAACGCGATCGGGGTCGATACGAAGGCACTGGCCAAGAAGGAAAAGGTCGGAAAATACGGAGAATAGGAGGGCAATATGAGCACAAGATCTAGAATCGGATACGTGGAGAAAGACGGTTCCGTCGTCTCCATCTACTCCCACTGGGACGGCTATCCGTCCCATCACGGGACCATTCTGCTGAACCACTACAAGACGCTCAGCAAGGTGAAGAGCCTGGTGAATCTAGGGGCGATCTCGTCCCTTGGGAAGCACGTCTCGACGAAGAAGCCGCACACGTTCGATCGTCCGCAGTGGGAAGTTACCGTCGCGTACCACCGTGACCGTGGTGAAGACTTCGAGCAGATCAAGTACAATGGCGTCGACGAGTTTGTCCACGGGGATATCGACGAGTGGGGCTACCTCTTCATGGACGGAAAATGGTACGTCGTCGACGGAGACGCGAACGTGAATTGCCGCAAGCTGTTCGAGCTGACCAAGAACTTCATCAAGTCTACCGAGAACTGGTGATAACCCCGGACAAAGCTATGAAGATAATGTCTGACTTGATATTGGAATGGCACGAGGAGGACCGTTGCGTCCATGCCTATGCCGAGCTCGTGGACGGAAAAAAAGTCGAAATCAGGGAGGGAGGGTTCTATCGGGAGGACCCTCCCGACTGGGTCACGGACCCCTCTGATGAAAGAGACTATGAGGAGTGGTACAACGACGTGCTGAAGATCGCCCACGAAAGCGGGTTCGTTCTGGAGGGGGAGCTGGGATGAGGCAACCGTGCCTACAGTGCTTTCGCAAGCACATCGGAAACGCGGCCGTACTGATCGAGGAATGCTATGACGGATATCCGTACGAGCACCTCGTCGTCGGCCACCTGGACCAGGCGGCGCAGGAGATCCGAGGATATTCCAAGGAGCTCGCGCTCGTGGTCCGTGCCCATCGCATCAAGTGGCAGCAAGACCACGACTACTCCATCCCGTTCGAGGCGCTGGACCGCGCCGTCGGCGACCTGGAGCTGATCGAGGACCTGAAGCCAGAGAACATGCCGCAGCTGTCCGAGGACTGCTACGAGGGACTGGATAAGCTCGCGTCCGGGGAAGGCTACAACCTCATGACGGGGGACCAGAGATGATGAAAAAAGACTGGAAATACGTGATCACCATCAACAACCCCGAATCGTACGACTGCAGCTGTGGTGAGAAGGATTCCGACTACGACAGCGATGTCGTCAAGCGGTTCTACTACGGTTCGTTCGAGTCCATGCTTCGAGGGTGGCATATTCATCTCGACGAATACGAAGGGTACTACTATTCCGTGAGGGATTCCTCCGGAGACGTGTTCGTAAGCGGGGCGTATGATCCGAGCGACAACGAATGGATCGTGGACCATTTCAAGGACAAGGTCTACAACGACCATCATAAGAGAAACAAAAAGAAGAGGCGCTCGCCATGAAAAGCTACACCAAGTCGGTATACGTACCGAAGAAGGAGATCGAGCGGCTCAACAGGCTGCTCGACGTCGTGTACGACGAGGAGGACATGGAGAGGGAGGAAGTCGAGCCAGACTCCACTCTCTTCATCAGGACAGCCAGGTTCGACGACGGCTATGAAGTGGACGTAAAGGTCTGCTCCGGACAGCACAACCTGTGGTCCGAGGCAGTCCTGTTCGATCCCGACGGGAACGAGGTTTCCTGCGTCGACGACTGCTCGTACGAGCACATCGACGGAGAGTGGAGCCTGGAGAGCGACGACACTGTATACAACGTGATCGTGAAGGAGAAGGAAGACGTCCAATGAACAAAAAACTGGCAACAGAGGCTCTCAGGTTCCAAGGTGTTGAGCCTTACGAGTGGGTCGAACGGGACGGAATCCTCTATGCGAGGTGCCGTCCAGGCGGCTGCCTGTGGGACGCCGGCGCCTCCCTCCGTCTCTACGACGAGTGGCGAAAGAAACATCCGTCGAAGAAGGCTCTTAGGAGCCATCTGAGATGGATGAAGGTCCGGTCCGTCATGGACGCCTGGGACGTTGACGCGAAGGAGGTGCTGAAGGAGCGCCTGTACGATGACGATGGACTTCGGAGATGGGTACGGAGAAATACAGACTGGGAGGATTGACAATGACATTCAACACGAATCTTGATGGATCCGACCGAAGGCTGCTGCAGCTTCGCGGGTTTCGCATCGCTCTAAGAGAGGACATAACCGACGACCAGATCGAGATGCTGTCAGGTGGCTCCGACGAGTTCGAGAACGACTGCCCGGTGTACGAATGGATACGCCGGGTGATGGCGTACGCGGGCTTCGAGCCTGGAGACTGGATGATACTGGGCGACTGGCCTGTCGTGGAGATAGACACCGAACTAGTATGAAAGGAAAACAGCGATGAAATTTCCAACTGACGGATACCTGATGGCCGTGTTCCTGAAGACCGGGTCGGAGGACTTCATGTCCTTCTCCGACTGGGTGCGCGACGCCGACCCGCAGAATAACCTGAAGCTGTGCGACGGATGGCTGGCGCTCGCGTGGGAGGCGCTCGGCGATGTCCCGACCGACAGCTCCGGGGACCGTTGGGTGATCGACGAGGAGTTCGAGACCCCGTGGGTCAAGTTCAAGAGGGGAACGAAAGTCATGGACGTCTGGCATTGGTTCGACGACCACCACAGCAAGGGCGTCCACTGGCTGATGTACGGGAGGAGAGAATGATGAAGGATGATAAGAAGCAGTATCTGGTGGTATACATTACCGAGCCAGACTCCGAGGGAGAAAGGGTCACAGTCGAGGGCCCGTTCACGCTTGACAGAGCAAAGAAGATCGTGGACGCGTTCGTCAACGACACCATGTCCATAGTGAACGAAGACTCGCATTCGAAGGCGGATGAGTTTTCAATTGACGAGGTGTACGTCGAGGCTGAGGACAGTGTATACGGATACTACCTGAGGTCCGAATGGTTCGGGCAGGAGCTGCGGTCATGCATCGTCAAGACGGCGGAGAAGAACAGGTGGTTCAAGGAGAAGAAACAATGATGTACAAACAGAACAAAGACGCCGATACGAAGCTGATCAAGTTCACCGACACTGATCCCGAAGGAGAAAGGGCGTACGACAAAACTACGTACGTGAAGTTCCGTTTCGATCTATCGTGGGGGCAAATCGATTCCATACACGAAGCGGCCGACGACGTCGATTACTTCGACTTCGATTCGTTCCACGACTGGATCGAGGCCGTAATCGAAAAGGCCAGGAAGGACGATTCGTGGAAGAACGACGCGAAGAACCGTTGGGAGTTCTGGGATCCGGACCCCTGCCTGGAAATCGAAGTGTAGGAGGAAAAAATGGCTAAGATCGAATGTGCAAGCGAGGAGGCGCAGAAGCGCCTCGAGAAATGCCTGAGGCTACCCGTGTCCGTCGGCAAGATGAAGCTCTCGGACTGGCTCGTGAACGTGCTGTGCAGCTGGGGCTGGGACTCCGTCTGCCGCCTGTACGATGACCTGCACGAGGAGAACTGGATGAGCTGGTGCGTGTTCGACCGGGACAACAACCGCGTCATGGTCGGAGGCCTCATCTACCGTGACAACGGGTGGGAGAGCCACACATGAATGGTGCAGGACACAAATGCTATTTCAGTCGGAACAGCCTTGATGGAAAGTTCAAGTCCGTACGTGGAGGGCTGGTCAACGAGATCGAGTTCACCGACGAGTACGCCGGGTACCTGAACGGCCTCACGGGCGATGAGGTCAAAAAGGCGGGGGAGGCGGACGGAGAGTTGCTTCTGGATCTTGTCCAGAAAAGTCTGTCGAAACGGAGCCACGCATGACCAGCGAAGAGGTGACAAACCTGCGTTACGCCACGGAGGGCATGACAAGGCTGGACTGGGCCGCAAGGCTGATAGCCGAGACCAGTTCGTCGTTTCCGACGGGCAAGGGGCACATGGAAGGCGTCGAGCAGTTGGAAACGGCTCTACGCCTGGTTCGCCATATGTACGACGTTCTGATGAACCGCGCATGGGATCAGTTCGACAAGATGAAAAGGGAGGCGGAAAAGAATGGACGAAAAGGATGAAGAAGGCGTCCGTACCGTGGACGCCTTGAGCGAAGATGAGTTTCTGAAGCTCGTGACCAACACTCTCGAGAACACAAAGGAGCTCAAAGACCTAGGAAAGAGCGAAATGAGCTTAGCCCTTGCCGTGGCCACAGCTACCGTTCGTCTTGCCTATGACCGCAAGGTCGTCATCGTAAGAAAGGAAAAGCAATGAGGCTGAACGACACGGAAAGGGCCGAGGTCGAGCTGCTCATAGGACAGATGAATACCATGAGCAAGAACTACGCAGACAGCGAGAGCAACGACTGCAGATACGTCGCGTACTACATGGGTCAATTCGCTGACAGATTCAGGAAACTGTTGCAAGGATACTACGACTCAGAAAAGGAGAAAGAGCAATGATAATCTACTTCGCAGGACGAATCATGGCATGGCTGTACGGTTACGCATGGCCACTTGAAAGCCAGGGGGCAAGAAGCTGCCTGGCAACGTTCTCGGTGATCGAGATGGTAGTCCTGGGGCCACTGGCTGCGTCGTTTGTCGTGGCTGTGGTAGTGGACGCGTTAAAATCCAAGAGGAACAAGTAATGAAGATCACTGTCATTCTGATGACGGACGGAGAATGGTGCCGGGCCGACTCGTACGGGGAAGCCCTGGAGAAGCTCGACCACCAGATCAACGCGGACTACTACCGCGAGAAGGAGGAGGGCAAGGAGTCCGACCTGTTCGTCTACGAGAAGGAGGAGGTCGTCCCGAAGGTGATGATCCTCACGGACGACGAGACCGCCGAGATCGACCGGTACGGGCAGCTGCTCACGGAGGGAGGATGCTGGCACGTCACGATCCCGCTCGTCGGCAAGAGGCCTCCAAGCCCGGACTACAGGTTCGGCATCATGCAGGACCTGAAGGACAAGGACTTCCAGAGGGAGCTCGACAACCACATCGTCGCCAGGTACGGTGCCGAGTTCGACAAGTTCTGCGACGCGCAGGGAGGGTGCTGCATGGACCGCTGCGAGTTTTACAAGATCAAGACGGATTCCAACGGAGAGCCTACCTGCCTGAAGCTTTGGTACGAGAAGTACAAGAAGCCTGAACTCGACAAGGAGAAGAAGGAATGAGCGCCGTTTTCGACACCTTTAAGAAAGTGACCGACGGACTGGAGTTTCTTAACGAAACTCAGGCCCCGGACACGGAAACGTACCGGCACTACAGAGCGCTCGTGAAAGAAGCAAGAGAACAGCTCGATATCATGGCCTCCGAAGCGCAGTGGTACGAGAAAGACAAGGAGAAGAAGGATGGAAAAGCCTAAGCTTGAAAGATGCTCCGACAGCGGGCACGAAGCGCATCTGGTGGAAGACGGGCTCGGCTATTTCGTCGAATGCTCGTACGACGCCTGCTTCAATACCACGGAGTACTTCGACAAACCGGAGGAGGCGATAGAGGCATGGAACGAAAGAAACAAGCCGAAGTTCGACGTCCCGTGAAGAAGCTGTACTTCGACAGCAACCTGCCTGGACTGCTGGAAGAGGTGTTGAACAACCAGACCTGCGCGATCCTGAAGATCCCGATCAACATCACGAGAGCCCTTCTCGGCGAACTAGCGCAGCTGGCCATCGAGATCGACGACCCGAGGCTGCATCTCATGATGATCAGGCTCGGGCTGTACGACTTCGACGGAGCCGGGGACCGCGTCAGGCAGCGTGACGAGATGGAGAGTCTCGTCAAGGCGTACGAGGACGATGGCGACCACAGGATCACCTGGAACACCCCTGGGCTGCGCGCATTTCTCAAGAGGGAAGCTCACGGAGAAGGCGATCTCAAGGACTGGTATCAGCACTCGGTAGACACGACGGTCGAACCAGTCTGGACCGACAAACACATCGAGGAGGTCGTCGAGGATTACTGGCTGATTCCGAAGCCGATCAAGAAGGAGAAGTTCTCCCCGAAGAAGTACTACGAGAAGCTGCTGGAAGACCCGGTTGTACGGAAAAACTTCAAGGAGAGACACGGATACGAGCTCAAGAAAAAGGAGGAAAAGGATGCCTAGCTGCAAATACTGCAATGAGCCGATGGATCGAAAGAACGATCACCTGAAGGTGTCGTTCTACATGTGCCCGAAGTGCGGAGCCCGAGGCCCGTCCGTAAAGATGGACCACCTCGGATGGAAGGAGGAGCTCGACGCCAAGACGCTTGGACTGATCATCGACGCGAAGACACCGTCGGCGGGGGACGACCTTCGTCATCGCAATGCCGTTCTGTCAGCACGGTACTCGCGCCTCAAGTCTAGCGAGCTGCCCGGCAACAGCTGGCTGCAGAGGGATGTCAACAACCGGATCAGGAACCTCCAGAACGAACGCTCCAAGATGGACAAGGTCAAGTATTTGAAGGAGCTGGCGCATCTCTACGGGCAGAAGGCGACATATCTGGAGTACAAGACCAAATACGAAAATGAACTGTCTTTTGTAAGGCACCAGATTCGTGTGAACAAGAAAAAGCTCGACGAGATTCGCGCCTGCAAAAACGAAAAAGCATAGCCTTACGGCCCGGAATCGAAAACAACAAAACCCAATCTGTTTTGTCGTGCGTGACATTCGATAGCCGGGCCTTCATCTTAAAGAAAGAAAGGAAAACAAATGAAGACGATGAACATCAGCGTGGCGTTCTCCGTGAACAACGGAGAGTGGCAGGATGACAAGAAGATCGAGCGGTCCAGCAAGTTCTCTCATTCGATCGACCTAGGGCTATTCAACGACCAGAGCACTTTCGAGTGCGTCATGGCCACGCTGAAGCGCGAGTTCGAGGACGGTATCGAGAAGGCGCTGAACACGGTCATGCAGCGCATGCTCGACGAGAAGCCCGACGCGCTCTACGACGATGTCGGGAACAAGATCGAGGAGACCAAGGAGGAGAAGGCCGAATGAAGGGCCTGATCTCCGTTGCTATGGCGATCGCCGCGGCTTCCGCTTCAGGGGACGAGTTCCTCGTGAAGCGGGAGTTCTTCGAGGCCATCCGCTTCGTGGAGAGCACGGACGGACGGTACCTCGGGGACCAGGACGGCGGCCGGTCCCACGGGCCGTACCAGATCTCGCAGGCGTACCTGCATGACGCCAACGAGCATCTTGGCACGAACTACACGCTGCGCCAGGTCATCGACGACGATGAAGTCGCGGTGGCCGTGATGTGCGGATACTGGAACCGATACCTCCCGAAGGACCGGGAGGTGACGTACGAGCTCCTGGCCAGGATCCACAACGGCGGGCCGAAGGGGTACGAGAAGGAAAGCACCGTTTCGTATTGGGAAAAGGTGAAAGCAAGAATGGAGGAGCAAGATGTGGAATAATCCGATCGTGAAGATAGACAGCGACAACGTCGCGACATTGAGATGCAAGGGCTGTGGAAACACGTTCAAGCTGTGCTTGACCCCCTTGCAGATACACCGGCTCCAGGAGCACGACGGACTGATACAGAACATACTTCCGGACGTCAAACCGGCGATCCGGGAGCTGTTCATCACCGGGCTGTGCAACGATTGCTGGAAGAAGAGCCTTGGAATCGACTTGGAGGAAGCACAAAATGAAGATTGAACCAAAGAAGATCGAAACGGATATCGACGACGAGGAGACCTACGCCGTCGGAAGCGCGAAGATCCACATCCGGCAGGACGACAACACGGAGTCCCCGAGAGAGTGGTGCAATGCCTGGACATGGTACAGCAACCACAGGCAGTACTCGTTCGACAGGGACTACAAAACGCGCCATTGGTACAAGATCGACGACATCTTCGATGGAGAAACCGAAGAAGGAGAGACGATCCGCGACGCGATCCTTCGGCAAAATCCGGATCTCCTGGACGCCCGTCCGATCTACATGCTGGACCATTCTGGCATCTCCGTTTCGCTTGGATCGTTCAACGACCCGTGGGACTCAGGAATCGGTGCCATTGCCGTTATAACACGCGAGCAAGCGGAGAAGGACTGCCCGGATCTGAAGGGCGACGACGAAAAGCTCAAGGAAAGGGCCTACGAATGGCTCAAAGGCGAGGTCGAGACCTACCAGCAGTTCCTGGACGGCGAAATCTATGGATATGTCGTCGAAGACGGATCCGGAGAGGAGCTGGATTCCTGTTGGGGATACTACTCGATCAAGGATGCGCTGGACGACGCGCTCTCGCAAGTGTCCGTGAAGGACAGGACGATCAGAAACCTCGGCGGGCTCGAGATCATCAACGAAATGAACGAGAAGCAGGGGATGCACTTCTGCAAGATTTCCTGGACCGACGAGGTCAAGGATGGCGAGAAGCTGTACACTACTGCCGTGAGTCTTGAAGCGGAGTATACGGAGACCTACGGAAATCCGGACGCCTTGGCGAAGCAGCTCGGGTACCAGAGAGGCAAATTCGATGGCCACAGTCTGGTCGTCTGGAACGACGTCGAAGAGGAGGAAAAACAATGAAAGACGGGATCGCACAGGTGCTTGTCGTAGTGGACATGCAGAACGACTTCGTGTACGAGCGCGGATCGCTTTACGTTCACAAGAACGATGACGACAATGCGACGAAAGACGTGGTCGGCGAAGTATGCAAATTGATCGACGTCGGCATCAATTGGGACGCCGTCGTCTGCACGCTGGACACGCATTTCGGCAACTACCAGAAGACGTTGGAGGGGGAGAAGCTGCCGGTCCCGCATTGTGTCTACGGCACATGGGGCCACGAGCTGCACGACGACGTGAAGAAGGCGCTTGATTCGACCGGTCACTATCGCACGGTGGAGAAGAACACGTTCGGCAGCCTCGACCTTGTCGATTACGAAATCAGGGAGTCCTTGGACTTCGAGCATGACGTAACGCTTCCATTCGGAACGAAGGGCGGCGAACTGGAGATCCACATCTGCGGCGTTTGCACTTCGATCTGCGTCCTCGCGAACGCGGTCCTGATTCGGGCCAAGTACCCGGACGCCAAGATCGTGGTCCACAAGGACGCGTGCGCGGACGTGACGAACGAATCTCACGAGGCGGCTTTGAAGGTGCTTCAGAGCCAGCAGTGCGAAATCGTTTGACACAAATACGGTTCTAGTATAGAATCCGCCTGCATGAATACCGCCACGTATCATCGGTCCGATCAAGCCTTCCGCTGGTACGTGGCGGTTTTCCGCTCTCGGGTAGTTTAGCGGCTAAAACCTTCGGTTTACATCCGAATGACCGTGGGTTCGAGTCCCACCCCGAGAACCATCCAAGATCTTTGACAATCCAAGAATCCAGAAACTTCCACGGCGTTCCTCACCGCCGTGGGGTGTACCGGACGCCTAAGAGGGGCATGCCCTCACCGGATTACCTTACCGAACAAATCGTACCACCTGGCCGGTTCGAATCCGGCACACGTTCTCGGGAGCGGGGAGTACGACCGGGAGGGCACGACCAAATAAGTCCGATAAGGCTGCCGTAAAGTAGCATGAAACGCACCGGAGCAACCTGGCAGTGGGGCTCCGGGGTAGTGCACTGCCTGTGAAATTCGGTGGGCAACCTCGGCTGGCTACCGTTCTTCAGCGGCGTCGCCGAAAGGCACGAAGGGACGAAAGGAGAAGAACCTCCCGTAGTTACCAGCAAGATAGCCATTTTTAGGACCCTTAGTTCAGTTGGCTAGAACGCCGGACTGTCGATTCGGAGGTAGTGGGTTCGATCCCCACAGGGTCCGCCATTTCCGGCCTGCCATGCGCAGGATCGGTTTCCGAGGGCGTGCGAAAAGCGCCCTCCGTTTTCCAGAGTCAGCCTAATTGGTAGGGCAGCGGATTGTTAATCCGTGGCGAAAGCAACTACAGGTTCGAGTCCTGTCTCTGGAGCCATTTTCGGAGTAGCACAGATGGTAGTGCGGGGGCCCTACAGCTTTGCCCCGCGTCGCTGGTTCGAGTCCAGCCTCCGTATCCACACGAAGATCGTTCAATGGTAGGACCGCGGACTCCAAATCCGCCGATGCTAGTTCGATTCTGGCTCTTCGTGCCATTTTGAAGCCGGGTATGCTGGTTCGAATCCAGCCCGCGAAAGCGGTAGCTCAATTGGCAGAGCGCGGCACACCGGAGGCGGAGGTTCGAATCCTTCCGTGCGAAAGCATGCAGCTCGGGGGCACGAGCGCCGGTTTTTACGTGGGGTGTGCCGAGCAGCGAAGGCAGCAGACTGTAAATCTGTGACACTCGAAACAGCGCTGGTGCGAGTCCAGCCCCCACGACCATTTACTGCCAGTCCCGTACGGACCGACGCGTTTACGAGCAGCACCGCATCCTCGAACGAGGCGCTACGGCAGGCACCGGCGGATCGCGATTCCCGGATCGACTGGCATCCCTTCATGGGGCCATAGCTCAGTCGGTAGAGAGTCGGCTTTGCAAGCCGAATGTCGTGAGTTCGAGTCTCACTGGCTCCACATCTTGCCCATAGTATAAGCCCAAACGCCCATCGCGAGGGGTAAGGGGCTATGCCGGGTCAATGCTAGCAGAGGCCCGGTGAACAGAATACCGGGGACCGGAGGTCCGGGTGGAAGTCCCGGTGGGCAAGCCATTTTGCGACGTTGGCCTAGCGGCTGGGTCCCAGCCTTCCAAGCTGGTTAGACCGGTTCGACCCCGGTACGTCGCTCCATTTCAGCCGGTCCTGCGTCGTGGTTGTCGGCCCGTACAGAGGGTCTAGCGTTCGAGTCGCTGGCCGGATCGGTTTTCCGTTTGGGAGGGGTAGCCGAGAGGCTTAAGGCACCGGTCCCGAAAACCGGAGGGCGCAAGTCCCGCAGGTTCGAATCCTGCCCCCTCCGCCAGGAGAGTTGGCTGAATGGCAAAAGCGCCGGTCCTGAAAACCGGTTTCCGGTAACGCCGGATCGCAGGGTCGGAACCTGCACTCTCCGCCAGGAAGGATGCCTGAACGGTCAAAGGAACGCCTTGCTAAGACGTCGTCCGAAAGGACATGCAGGTTCGAGTCCTGCTCCTTCCGCCAACGGATGCGTAGCCCAACGGCAGAGGCAATGGTCCCAGAAGCCATCAAGTGAAAGTTCGAATCCTTCCGCATCCACCATTTAAGTCGTTGTAGCTCAGCAGGATAGAGCAGCAGTTTCCTAAACTGCGGGTCGGAGGTTCGAATCCTCTCAGCGACGCCATTTCGGAGTGTAGCGCAGTTGGTAGCGCACTTGCTTTGGGAGCAAGCCGTCGGGCGTTCGAGTCGCCCCACTCCGACCATGCCAGTGTAGCACAATGGCAGTGCGGCTGATTTGTAATCAGCAGGCTACAGGTTCGACTCCTGCCGCTGGCTCCAACCTGCGCCCATAGCATAATGGATTGTGCAAGGGATTTCTAATCCCTCGGCTGCAGGTTCGAGTCCTGCTGGGCGCACCATGATTTTGGTAAGTCTCAATCCGGGTCGCTAATCCGACCTGCATCAGGATACTCAATCGCACAACGGACCGGCAGCTGCGATTGGTTCGAGCAAAATCCTTATAAGATTGAGACTGTGGGTTCAAGCCCCACCCGGTCCACCATTTGCCCCTGTAGGCCAATCGGCAGAGCCAGGGGACTTAAAATCCCCTCAGCGCGGGTTCGAGCCCCGCCAGGTGCACCATGCCATAGGTGGCGGAAAGGCAGACGCAGCGGACTCAAAATCCGCCGGGATTCCCGTGCGGGTTCGAGTCCCGCCCATGGCACCATTTACTTAAATGCACGAAAATGGTATATTTTCGCGCATGAAACTGAAAACGATCATTTCAACGGCCATCTCGTTTCTGCCGATGGTAGCGCTGCCCGCCAGGATACTGTGGGCGGGCATGGACGGGAACGCCGTGGTGGATATAGGAGGGAACCGGATACACGTCGCGGACTGGTTCTCGACGCTCCCCTGCAGCCCCGTGGACATAGGAGGTAGGATACGGATAGGCGACCGAGCCATGCCGGCAGGGTACGAGTACCCGATCGGCATGCAGCCGCCCGCCGTGTCCTTCGACGACGACATAACGGAGTTCGGGCTCCTGGTGCTAGACGGCAACGACGAACCGACCGGACAGCTGGCGGACTGGCAGCCGATACGGCTGGACATCGCGGACCAGGGTTCGACGGTGTACTTCGACATCGGGTACTGGGACGAGGACGCCGGCTGGTCGTTCGTACCAGTGGCGTACGCCTCGGCCTCGCTAGGGGACCTGTGGTCGCCGCACACGTACGAGTCCGGAACGCTGCTTCCTCCGACGGAGACGCCGTGGAGGCCTTCCGTGTTCTACGGCGCGATACCGGAGCCGAACGTGGCGTGCCTGGCCCTGGTAGGGGCTGTTATACTGTGGCTTTGCCGCCGCAGGCGTAAGTAGGATTCTTGGACTTGCACAAAGTTGTTGACTTGGACGCGGGGGTGTGGTGTAATGGCAGCCACGCGGGACTTAGGATCCCGTGCCGAAAGGCGTGGGAGTTCGACCCTCCCCGCCCCCACCAACCAAGATGGACCTGAACAGCGAGATACCTGACGGCGTGATGTCCGCGGTCGTGGAGGAATACGCCGCGATGTGCACGGACGACCCGGTGTTCGTGTCCAAGTTCACGAACTGGCCGGCCGATAACGCGAAAAAGCTGGTCTCGGCCAGGGAGCGCCTGTACGACGAGTTCAAGGTAGCCGGCATCGATTCAGTGGAGGACGTCGTCGGAATCGAGCTGGCCAGGGCGTACCTGGCGTACGCGGAAGGAGATCTAGGCGCGGCTGAACTTAGTATGGAGAGGGTAATGGCGATATGCCTGCGCGCGATACGCAGGCTCAACCTGGAAAGGAGCGAAAGCAACGATGAAGATCAAGGAACTCTGGGACATGGTCCTGGCGCTTCTGGGCCTCAAGAGGGCCAGGGACAGGTATGCCGAGGTGAAGATCGGCAAGACGCAGGGATGGTACGGCAGGGTTAACCGCTGGGCAGTCTCGAAGGACGTGCTCAAGAAGGAGCTCGACCAGATCGTCAAGAGGGGTTGCTCCGGGTATCTCATCGAGATGTCCGGCTGGGGCAGCTACAAGAACAAGCAGTGGACCTCGAAGTGGGTCGACGAGGTGAAGGAGTGGTACGGCTGGCTCCTGTCCGAGTGCCGCGCCAGAAAGCTGTGGCTGTTTGTTTCCATCGTGAACGACAACATGGGCAAGGGCAAGTACGGCGATACCGGCCCGACGCTGGAGAAGGCGTATTCCTGCGCACAGAAGCTCGTGGACGTCGTCATGGCCGGCGGAAAGGACGGAGTGTTCGTCCAGCCGGTCGCGGAGACGCAGACGGCGGCTGGAAAGAAGTTCGAGCAGTACTGCATCCAGAAGCTCGTCGGAAAGGGGTTCAAGCTCGTCTACAACGGCAGCGGCGGACATCCGACGAAGCCGATCGCGGGCATGGGATACTACGCGGTCCACCCGTCCAAGATCGCGGCCACAAACCCCAAGGACGCGTTCGTCGTGTCCGACCACGGTCTCATCATCCGCGAGCTCAACATCGGCGGCGGACTCGAGAACCACGGCGACCCCAACAAGGTCAGGGATTGGGCGAAGCGCATCAAGGCCAAGGGCTGCCCCGTGTGCGCGTACTACGCGTTCAAGGTGGCCGACTACGACGGCGACACGATCAAGGCGCTCGGGGAGGCCTTGAAATGAAGGAGGCCCTTTCGCTTCTTGGCATCCTGTCGTGCGTAGGTGCCGTTACGTCGTTCCTGGCGTACGTATGGAAGAGATCGTCGACCACGCAGTTCGACTACAGGTGGGAGATCGATTTCGTGCAGGCCAGGAAGGAGATGTTCCTGACCATGGTGAAGCTGGTATCGTCCCTCGGGCTGGCCGGCATGGCGCTCATAGCACTGTCGAGTCTGGCATGAAGGGCAACAAGGAGTTTTCGTTCATAAGGCCGGTCAACAGGACCAAGGTCAGGGAGAGGCTCCAGATGGGGGCCGAAAGGCTTCTCTCCGAATTCGGCGTCGAGCTCGACAGGCTCATGTCCGAATCGGACGGATGGACGCAGGACGACTGGAAGGCGAACGCAGGTCTCTATGCAGACCTGCAGGCCGTAAGGAAGTTCGTGGTAGACGAAGACTGCTTCGGGTTCTACGAGACGGTGGACGGAAGGAAGAAGGTCAGGGCCGGGATAGAATCCGGCCTAGGGCTGGCGTCGAGGCTCCTGCAACGGCTTACCAGGGAGGGGGCCAGGGCTGTCGCCAGATGCATATTGGAGTCCTACAAGCTGGGCGTCACCTGGCAGGCCAGATCCGGAGACAAGATGGACCTTGCCCAGCTGCTCCTGATCGACAATTGAAGTTATCTACAAGTTATCAACAGCCCCTAGAATCGGCTACAAGGCCCCTAGAATCGATTTCTTTCGAAAAAGGTACACTTTACCGGGTCTAGGGGTAGAACGCGCTCCACGGGCCTCTACGGGCCTTCTACGGGCCATATGCGTCTGCATGTCCATTGGAATCGTCATAGCCGCGGAACATAGATCCACGTGGCGGTCCTTCGGACCCTTTCCGATTGCACCTTGTAGTGTACACTTCGTGTACACGTAAAGGTGGCCGGTTTTGATAGGTGGCGAGCCTCGCGCGCACGTAGCAAGATCCCCCTTCACTCGGTATACTTCGTATACCTCGTTCAGGGGTCTCTTGCAATTTTTGGAAAGGTTCCGACAGGTGAGCCAGGTTCGGATCCGCTAGGATCCGAACCTGGTGAAACCTGTCCCGCGCGCGTGAGACCACCACTAATCGAAACCGGCCACTTCTACGTGTACACGAAGTGTACACTTCGAAGTGAGGTTGTGAAAACGGGTCTTATTCGAGTTATAACAATGTGGAGGGTATCCGCTTTACATTGCCGAGCGTTTCGGCAAGGCGCAGCCCTACGCAATCAATTCAAAAAAATGAGAATTGGGATAGCGGCAGCTTTCCGTCACTGCCCAGAAAAAGACGGACAACATGGGATCCCGGCGTCGGAGCTCGTTCGCCGGGATTTCGACAGCTCTGACGAGTACCTGAAGAAGGTCTCGCCAGACCAACCCCCGGTCTGGCCGATCCTGGGGTACCTTGCGTACACCCTGGACGGCAAGAAAGTGCTGTGGAGCTTCATGCGCTATGAGGCTCCGCAGTTCTGGGACCGTAAACGGTTCCCGGACTTCCACAGCCGTGGCTGCGGGATGGGGACTTGCAACGTGTATCACTACACCTGCAAGTCCTGCGGACGTCAGGACCTGTTCCCCTTCAAGGGGACAAGCCACCTGACGTGCCCGTTCTGTGCCGAGGGGCCGCTGACCCTCAGCAAGATTGACATACCGTCGGCGGAATTCGACGGTATGCTTGGGGATCTCAGGGATCCCCTGGCCAACGAGGCCATCGGGGTCTTCAACGACTCCGGTGCAGGGGAGTTCGAATTCCCCATGGTCGTTGCCGGCGGACCCGGCATCGAGCCCTCGCCGTCCGTACCGGCCGCCGCCCAGGGAGCCGCACAGGCCCTTGGGTACGGGTTGCGCCCCGTCAGCGAGATACCCTCGCTGAAGGAGTGGCCCTACTCGTCCACGCCATTCCTGTCGATCATGCCGGAGATCACCTCCGGCATCCTCGACTCGGAAGAGGTGGAGGACGGGAAGGCATGGAGGGTCGGATGTCTATCATCCTGGGTCAAGCTGTACGTTCCGAAACCGCGGAACACGGCACCCATGATGAGCTGCGTCCGGTTTTAAGGCCTTGAATCGGATTCCGTCCTGTGCTATCATGCGCCCGCATGAACGAGCACAGGCCGGAATTCGAGGAGAGGTTCTCCGAGACCGTTGACGAGGCCAGGGGCCTCCTCAAGATGCTGCAGTCGGTCAAGAGCCGGCTTCCGCAGCATGCCAAGTCGGACCCGTTGTACCGGATGACGCTCAAACGTCTTCGTGACGACGGGATCCGGCTGGCCGCCTTCTCAGAAGCCTACTCGATCCTTTTTAGCCCTGCCGAGCGCGACAGGTTCCTCGGAAGCCTGGCGTGCTCGTGGGACGAAAAAAGGAAACGGGTCGATCTGGGGTAGGCGATACATAAAAAAAACGGATTGGTCCCGGCCGGTGCGGCCGGGGCCTGTCCTCATACTCTCCGCACCGACAAAAAAAGGACAAAAAATGTCTTTCAGATTCTCGAAGGCCGACCCTTCAATACGGGTCGCGAAATGGGCCTGGACCCAATGCTGCAGGGCCCGCCGGGCGAAGATGCACGGCGAGGTCAAGGAGGTCGTCCTCCTCAGCCCGACGAGGGCGTTCGTGAAGACGGCGCACGGCGACGTAACAACCAGCATGACCAAAATGTACAACATGATACAGGACGACATGAACACCTGGCCGGAGCGGCGCCATGCCTACAACATGGCCCTGAAGGAGGCCTTGTCGGAGATGCCGAAGGGCACCGACGAAAGGTTCTCCGTTTCGCCCGGCAGCGATCCGGACGCCGCGCACCACAGGGGTTTCCGCATCGGAGGCGGCAGATGAGCAAGTCTGGGATCTGGAAAGTGGTCGACTGGTGCGACGACAAGTCCGCCAGGATCGGCGTGCCGATGATCCTGCAGTACTTCTTCGTCCTGCCGGTCGCGATACTGTTCGGTCTCGGAAAGCTGGCGGTCCTCGGCGGCATGATGGCGGTCCTCGGCATCGTCGTTTTGCTTCCGTGCGCCCTGGTCGCGTCAGCCGTGAGGCTGTATTCCCGCATGTTCGAAAAGCGCGAACGCTAGCGGCAATGGGGGTGGCGTACGGCCGAAGGGCCGTCGCTTCCCCCATTTTTTACCTATCACGGACTATAGTTAAAAAAATCCACGGATACCGCTTGACACAGAACCGGAATTGTAGTAGACTCCCGCGCTGTTCCACCCAACCAGGACCGCCAACCATGCCGCTCGATCCAACGCCAGTCATCGCTGAAGCCCTCAAGGAGAGGGCATCCAGGAAGCCACGCAAGGCGAAGAGGACGCGAAAGGCCAAGAAGCCCCGCATCCCGAAGCTCCACCGTCCGAAGAAGGAGTCGACGAAGACGATCACGACGCGTCTCTACAAGACGTGGGCCGCGATCGTGCATTCATACTACAACAACCGCTGTGCCATTTGCGGCAAGGAGCACTCGAAGGAGGCTCCGCTCAACGCGCACCACATCATGCCGAGGCAGATGTTTTCCGCATTGCGCTTCGCCCCGGAGAACGGGATCGCCCTATGCCCGAAGTGCCACAAGATGGGCCGGTTCTCCGCACACAAGGGCGGCATCTGGTTCGCCGAGTGGCTGCGCACGCATGATCCGGACAGGTACCAGTACTGCCTTACGTGGGCCAATGAGGACCTGGACTGCAAGGACAGGTCCGCGCTTTACTCGGCCGAGTCGGACCTGCACAGCCGGTACGGCGACGCTATCGCTCCGCTGCCGATGTACGACGTCGTCGCATACGACAGGAAGGGCAACAAGGTCCAGTCGGTCGTCATGGCCTACAACAACCGTGCGGCCGAATTCATCTTCTGGAACAGCTGGCCGAAGACCGAGATTCCTCTCAAGGGCATCCACAAGTCGTCGGAGGTGACGCCGGACGATCTGGCGCACAGGACCGCCGAGCATTTCAAGGGGATCAATACCGGCTACTACAAGCCGGTGTCCGAGATGGACGAGCCGGAGTTCATCGACTACCTGACCGAGACGTTCAAGGGCAGGAAGATGGACGAGGACACGATGCACCAGATGACCTGTCTGTTCGAGGAGTACTGCGCTTCTCACGGCCTAGACCCGAGGCTGTACGTCCTGCACGGGGACTGCCACGGCAACGTGAGCATCGTTCCGTCCGCCACCATGAAGGACCCTGGCGATCCGGGGATCAAGTGATGGAGCTCGCCGAACGCAACTGGAGCTATCCCTGGTACGCCGTCACGAAGGGCGGCATGTACGTCATGGGCTTCACGTCGCAGAAGGAGTGCGAGCACTATTGCGACGCCAACGGGTTCCACATGGTTTCGAGGAACCGCACGAACCTGATGGACAGGAGGCCCGGGTTCGCGGACAACTGGACCGACGACTACCCGAAGGAAGGTCTCGACGGGGAACTGGACAAATGAATTTCAACCACGACACGACGCAACCGGGGCTTAGTTTACGCGGAACAGCCTCCCTGCCAGGAGGTAGAACGCCGTGGTCAACGTGGTCTTCAGGAAGGACGCTGGCAAATGAAGAAGATCGTCGAAGTCATTAAGTCCGCCGGCACCGACTCGTCCGGATCCTCGTCCAGGGAGTACTGCGACATCGGATTCCTTGGGGCATGCAGAAGGCTGTGGCACTTCTGGAGGCACAACGGGACGAACCTGGACGACTACGACGAGTTTCGGATCCGTGTAATAGAAAGGAAAAGCAAATGAACGCAGCCAAAAGCAGTGACAGGACGATGACAGTCCTAAAGATCCTACACAAGTACCTTTATCGAGAGGCCGCGGCCTGGGAGGAGAAGGACGCCGATCTTGCGATGAAGGAGCACCTTCTAGAAGTGATCGGCGACGCGAACTGCGTTCTTGCACAGTTGCTCGACGAGGATCACCGGGAGAGAAATCCTAGGATTGACGACACCAGGATATTCGGATACACGCAGGAGCAGTTCAGAAAAATGGATTACAATCAGCGCACCTCGATCTTGCAGCCTGTTTTGGACGTGATGAACTGTTCGTTGATAGGGAGGTCGTAATGCACGTCACACGAATTACACATACGCCGGAACCGCAGAAGCTCATCGAGACTTGCGCCCGCATCTCGTACGACTCGAAGAACGAGCCGTTCGACCCGAAGGTGAACTCCGAGTTCATCAGGAAGCTCATCAAGAACGGGCACGAGTCTCCGTTGGAGCACGCGTCTGCCACGTTCCTCATCGAAGGAATCAGCAGGGCGTGTAGCCACCAGATCGTGCGGCACCGCCTAGCCAGTTTCAGCCAGAAGAGCGACCGATACACGAAGTACGATGCGGAGAATGGATGCGGGTTCGTTCTTCCGGCAAAGCTTCATTCAGCTTCGATGGACGATGCGCTCATGCTTCAGTACACGGAACACATGAAGAAGTCGTACGCGCTCTATAGGGCGATGCTCACCGAAGGCGTACCTCCGGAGGACGCCAGGTTCGCCATGCCGCAAGGCTACCAGACCTCGCTGTACATGACCGCGAACTTCCGCGAGTGGCGTCACTTCCTGCAGCTTCGACTGGACAGGCATGCCCAGTGGGAGATCCGTGCGGTAGCACGTGAGATCCTAAGGCAGCTGTGCGTGGACGGCATGTACGACTGCTTCGCCGACATCCAGGCCAAGTTCGATTCGGAGGTTACGAAATGACCAAGGAGGAAGTCGGCAAAATCGCGGAGACGAGCCCGGTCTCCGTGCTCATCGGAAACGAGGATGAGCGCGAGGCCTACTATCCGGCCATCGTGGCGTTCGACGTCGAGTCCGGAAGGTTCATCTACGACTACGAGCGTCTCGTGCAGACGTTCTCGAAGGAGTTCAGGGACTCCGAAGATCCGGATACGGACGCAGTAGAGTGGGTGGACTACAACGTCATACGGTCACTGCCGTATTATGGAGACAAGGCTCCGTTCGTCCTGTACGTGGACGAGGATTCTGACGACGTGATTGATGCGTGCACGTCGGAGGTGGCTGACGAGAGGGTCGCAAAGCTTTACAAGGATGGAATGAAGGAATGAAGCTTAGGATCGTAAGGTACGTGTCGAAGGAAAGCGGGCTCACTCGGAGGTACGAGCTGCAGGAGAGGGTCTTTCCGTTCAGGTGGCACACGGTGACGTCGTACAGCGACGACGGATCCAGCGGCGACGATCTCGAGGCTAGGGTCAACCACGACATCAGGTTCCTGCTGACAACTAGTAGGGTGCTAATCTTTGGGACGAAATTCGTATGACGGCGGTATACAACATCCTATGCATGCTTCTGTGCATGGTGCCGATGCTGTCGTTCCTTGCGGCGGCCGTCGTCATGGTACTGTACAGCCATCCGTACTTCGCCGCCGTGTTCGCGATGTTCGCGGTGCTTACGACTCCGAAGCTAAGTCTAGGGACGGAAAACAAGGAGAAGAAGGATGAAACTGAGACATCCAAATAGCGTCAGTGTCCTGGTGAATGAAGATACTGTAGGTCCGTTATCTGAATTATGGGGCGTGAAGGAGTCCTCGCTTATGAAACTGTGTAATGAGCTGGATAACGGTAAGGTGTGTAAAAGTTGGAAAAATAGACTGATGGAGATAGACAAGAAGGATGAAAAAGCCGGTTGACTGCCCCTACAAACCAGGGCCGTATCCTACGGCAAACTGTATCGAGGGAGATTGCAGGAACTGCAAGTACAAAAGACAACATGAAAGGAAAATAGAAATGGAAGGAGTGAAATCACAGCGGGAACTTGCGGACGGTGAATACGTCGTCGAGAAGGTTACCCAGCGCAAGAACGACTGTAGGTGCTGGTATGGCAAGACCTGTCGCGACGGATGCGACAAGTTCAAGGACGGAAAGTGCACGGGAATCGTGCATCCCACGTACCCACCGCAGCTGGGCGACTGCCCGTTCGCGAACAAAGCCTGTCCCGTGCTCGACAGCTGGGGCGAGACGACTGCCGTAGACCCGGAGACAGGATCCGGGCAGGCCACGCTGGGCTACCAGAGGCCAATCACCAAGGAGGAGGCCCTAAAGCTTTCCGCTCCTTGGAACACGTACGTCCGCAAGATCAAGGCGCTGTTCGGCAAGGATCCCCAGATCAAGATCGCGTACGACGAGTCCACGATGAGGCTCGTCCTGTATGTGGACGACCCGTCCAAGCGCGAGGCGTTGAAGCTGCTTCTTCCGACGAAGAGGGAGTTCGGCAATGTCGTTCTTGACGTCACCGTGATGTCCTCTACGACGATGGGGTACTCGTCGAAGGAGGCCCTTCTACGGGCGGCGTTCCGCGACAATCCGGTCTTCTTCGATACGGACACCGTGAACCCGGATGGCTGCAGCAGCCCGTTCACGTACATCTCGTTCGCGAACGAGACGGTGCAGCTGTGGAATGACAACCTGTCGGACATGCATGGTCTGGAAACCACACTGTACCAGGACATCGCAAGGGAGGTTCTCGACCTCCCGGGAGGGGTCTACTGCTGCACCGAAGAGGGGAACAACGTAATTCGATAGGAGAACCAAATGAAACTCATCAAGCTGATCATGCCCAGCCAGGGAGACATGGAGATCGTGAAGCAGGAAGGCGGCGTCATCACGCTCAAGCCCACCTACTTCGGAGGCGAGTGCGCCGGACCGATCATCCAGTTCGTGGACGCCGAGGAGTGCAACGGCACGCTGGTAGCCGACAAGGAGAGCAGGGACCTGATAATAAACAAGGTCGAGGCGTCGTATCGCATCAAGATCAAGAAGGACAACGAGCTCAAGCTCATGAGGGCCGAATAACCCATGAAGATGAACATCACCAGGGTGCAGTCCATAATGTCGCACCAGGACGGCAAGGCCATGCTTAACCTGTCCATGCAGGCAGCCAAGGCCCTGTCGCAGCTAATGCAGTCGTGCGGCATCAGGTCGATGAGGCTTTCCTCGTTCGAGACCATGGGGGGCCACAGCCTCAGGCCCACGGAGACCGAGTTCTTCGACGGCGTTCCGGACGGCCTGTCCAAGTGGGTGTACCCGGCCATAGAGTCGATCGGCGGCGTCATGTCCGCGTTCGGCATCTCGTCCATGTCCCTCGTGCCTGACGGGGACGACATGAAGGACCTGTCCTCCAGCTGGAACTACATCGTCAGCAGCGATTCGCAGTTCAAGCAGGTCATGGCCTCCAATGACCTTTCCGTCGGCCCACGGTCATACGTCAGCCAGGATCGGCCGGACGGCGTCCCGGGGACCGGCAACCAGAAAACCATAGAGCTGTAGGATGGCCGATTCCGTTGACGGACAAACCGTTGGTGCCCAGGGACATATGGACGGAGCCCATGGGCCCTGGAACGGCGCGGCAGGCCCCGGAGAGACCGAGTACGTCGAGCATGAAGGCAGGATGTACGAAGTCGTCAAGGGTGCGCCGAAGGGGCCCGAGTTCACCCAAGGCCAGCTGATGCAGATCGGTGAGGTGTACATGAAGATGGCCAGGGAGCTGCCCACGGAGGGAAGGGACTATGTCGTCAATTTCAGGTTCCCGGACCCGAAGGCCGGGCCTACCGTATCGATGCGGTGGATGACGGACCTCGGCAAGGCATACGTCGAGCATTTGGCGAAGGTATTCGCAAAACAGAAAAAGGAGCAAGAGAAAAATGGCTGACAACAGCAATGATGCGGCGAACGCCGCGAAGGGGTCCGAAGGGGCCAAGAGGAAGGTGGTCATGTCCACCATGGCCAAGGTCATATTCGAATCGTCGTCCGGAGACGGGTCGGTGAAGATCGTGGGGCGCGACGTGTTCTCAGTGATGGACTGCATCACGGAACGGCTGGCCGAGACGAAGTCCAAGGAGGAGATGGAGGGCATCAAGGTGTCCGTCCATTCCTTCGAGAACGAGGAGAAGTCGGATCCGCCGAAGGACGGAGAGCCCAGGTGGGAAGGCCCCTACATTGTCGGAGGCGCGGAGATCGAGGGCATGTCGATACCGGGGGCCATGGAGGCGCTGGCCAAGCTCGTGCTCCCCGGCGACTACTGCATGCTGGCGTTCGAGCAGACAGCCTCACAGTGCTTCGCGCGCTCCAGGATGGACGGTGCCGTCGTCATCGCCACGTTCGACGGCGTTCCCGCGGTTTCCCCGATGGTGAACACCATGAAGGAGCAGCGCAAGGAGAACATCGTCTCCCTGTACCGCACGATGCTGAAGGCGGCCGAAGCGTTCCGGAAGGGTGCCCTGGATAAGTTCAAGGGCCTCGTCGAGGACGCCGATTTCGACAAGGATCCGGAGATCGACAGGAACAAGGACGCGGAGGACAGGGCCAGGAAGATCGTTCTTCCGTCGGGCCTTCCGGCCGGGATGTCCCAGAAGGGCGTCGTGACGCCGGAGGAGGCCCGCAAGGACCAGGTCAAGGTCGTGGGCCTTTACTGATGCAGAAGGGACAGGGCTTTTTCTCCATACCGCAGGCGCACAGGGTCCAGCGGAGGATGTCGGAGCTCCTTGGCATATTCACCAGGGAGAGGCCGGTGTCCGTCTGGGAAATGACCTGCGCCGTGCTCGGCGAGGGCAGAGCCCTGTCGCTTGGAAGAAGGAAGGCGACCCACCTTTGCGAACGGATCGTACGGTCGGCCGAGAGGAACTCCTTCATAAGGAGGCTGCCGCTGAGGCTGCCTCCCGGAAGGGGCGAACCCGTGGTGAAGCGTGGGTTCAACCGTGCGCTGGCTTACACGATAACGGAGGAGGGGGAGCTGTTCCTGAAGTCGTACAGGTCGTACATGGAGGACATGCGCAACGGCGTATCGGGCCACCGGTGCAACGGCGGGTTCCACCGCAGAAGGAACGAAAGGAGGCTGGAGAAGGCCGAATCCAGGTACAGGAGGAGGCTGTCTCTGGCGATGTGCGAGGCGACGGAGCGGCACCGTACGTCGTCCGCAACAGCAGGTGCCGAAGGGAAAAACAAAAAATGAAGGAAAAGACAAGCAAGAAGGGAGTCGCGTCGGTCGTAGCCAAGCTTCCGGCGTTCGTCAGGAGGCTGCAGGCGGAGCTCAAGCAGCTCATCGACCGCCTCGTGAAGATCGACGCGGCCATCGACAAGCTCGAGTCCATGGTCGGAAGGACCAAGGACGACAGGTGCAACCTCCGCATGCTGAAGAAGCAGCGCAAGGCGATGTCGATGTACAGGGCGGCCCTCGAGGAGCGCCTGTGCAGGGCCCAGGCTTCCCTGTAGACGGACGGCGGAACGGCCCGCCCCTGCCGGCGGGCCAGCCGCTATAGACGGAGGACGACGAATGTACCTGATAAACGATTCCGGCTCGCAGAAGTATTCGAAGCTGGCCAACAAGACCATACTTCCCGGTGGAAGGTCCAGGGACCTTGACGTATTCGTGTCGGCCTACGACGGGATACGGAAGGACACCAAGGGGTTCAAAGTAAGGTTGTCCGACAACGATCTCCGCGTCCTTAGGTCCATTGTGAGGGACTGGGTCGAGGGGGAGCTTCTGGACGAGCCCGGCACGGCGTGCAGGGCGGATTCCAGGGGAGGTTTCGACAAGCTCGTGGACAGGATCGTGTCCAGGAGAATAGAGAGGCAGTCGGCCATCTCCAAGGCCATACGGGCCGAGAGGGAAAAGGAGGCCAGGATACAGGCCGAATCGAACTTCATAGACGAGTCCGGCAATCCGGTCAACGACAAGGTAGTCACGCAGGCCGTGCGCGAGGACGTGAAGCCGGTCGTCCACGAGGACATGAAGGACGACCTCAGGTCCGTTCTCGAGAACAACCTGGCCATAATGACCACGGCGTCCGGCAAGCCCATCTCGAACAAGCCCGGTGTCGTGGCCGGGTCGACCGTCGTGCCGACGGACCCGAAATGGTACCAGTCGCACAAGGACGACGTCCCTCCCGGCATGCCGGACTTTGGGAAGGGGATCGTCGAGGGGGAGAGGATGAAGGCGGCCATGAAGGGCGCGCCGGGGGTTCCTAAGTAGCATGGAACGGATTGGAAGCATGGGAAGGGTCGGCGTGTTCTACATAATGGACGCGTCGGTGGACGTAAGGTCGTCGAACGGGATGGACCCCCTGCAGATGCTTCTTACCAGTATCGTGTCGGTGTGCATGTACTCGGATGTCCCGCTGGACATCAGGATCCTGGCCAAGGGCGTTCCAAGGCGGTTCAGGGACATACTGAAGTCGGTTCCCGTGTTCTTCCCCGGGAAGGACGTGTCGGTGTCGGTCGTGGACACATACGAATACATCGGTCGGTCCAGGTTCAGGGACGACGTAGCGAGGGTGTCGGAATCCAGGTCCAGGAACGACGGCAGGTTCGCCAGGATGGCCCTGTGCAAGCCGTGCTGCGCGGAGCTGTTCCCGGAGTACGACGAGGTTCTGTGCTTCGACAACGACGTCTTCTCCAACGGTGGGTCCGTCGACAGGCTGTCGAACGTCGGATCCAACGTGCTCGTCGGAACGCTGGACCCGTATGTGCACAAGAAGGACGGGATAAGGAGGCTTTCCAGGAACGGGATCGACTTCGAGGTCTGCACGGGGCTCCTCCTGTTCAACACCAGGATGCTCAGGGACAACGACTGGGCGCTGCTGAAATCGTACTGGAACATAGTTAGGAGGGACGTCTACCCTGACAAGGTAGATCCGAAGACGGAAATACAGGCGGCATGGCACGACCAGAGCGAGATAAACATGCTGCTCATAGACGAAGGCCTGGACTTCGACATATTCGACCCCCTGCTTGCGCTGACGGTCACCTTCAACAACGGGGATTCGAACCGCCCGAACTATTCCGGGTTCATGGGAAGGCAGCTCACGAAGGACGAAGAGGAAGAGATCGACAACCCGGGAAGGACGCTGTTCATCCATACCACCTCGTACAAGGTGGCGTACAGGAATTCGGACGCTTTCGCGTTCCCTTTCGCCAGGAAGGTGAACCCGGCTGTCGTCCTTGCCGACAGGATACGGGCCGTCGGCGAGCTGAGGTGCGAGACGTCGTTTAGGGAGTACAGGAACATCCCGTCGGTCGAGCGGATCGCGGAGCCGTACCATGGATCGAACGGTTCCGCCAGGAACGTCGTGATGTCGTTCACCGGGCGCGGGCATTTCGTGGAGATGGCCCTTCCGACGGCCATGTCCGCCATGGAGCACACGGGATCGGCGCTTTCGTTCCATTTCCTTACGGACTCGGACGGATGCTCCGGCCGCAACGAGGATTCGTTCTACGCCGTGTGCGAAAAGCTCGGCAGGCACGATTCGTGCAGGTTCTACGACGTCCCGTCGAAGGTCGACCTGGAGTGCTTCGACCTCAACAACAGGTGGGCCGGCATCGGATGCTACCTTCCGCAGTTGTGCTCGTCGGTGCTGGACATCGACGACTTCGTGCTGTTCATGGACACGGACGTGTACGTGCTCAGGGACGTGGAGGACCTGTTCGCCCTGTGCGACACCTTCACCGACAGGAACATGATCGTCGGGCGGACCAGGATCTCGAGGAACCTCGGAATCGAGATGTACGACACGTCCGCGTTCCCGCTCGGCGGGTTCTTCCTGTTCAATCCGAAGTCCGACATGAGGAGGTTCCTGTTCAGGAGCATGTGGTCCAGGTGCTGCCATGTGAACGACGACTACTCGTCCGTAAAGTGTGCCAGGGACGACGAGATCTTCGACATATCGGACTACCTGTGGTTCCCGTCGTATCGCGACGACGTGTCGAAGTCGGGGAAGGTTCCGTACGCGGTGCATTTCGTCACGCTTGGCGCGAAGACCAAGTTCGACCTTACGGCCCTACCGGAGTCCATGAGGCATTATGCGACCGCCTTCCTGCTCAACAGGAGGATCGCGATGGAGTGCTCGAAATGAAAGTGCTGATCCCGGTTCCGTCCGCGTCCATCCCGTGCATAGAGAGCATGTGCTCGGCCTACGTGTCAGCCGTTCCCGACAGGATCGAGTCGTCCGAGCCGATCTTCATCTCCGGGTCGTCCCGCGTGTCCGGGATGCTGGAGAGGGACGGCATACCGTTCGTGAGGGCCTCCGTTTCGGCGATGAACACGACGTCCGCCGTAGCCGCAACGGTCGAGTCGTTCTTCCTGAACGTACGGGTGAAGGAGGACAGGCCGGTCCTCGTGCTTCCCCCGTTCTGGTGGCCCGTTTTCCGAATGGGGCTTTCCAAGGTCGAGAGGGTTCTTGCGGACGACCACTCCGTCAAGATGGTGCAGCTTTCCGGATGGGTCATGGCCCATGCGACCGGCATTTGCGGATACGCGCTCAACGGGTATTCCGACGACTTCTGGCAGATAGGCTCAAACAACGTGTGCTGCCCGCATGTCATAGACCCGACGTGCCCGTTCATGGCGAGGCCGTCGGAGTTCATGCCTGGCGGGCTGCTCCACGACATGTCGCATGGCGCGGCATGCCAGTACCTGATCGACAACAACTACGGCTACACCGACAACGCCAGGGTGCTGTTCCCCAAGTCGGTCAAGACGGCGTCGGACGACGGGAAGCCGGAGCCCTTCGTCGACGTGATAGGCATAAACAGAAGGTATCGCAACAGGTGCCGCGATTACGACGGGGAGATATCGTCGATGTCCGGCATCGAATTCAAATCGGAATTTCTATAGGAGGCAACGCATGGAAAACGTCACATTCGATTCTTTGAAGGATTTTCCCAGGGTTCCGAGGACCGACGGTTCGGGGATACAGCTCGGCGTGGGCGGCATCCCACCGAACAAGAAGGCCATCTCGTACGGGAAGCCCGTGGACTACATGGAGGCTGCGTCGAACATGAACAAGAGGCTACGCGGCGAGTTGCCTCCGATCCCCGGCGGCATCGATGACAACGACCCGGCCCTGTACGACCACCCGTCGTCCAACTCCCCGTACAACAAGATGCACGTCGCGCAGCACGGGGCGCTCACCGAGGAGCAGGTCGAACTGCTGAAGATGAAGGTCGGGGATGGCCCGGCCCCCGAGCAGGGCGGTCCGGTCTCCTCCGTCGACGCAACCGCGAGCGAGGCCGTTCGCACGGAGCCCGTTCCCGTTCGTACGGAGTCCGTTCCAGTTGTCTCCGAGGAGGTGGCCGTCGAGGCCCCATCGGTGAAGCAGGGGGCCAGGAAAAGGCGGTCGCAGGTCGTTGAGAAGGTCGTGGAGAAGCCCGTATACGTCACGAAGGAGGTTCCTGTATACAAGGAGGTCGAGAAGGTCGTCGAGAAGGAGGTCGTCAAGCCTGGCCCGTTCGAGGAATGGTCGAAGCGCCGTACGAGAGTGCAGATCGGCACGACGGAGACGACCTTCAACGTGTCGGCCGTCGCCGTTGTAAGGTCTCTGTACGGGATCACGGTCATACTCCCTACGAACAACGACTCCATGACGTTCGTGCCGAGGACCGGCGCGCATGTGAGGATAGGGGTCAAGGATTCCGTGTCCGATACGATATACACCGGGGTCAGCTTCGACATAGAGGAGCTTGGCATAATGGGCCTGTGCTTCATCGTCGACAAGAAGAAAGAATCCACCGAAACGGCTTGACACAGAACCAAGTTTTTCATATGATATGCGGGCGTTGACCACCAACCAACAACAAACACACATGAAACACGAGAACAAGACGTGCAAGCATGCTTGCAAGAAGGCTTGCGTATGCAAGAATGACCACGACGGGGCCAAGGTTCCGTTCGACGTGGACGCTGTCGTCAGGAAGATGTTCGACGACAACCGTCGAAAGGCCGGCGAATACGCCGATGCGGCAAAAAAGCTGGAGGGCGTCATGAGGTTCCTGTCCAGGGAGGCGCAGTCTTGCGCCGACGTCTGCAAGGCCCTTTCCGGCATGGTCGTCGAAGGAGGCAAGGAGACGGCCGGCTGCGCAGGGTACGATCCTGCGGACCGCATGTTCCGCATCATGGTGGAGAGGTCCAAGTTCGATTTCAGCGGGTTCGACGTTTCCGGCAGGCGTGTCCCGGAGCTTGACGACGGGAATTCCGTCTCGTTCGCCGTGTCCGTCGGAAAGACCGAAAAGGACGACGCCGGGACCACCAGGGTATGCTCAGAATCCGCCATAGTTCGCGTCACCCCAATCCTGGAGGACTCGATCGCGGCGTTCGACACCGCCGTTTCCTCGTTCACCGTGATGCGTCCGCCGCTCAAGGCGAAGCCGAAGCCCACCAAAGACGAGTCCGTGGACTTGGCGAAGGACGGCGGCAAGGAGTTCAAGAAGCCGGTGAAGAAGCCGACCGCCAAGCCGAAGGTGAAGAAGCAGCGCGTCACCCCGATGATCGACGACCTCAAGAAGACGGTCCTGGAATGCAGCAAGTACGCCGTTCCGTCCTCCCGCGTGAAGTTCGTGGCGTCGCACGTAGACGTGAAGCACGGAAACTTCGTGTACGAGGTCCAGTTCTTCCAGAAGAGCTACAAGAGCGTTCCGGCCGACAAGCAGAGCTATGAGCCGGCCTACCTCAACGTCCGTATCGGCGGCGACAGGGACGACCTCATCGCCAAGCGGTTCGACAAGATCGTCGAGGGGCTCAAGTTCAATTCGTTCGAATCGAAGTAGCGAAGCAACGACGTGGTCCGCGCGTAGACTAACAACCGGACGGGGCATGGCCGTCCGGTAAGTCGCCCAGGAGATGCAGGTAGATCGGACAACCCTGTCGCGCGGACGGCATTCAACCGGATTTTCGAGATGACGTTCACGGAACTTGATCTAGACAAATGCGAGACTAGCGAGCTCAGGAAGCTGTACGCCAAGGCTTGCAACGATTGCGGGATTGAGTGCAGAAGGGCCGGAAAAATGGGCCGCAACGAACTGCACAGGAAGGTCGTCGACCTCGTCAAGAAAGGGATCATAGTCCGGATCCAGAGTCTGCAGGACGCGGGAAAGGGCTGTACTGAGAAGACGAAGGCCACATGTTCCGAAGCCACCAGGGTGGTGCCGGACAGCGTGCAGGAGTGCTTCGACCACCTGATGGAGGCGGCACGGCTTTTCATGAAGTACGACATCTGGGTCACGCAGGGAAGGAAGGACGATCCGAAGGCGAAGAAGTACCTTGAGCTGGCCAGGGGGTCGGTCCGGTCAGCCGTAGGATCCGTGATCAATTTGAAGGGCGAAGGATGGGACACGGCCGGCAAGGTTGCGTACTGCATAGACAGGGCCATGGCCAGGCTAAGGAACGAATTCAGCGACACGCTTGTCTCCAATTGCGTGATGAGCGCGTTGCTTTCAGACGAACACCAGCTCGCAATGGAGCTGAAGAAACAGAAGGGATAAAAAAATGGAAAAGAGGAACGTGGCCACGGAGGCCAGGATCAAGGAAGCTTCCGACGAGGCGATCAAGACGGCGGCCGCCTGCATAAACAGGGCCCAGGGGATCATGAAGGAAGCGCAGACCAGCATCGAGCAGATCAGGATCAAGATGGAATCGATGAACAAGGCTATTGAAGAGGACGAAAAGGCGGACAAGGAATGACGATAGAGGGTCAGCCGCTGGTAAGCAGGATACTTCGGTCGAGGTACATACGTAAAAAGCTAACCGGAGACGTATTGGTTCTGGAGTTTGACGGCGCGAAGCTCGAGATCACTGACAGGGCCGAGGCCAACAGGCTGGTTGCAAGGATAGACGAGGCTACGAAGAAGAGGTGCGGGCTGCTCAGGGTATCGCTTGACGTGCCTATAAGGCATAGACGGAAAGATTTGAAAAAAGACAGTCCCTAGCGGGGCGGCGCCGGCTTAGGCCGGCGTTTTTTTTTATCTGTTGACTCTTTCCGCCGCATATGCGATACTTCTATTGCCGGGCCCAAGGGCGGTTGTTGGTTTGGGGGAGTACATGGCTCGCTACAGGCCCGGTTTTTTATTTATTGACATAGAAGCGGTTTTTGCCGTATATTGGTGCAAATTCCATAAACCGCGGGTTGGTGTAACGGAAACACGTGGGATTCATAATCCCTCGAACCAGGTTCGATTCCTGGACCCGCAACCATCTTCATAGCGACATGACACAGAATACATCCGCGTTTTCAGGCACACCGTGGGACGGGGGCAGGTTTCCGGACGCCTACAAGTATCCGAACCCGTTCATGGACATCGCGTCGGCGTACATACCGACGAACATCAACGACGCGTTCACGTGGTCCGAGTACCTGATGCTCACCATACCGCCGTTCATGGCCGTCATAAACAGGGTCGTATCGTACTTTCTCACCGATGTCGAGATCAACGACGTGGCCGACGACGTACGCGAGAAGTACGAGAAGGTGTTCGACAAGGACATCAACATCATCCAGAGGCTGCAGGACATAGGCAAGGACTATTTCTGCTTCGGCGGAAGCACAAGGGTTGTCACGGACAAGGGCGTGTTCAAGATAAGGGACCTGGCCGGAAAGAGGGCCAAGGTGCTGTCGATAGACGGAAAGTGGCATGTCGCGTCGTTCAAGTCGTTCGGCAGGCAGAAGACGGTCGACGTCCATTTCGGGAACGGCACGGAGTGCAGGGTCACGGCCGACCACAGGTGGTACAGGAAGTGCAACGGCAAGGAGGAGCACGCCTACGTCCAGTGCAGGACGGACGAGCTCAAGAAGAGCAGCCGGATACCGGTCGTCATGGTTCCAAGGCCGGAAAAGAACCGGGACTACGTGGCCGGAGGGCTGCACGGGATAGTCTTCGGCCTCAGGGAGAAGCCGCTTTATTACGAATCCAGGTTCCTTGAGGAGTACAAGTCCGCATACGGTCTGGAGGTCGACGCCTCCATGAAGGACGTGCCAAAGAACGCGTCCCGGTCGTATTGGTACGGATTCTTCGGCGGAATGGCCTCGGTATCGGGATTCTTCCAGCCGAAGGCCAATTCGTTCTTCCTTACCCACAACGACAGGAAGAAGCTTTCCGCGGTGCGGGAGGGCATGATACAGCTGGGGCTTGTGCCAAAGTCGATCGTGAAGCGCAGGATATGGTCCGACTACGAACGGTACTACATGCCGTTCCGCATTTCAAGCCTTCTCGAGGACGATTTCCTGTGCCAGGACCAGAAGGACCTGTACAGGACGTCCAAGACCGTGAAGGCCAGGATAGCCACCTCGCCGACCAGGATCGGAAGCAGGTACCGTACGGAGGAGGTGTTCTGCTGCGTAGAACCGGCAACGCATACGTTCGCCCTCGAAGGAGGGCTCGTGACGGGAAACTGCTACGGAAACTCCTTCGTCTCCGTGTATCTTCCGTTCGAGAGGTACCTGCAGTGCCCCGGCTGCGGTGCACAGGTGCATATATCCAAGATAAAATACGAGTTCTCGGCCACCAAAGGCGAATTCATTTGCGAATGCCCGAAGTGCAAGCATGGCAAGGTTCCGTTCAAGCGCGTGGACAGGCGTTCAAGGGATACTTCCAAGATAAGGATAAACCGTTGGGATCCTAAAAGGATAAAGCTGAAGGTGAACGACATCACCGGAGAGCTGAAGTACTACTACAAGATGGATCCCAAGTTCGTCGAAAGGGTCAGGAAGGGAGACCCGTTCTACATCAACAACGTGTCCTGGGGATTCATAGAGACCTGCCTTAACGACGACCACACGGGGGACGGGGAGGAGCACCTCTTCGAGTTCGATCCGGACAAGATATACCATCTCAGGGACGCCGTTTTCGCCGGTCTTCCGATCAAGGGCTGGGGCATCCCGCCGATCCTTCCCTACTTCAAGCTGGCATACTACATCCAGCTCATGCGTCGTTACGACGAAGCGATTGCGTTGGACTTCATCGTGCCGTTCCGCATCCTGTACCCGCAGGGAAACGCGCCGGGAGGCCAGGATCCGCTCACCCAGATTTCCATGCAGACCTTCATAGCCGCCATGTCGTCCATGGTGGAGAAGAAGCGTATGAACATGACCTCCATCGAAGTGGCACCGTGGGCCATCGGGTACGAGCTGATCGGAGGAGAGGCAAAGCAGCTTGCGCCAAAGGAGTCGATCCAGGAGGCGACCCAGGAGCTCCTGAACTCGCTTGGATTCCCCCAGGAGCTGTTCGCCGGCACCCTGTCGCTGCAGGCCGCGCCGGTTGCGCTCAGGCTGTTCGAACGCGAATGGAACCCGTTCGTTTCCGGCATAAACAACATCCTGCAGTGGATCACCGACGAGATCTCCAACTACATGCAGTGGGATCCGGTCGAAGTCCATCTTACCCCGATCACGCTCGCCGACGACCTCGAGAAGAAGGGCATCCAGATGCAGGCCGCCGCAGGGCAGGACATCTCGAAGCAGACCGCGTACAGGACGATCGGCATCGACTACCTCGACGAGCAGCGCAGGATCATCAAGGAGCAGCAGGACGTCCAGAAGATGCAGGAGAAGGCCATGGCGGACGCCCAGGCCCAGCAGGCCAACGGCGCCATGGGAGGCGGCGGAGGCGGTGGCGGAGGAGGCGGGAGCGGCATGAACGGTCCCGGCGGCCAGGTAGGCGCCACCCCCGGCGACGTTGCGCAGCAGGCCGAGCAGATCGCGCAGCAGCTGATCGCCGAGAACAATCCGGCCCATACAAGGCAGACCCTCGCGTCAATCAAGCAGACCAACCCGACGCTGTGGGCCATGGTGAAGGGGCAGCTTCAAGACCAGAGGCAGCAGCTGTCGTCGCAAGGACAGCAAATGATGATCCAGCAGATGCAGCAGGGCGGTTAATGTCAATACAGGATTTCATACGGTATTTGCTTTACGGAGGGCTGTCCGTATCCGCGTCGGTGATGGCGGCGTCGTTCGTCGTACTGGCCGTTTCCAGGGATCCTCCCAGGAAACCGGGCGTCCGGTACGACTGGTACGACTTCGTCGTCGAGTCGATGATGAGGTCCATTTTGTGGCTGGAGGGATTTCTTATGCTGTCTTGGCTGTTTTTCATCCTTTGAGAACGGAGGTTTGCGCATGCTTGGCGAGATTCTTTTCGGAGCCTCGGGGCTCGCGGTAGCGGGATTCACCCTTTTTGCGAACTGGGGCAGGATAAAGTCGAAGCTTTCGGACAGGTCCGAGGAGTCGAAGGACACGGCGGTGGTATGCGTCGGCCTCGAGAAGTCCAGGTTCGCCGGAAACTGCCCCGGCGCGGGCATTGACGCGTCCAACATGGCTTCGCTGTTGAAGCAATACGCGTCCGGCGGCCTAACGTTGCTTCTGAACCAGCAGGCCACCGCGGCAAACGTCGTTTCGGCGTTGGAAGCGGCCGTTGGGCACGACCTGTGCATATTCTATTACTCCGGTCATGGTGGAAGGGACGAGAACGAATCCAAGAACAGGTTCGGGGAGACGGACGGGAGGAACGAATATCTTTGCCCGTACGACAGAATGATTCTGGACGACCGGATATGGTCCATAATATGCAAGTCGAAGGGCAGGGTGATGTGCATATTCGATTGCTGCCATTCCGGTACGATGTACCGTGCGATAGACCGCAAGGAGTCCATAGACATGAAGACGGGGCCGTACCCGTTTACGTTTCGTAGGTTCCTACACAAGTACGAATTCGACAGGGATTTGGACCTTTCAAGGGCAAAATCCGATGCCATGTCGCTTCCGGACTACGAGAAGAGCAGGTACGTCGAACAGGCGCTGGACAGGTACGAAAAGGCGGGTCCGAGGCTGCTGTGCTGGTCGGCGTCGCAGGAGAATGAATACTCGTACGGAGCAGGGACAGGTGGAATTTTTACGAACAAGCTGATACAATCCTATGGCAAAGGCCGTACCTATTCCGAGGTGTGGTCGAAGCTTGATAAAAAAATGCGTGGCGAACCGAACACGCCGATAAAGACACAATTCGGGAAGGGATTCGGAGGAAAAATCTTCAGATGACACCATACGAACAGGGATTTCTAACCAAGTGCGCCGCATTCGGGATTCACCCGGAAGTGGCTTTCGGTCTTTTGAAGATGTCCGACCTGCAGATAGGCGGCCAGTCAATGACCCATGACCAATGGCAGCAGAACAAGGCAAGGCTGATGGATCCGAACTGGCATCCTGGCGACGATCTGCCGGCTCCAGGCGTTCCGACCGGTTCTGCAAGTGGCTCTCAACCTACGCCACAACCGGCTCCACAGCCGAGGCCAGCCCCGGCTAGACCGGCTCCACAGCCGAGGCCAGCCCCGGCTAGACCGGCTCCACAGCCGAGGCCAGCCCCGGCTAGACCGGCTCCGCAACCAAGGCCAGCTCCGCAGCCTAGGCCATATCCGGCGAGGCCGGCTCAACAGCCAAGGCCCGCTGCGCCCAGGACCGTTACAAGCCCTGCACCAAGAACCGTTACAAGCCCGGCTCCAAGGACCGTTACAAGCCCGGCTCCAAGGACCGTTACAAGCCCTGCACCGAGGACCGCCCAGCGAACCGTAATTCATAGGTCTGGCCTGGTAATGCCCGGGCAGCCAGGAAATGATCCTAATCTCGAGGCTGCGGTCAATAAGGTCGAGGCGCTCAGGCGCAAGAAGCTGCAGCAGAGCCTGAGGACACCGGGTGTTAATTAATGTCGGAGCAAAGTTCAGACTACGCCCGTGGCAATGTTACGGTCCTGTCGGACAACGTGTTCGACAGGCCGTTGCTTGACACGAACAAGGCAAGGACCGTGGTCATTCGCAGCAACAGGGGAGAACCGGTGGCGTTCATGTCCAGGATAGTGGACGATACCTGGTGTTTCGCGAACAAATCGGACAGCGATTGGGAAGAGGCGAAGGCTAGATTTGGGATTTCGTAGAAAAAGGAGACAAAAATGACACCATACGAACAGGGATTTCTCACCAAGTGCGCCGAATCCGGCATTCCGGAGGAAGTTGCGCATTTTCTAATGAAGAGGGCGTATTTCTGGGATTCGGACGGCCATAGGAACGAGTCCATCACCGGTACGCAGAAGGACATCATGGGCCAGTATACCCAGAACATGAGCGAAGGCGACAGGGCCAGGTTCGAGCAGCTCATGGCCAGGAAGGATTCCGGAAAGGCCGGTACCGCTCTCGGCAGGTGGTTCAACAGGAACTTCCACTCCAAGGACTGGCAGGAGGAGGAGTATGGCCGAAGCATCGACGAGAACGCGCAGGAAGTCATGCAGAGGATGCAGGAGGAGAAGAATCGCGCGAACGCCCGTACGCTTGGCGTGAACAGGCTCAATACCGGCGGCAGGGTCGAGACCGTCAAGGGCATCCAGGACGTGGATCCGAACCAGAGGTTCGCCCGTGGAAACACCCAGTGGCAGACGACCGAGGCTGCCAAGTATACGGCCCCGAACTGGAATCCGAACGTGCAGCCCGTTCGTGGACAAAGTGGCGTAGTGAACACCAACCAGGTTCAGCAGCCGCAGCAGCCTATCCGTGGAACGTCGGCCGGAGATCAGATGCGAGGACAGCAGTTTCAGCCGCCGGCGCCTCAGCAGCCTTCCGGCAACCCGTTCGCCACGCCGGGCGGAAGACGTTACATACAATAACAACGGAGGTACACAAAATGACCGTTCAGGACAGGTACAGCAACGGATTTCTCACCAAGTGCGCCGAGCACGGCGTAGATGGAAGCAAGCTTCTGGAGAAGAAGGCGCTCAACTGGAAGATCCCGGCCATGCTGGCCGGAGGGCTTGGCCTCGGATACCTTGGGAGCCGTGCGTTCAACACGGACGTGGTCGGCGGAAAGATGCCCGACCTTCCGGCGTCCATGGCCGCTTCCGGAAATACGAACAACATGGACAGGAACCAGCGGTACTTCGACAACAATACCGACTACACGAGGCGGCGCCTGATCGTGAACGATCTCAAGGGCGCAGGAAGCGGCGCATTGAAGGGCGCGCTGCTGGGCGTTCCTGCCGCGGTGGCCCTTGCGCTCTTCTCGAGAGGCAAGGGAGCAAGGCTCGCATCCATGATGATGCGCCATGCGGGGAACGGAAAGCATATGGCGCGTCTTGCCGGATACGGCGGCAAGATGATGCGAGGAGCGGCGTTGAAGGGCCTTGGCTATGGTCTCGGCGGAGGCGCGCTTATCGGAGGCGCTACCGCCGACGCCAACGCAAGGCTCAGGATGTGGGAGGGCAAGGATCCTTCCCTTGACACGGTGGCCATAGGGCAGAGATAGCCATGAAGGCCGATCCGTGCGACGCATACATCGCCGGCTTCCTGTGCAAATGCGCGGAAGCCGGCGTAGACCCGTCCGGCCTCGCCAAGGAGGCGGGGTTCCTGCAGGCTTTCACCAAGTTTGTCGGTTCGCCGTTCGGGCAGAGGATAATGCCGTTCGTCACCAGGCTTGGCGGCGAGGCGACCAAGCCCGGCGTAAAGAACATGCTGTCGAACGTGGCCGGGATGCTTAGGGTTCCGTCGTTCATAGGGGCCGGATTCGGCGTAGGCGTCCTGGGAGACCATTTTCTGAGACGTACGAAGAGTATGGCTCCGGAAGTGGAACGCATTGCCGGATCGGTATAGAAGAAATGCCAATGGCAGGAGATAGGACCAATTCGAATGTGGCGAAGAGCATCGGCCGGTCACTGGTGGCGGCCGGTGTTTCCGCTCCGATTATATTTTCGCTGCGTGGAGCCGTCCGCGCACGTAGGTTGAGGAAGCTCATCAGCGCCGGGATGCTCGGAAGCAGGGCCGAGGTCGACGCGGCCGTTGCAAGGCACATGGCGGAGACGGGAAAGTCACTTCCGAAATACGAATGGGCGGATTCCGTCTACAAGGGGATCGGAGGAAATTACGGGCTCGGCGGGCCCGTTCCGGTGTACCAGGACGGCAATATCATAAGAAAACATATATTGTCCAATTCGTCGCTGGCCGACAGGCTCAAGGTCATCATGTCCCCCGTTTTCAACGGACCGCATTACAATCCGGCCATGTCGTACGTTTCGCTCGGCAACAAGGGGGAGCTGAACCCCTATGTGCTCATGCACGAGCTCGGACACGCCGAGGACGTGGCCAGGCATGGGCGGAACGTCGTAATCAAGTCGTTGCTGTCGAAACCAAGGGACCTGAAGCAGGTGCTCAGGTACATAGCACATCCAGACGATTCCCATTTGGTGAGGATGGAGAGCAGGGCATGGGACAACGCCGGGTTGGGCAAGGGAAATCCAATCAGGGAGGCTGCGCTGGACACGTATAGAAACCAGGTGCAGTCCAATGCCGTTTCGTATTTTTCGCTGCCCACGATCCTTACCGGGTCAATTGCGAACGGATATGGAAACAGTATTCAGAAAAAACAGAAGTCTAACGAAGCAAGGACAAAAAACATAAAATCGATTCTTGCTTTACTGTAAAAAGGAGACAAAATGACACCATACGAACATGGATTTCTCACGAAGTGCGCCGAGTACGGCGTCGATGAAGACACGGCCGTCCAGCTGATGAGGAAACAGGCCGGCTTAGGCCGATTTCTGCTTGGGGGACTTGGCAGCATAGGCGCATATGGCCTTATTTCCCACCTGTTTAACAGGAAAGATCCAAACAGGTCGATGGAGAGCTACAAGAGCACGGGCCGCAAGTGGGGTACCGGGATCGGAGCGGCCACGGGGGCGCTTGGCGGGGCCGTGCTTGGGCCGGTTGGCGCTATTGGAGGCGCACTTCTAGGCGGCGGGCTCGGACGTATTGTGGGTGGCGTCGGGGGGTACGCCGGAGGAAAGCTTTCCGGTGCGCCTGAGGCCAGCCAGCTCGCCGGAAACGGAAAACCTGCGCTTCCGGTTGGAACGAAAACGGAAGCCCCGGCCAGGATAACGCCTCCGGCGGGGACAGCCTACTAGCATGACTCCGTACGAGTCCGGATTCATGTCCAGATGCCAGTCGTTCGGCATTCCCGAACAACTGGCTTCTGGACTTATGAAGCTGGCCGAGTCGGGTGATCCGAACCTGCAAAGGGCGTCCGAGATCTTCAAGGACTGGCTCACGACCAGGAGGCACACGGTAAGGCCCGGGGAGGTCCTCTCCGGGATAGCCAGGAAGTACAACGTGTCCATGGACGACGTCATGGCGGAGAACGGGATGCCGTCGGCACTGGCGATACGACCCGGCCAGAGCATACGCATACCGACCGTTGCAAAGAGGCCCGCCAAATAGTATACTGTCGTGCAGCACGGCAGTACGGCGGCGCATGCCGCGGCCCCGTGCGGCAAGGAGGCATACATGGAGAAGTTCCTTAAGAAGCTTTGGAAGAAGATACTTCGCTGGCTGGACATCGAACAGGAGGAGCCGTTTGACTATTCCAGGCTGCAATGGAAGTACGGCGGATGCAACGGGTCGGCCGCCAAAGAGGACACGTCGGACGGCGGGTACAAGCTCGTTTCCGGATCGGTGTCAAACAAGGCAATAACGTTCAACGGGCAAGGCGGGATGTGGGGCTACACCCACGACAAGGCCTACGCCAGGAACTGCATCTTCTTCGAGGAGTCCGGCGAGTGGTACGGCGGATTCTGGGAATGGGGCTCCGTCGACAGGGTGCGCCGCGAGTTCGACAACATACACGACGGCTACAAGGGATGGGACGGCGCCAGGTTCGACAGGGCCAAGAAGGTCCTGTTCTTCGTGATGAACAAGAGCGGATCTAAGAGGTCCAATCTCCTGTTCCTTGACAAGTAGGAGGCCATAGATGCCCAAGAAGCTCGGACTCGTCGACTTTGCAAAGAAGATCTACTCGATCGAGGAGATCGACGGGCTGCTGTCCGCCAAGCAGGACCTGCTTACGTTCGACGATGAGCCCGTCTCCGGGTCGTCGAACCCGGTTACGTCGGACGGCATAAGGTCCGCGATAGACGAGGCCCTGTCAGGGCTCGGGAAGGTACTCAGGTGGAAGGGGTCCGTACCTACGTACGAAGACCTGCCGAAGGACGGAGTCGAAGTCGGCGACGTGTACAATGTCGTCGAGGACGGCATGAACGTGGCATGCGCCGGCCACACCAGCAACGACGACCCCGTATGGGATCCGCTAGGCCCGTCCATGGACATGTACCTCACGAAGGATGAGGCGCAGGCCGCGTACCAGAAGAAGCTCACGCCAGGGCAGGGGATCTCAATCGACGACGACGCGAAGATATCGATTCCAGACGGCGCCGTCACCGCCGCCAAGATCGATCAGACGGTCCTGGACAACCTAGCCACCAAGGCCGATGCGACGCTGACGGAGATAGCTGAATTCAGTGAGTGGATTGTCAGGGCAAATGGCGAGGTAACAACTGAGGCGAAGGTTAGATTTACAACTGACCCGACTGGTAAAACTTTTTATCAGTTCTATCCTTCATCCGCCCCCAGTGTCTCATTGGCGGAGTTCTATTATCCAACGGATACACGAACTTCCATAGTCGCACAGGGCATGGACAGCGCTCCTGGCGTTGAATTTTCAGCCACTAGAACTAAACTTAGCTCTTCATACAAACTTGGTTCGCAGTCGGACAAACCGCTTCAGCCTGCCGGTGACTACGCGCTCAAGAGCGACATTCCGACGGTTCCTACGAACGTGTCCGCGTTCACGAACGACGCCGGGTACATCACCTCGGAGGCCGAGTTCAACCGATGGAAGAGCGGTAGCTCAATTGCGGCCGGAAATGATGCCACGGCGAATTCCCCGTTTTCTGTAGGCATAGGCAACAAAGCCCGGGCCGCCGGGATTAAGTCCATAGCGATTTCCGCGGGTGACAACAGCAATACAACAAACTCCGGTGGCGAGAGTTCTATAGCTATTGGAACATTCGCCAAGTCGCTTGCGGCTGGGTCTATCGCGATAGGTAAGAGGGCCGGCGTTGATACAGCCGGTACGAACAGCATTCAGCTTGGCGAGAGCACGCTTGGGAACCTTAACACGTCTAATACGTTCAGGTACAGAGATACGGTAATCGTGGACGGAAACGGGAAGATTCCGTCTGCGAACCTCGACAAGTCGTTTGTACAGGCGGTCGTCGAGAAGACCTGGTCTGAGCTAAAGGCGTTGCGCGACGGTGGGACGCTAGTTCCTGGGCAGCAGTATCGAATTACGGACTATGTGGCCACAACCGTTCAGGCAGACACACAGTCTGCAAACCATCCTTTCGACATCATCGTCAGAGCCGACTCGACCAACAAGCTCAACGAGAACGCGTATGCGATTCGGCATGCCGGAGACACGTACTTCGACGGCTGCAATCTCGAGGCTTGGGAGCTGAAGTATTGCCTGGACAACGACACGAACAGGTTCGCATGGGCGGATTCCACGAACGGAAAAGGCGTCGTCTACAGGCTGATAGACGAGTTCGGCAACGATTGCCCGTACGACTTCAAGGGGATCCAGTTCAAGCGATGGGCCATAACAAATGTCACGAGCACGAAGATAAGTGACGTTTCATCGCTCGTAAGTTCGTTCTCGTATTCGGAAACAGGTAAATGCTTCGCCTACAAGGGCTCGAACATATCGGTCAACGGCACGGTGCTGATCGTCGACGCATCAACGAGCCAGTGGCACTACACGTTTTCCGACATCGTGTCCGGCAATGCGGTCGACATGTCGTTGACCGCATCGAGTACTGTGTACGGAAACAAGATTGGACCTTGGCACTATTCTGTTAAGCCGAAGTTGAACGGCATAGTGTTTATCGGGAGCGGCTGCAACTCCAACACGTTCGATAACAACTGCTACTCCAACACGTTCGGCAGCGACTGCTACTCCAACACGTTCGGCAGCGACTGCTCCTCCAACACGTTCGGTAGCTATTGCAACTACAACACGTTCGGTAGCAACTGCTCCTCCAACACGTTCGGTAGCTATTGCAACTACAACACGTTCGGGAGCTCCTGCTCCTCAAACACGTTCGGGGGCTCCTGCTCCTACAGCACGTTCGATAGCTCCTGCTCCTATAACACGTTCGAGATCAATTGTTACTCCAACACGTTAGGCGGCAACTGCTCCTACAACACGTTCGGAAGCGACTGCTCATCCAACACGTTAGGCGGCATCTGCTCATCCAACACGTTCGGTAGCAACTGCTCATCCAACACGTTAGGCGGCAGCTGCTCATCCAACACGTTCGGCAGCGAATGCTACTCCAACACGTTCGATAACAACTGCTTATCCAACACGTTCGGCAGCGAATGCTACTCCAACACGTTCGGCAGCGACTGCTCCTCCAACACGTTCGATAACAACTGCTCCTCCAACACGTTCGGGAGCGGCTGCAACTACAACACGTTCGGGGGCTACTGCTCCTCCAACACGTTCGGGAGCTACTGCTCCTCCAACACGTTCGGCAGCGACTGCAACTACAACACGTTCGGCAGCAGCTGTTACTCCAACACATTCGGCAGCAGCTGTTACGCCAACACGTTCATGGGCGAATGCTCCTCCAACGCGTTCGGAACATCATCCGCTACAAAGTCGTACTGTAGGTGGATCAAGATGGAGCCTGGTGTCAAAAACGTGTATCTGAACCCAACCGGAACGACGACCTCCTCGGCGTACTTCCAGAACGTCGTCGTATGCAGCGGGGTCTCGGACAAGACGATCTCGGACTCCAGGGTCGGACAGACGTTCAGGACGGAGTACAGGCCGGCGAACTCCGAAACAATCTCAGTCTAGGGAGACGCGATGAAGCACGAAGAGGGAACGAATCTTTACCTGGCCGACGACGGCAGGATGTTCGTCCGCAAGTCGGACAACGTTGTCCTGGGCGACGGCGTCGACCTCGGCGTCGGCGACTCTATCGACAACTACGATGAGCGCGAGTTCACCGCCGAGGAGCGTGCCGCGTTCTGGGAGTCCATCGGAATGAAGGACCCGAAGGCTAGGCCAGAGCCGCCAATGCGCCCAGGCCGAGAGGAGGGCAGCGACGAATGAACATCAAGCTTGCGCAGAACGAGGACTTTAAGGTCATCACCAAGGGAGGCGGTGGCGTCGTCATCCCTGATAACCCGCTATCCAGACCGATTGTAACTTTCGCGTCCGGTACGTCTTTGACAAATACCGTAACATCGTATGCCGTTTCGTTCTCAGAAGACTCTGTCGTCGACTTCGAGAACGATGCCGTCAGGGTTAATACGTACAACTGGGAGGTCGTGAAGTATGGCTACACGTTCAACTATGTTATTTTAGACGGGACGCACTTTGTGATGGTGTCAGACGGCGCAGGAAGCCAGGCCAGTGTAGGATTTGCCATTGAGAATTTCGATTCCGATTCTCCGTCCGTGGCGATTGATACGTCTACTGTTACTCTTGTAGGCTCGATATCGGTGTCCAGGGACGATACGAAGGTCCTTGCTACCACCGACCAGATCCCGGATTCATTCGACCATCTCGTGTCGCAGGACGGGGACACAACCGCCGTGGCAACGAACGACGGAACGGTTGAAGTCACGCATGGCGGCGGTTATGATGGCCCAATCGAGGACTGGGACGACCTTGCGGAAGCCGTTGGGCTGACGATGTCGGACAACCTCACGCCAGACGATATCAGAAACGAGCTTGGCCTTCCGACAACGGCCACGATCCAGGAAGCAATCGACGCGGCGCTGAACCTGTCTTGGACGCGGTCGCTCGCGTTTCAAGACGCGATTGCCGCTCCGTTCTCCGAGACGACCGCCTACGCCGTCGGCGCGCTCTGCATGCGCTTCGGAATGCTCTACGAGTGCACGACGGCTCATGCGGCTGGCGCGTGGGACGCCTCTCACTTCAAGAAGAGGACTGTTGTACAGAAAATACCCGACATATCCGGGAAGGCGAACATTGCCGACCTTCGGTACAAGCTCGTGTCGCAAACAGTCCGGTACGACAACGGGTATGTTGTAGACATTGAAGACAGGGCAATCAACAGCTTTTCCAAAGACACAGGTAGCGCAGGACGTTCTATAAAGCTATTGCTCCCGCCAAAAGTAGATGGTTATGCACGTGACTTCATCGTTCGGTACGTCGTGACAGGGACAGGTTCTGTTTACGAACTGACGCTGCCGGCAACGGAAACAATCGACATCGGTTCGGATTTCAATTCCGAACTCAGAGCAGGTGTCAACGTCGTCCTGTTCACAGAGATTTCGGATAATCATTGGCTTGTCGGCGTGAAAGGAGCGGAATCGTGATCGCGGCCCATCACAGCATGCTGGACAGTTTTTTGTTTGATGCGGAGGTCGAGTATCTAGAGACATCCGCAAACTCCGGCACGTATCTTCGTCTTCCGGTGAATGTTTTTGGTGTAGGTAAACATATGTCATTTACTCTGGATGTACAATACCTAGACACGCTGCGAGGTTCCATTACAACTCAGTTGGAAGGTTTTGGATACTCGTATAGCTACGGATCAGCGTCAGCATATCTCTATGCTTGCATCAACGGCCAGACCAGCGAGCAAGGTGCGTCTGCGTTTGGCGTTGGAATGCCATCCAGTTATTTCAATTTCGGAACAGAGGATACTAGTAGGCATACGTTTGGTGCTAACACCGCACGAGCGACTGCGTATTTCGACGGGAATGGCATGACCAAATACGGTACAGAAAAAAAAATCAGAATGAGAAACTTTGGTCTATTCTGCGTCTGCGAAGAAGACGGCTCAGTACTTCATGTTTGTTCTCTTCCGGTTAGATTGTTCTCGTTCAAGTTGACCGTCGACACTTCCCAGATGTTCAATATGATCCCGGTTCGCAAGGGAAATACCGGCTTCCTATACAACAAGGTGAACGGACAACTTTACGGAAAAGAAGGCGGAGCTGACTTTATCGTAGGCCAGGACAAATAACTCTAACTAACAACACAACAAAAGGAGACAAAAATGTCTACACAACTCAAGAACGTCACGTTCGGCGACAGCGTGCTCAAGGAGGACGCGAGCGGAAGCGTCGGCGCAGTTACTTGCGATAGCCTCTCCGCATATAACGATGTTTCGGCCAGCAACGTCTCGGCAAACACTATCTCCGCATCCGTTCAAGTCTCGACAGACACTATCGAAGCATCCTACATTGTAATCAACGGAACTAAATACTCGATGTCCGTCAATTCGTACGGATTCCTAGTGCTCGCACAAGTCTAATGAGAGCCCTTCCACCAGCATTCGTCGTGTCAATCGATGCAGACCGCCTTGCCCAGTTCCGCAAGGCATGGGATGCGGTCGGCCTGCCGTCTGATGCCGTGCGGGAATGGAAGGGGCTGTCGCTCCACTCTGGAATGACATCTGACGGCATTTACAGGTACGGCCAGCTTGGAAATGCAATCGCACAGTACGCACTCGTTCGCCACGCCATTGCAGCCGGGTTCGACTCGCTTCTCGTATTTGAGGACGATGCGATTCCGTGTGATAGTGCTGCGGCCGACCTTCCGGCTGAACTGGATGCTGCGAGGGATCGAGGCGACGTGGCGCTTCGGCTTGGTTGGCTCCCGTGCGACGATCAATCTGAAGATGAGTGGGATGGCTCGGTTCTCATGGGGTCGCACGCCTACGCTCTTTTGTCACGGCGTGCGATGTTCGACTACTGCGATGCGTGGACTCGAAACGGGAAGGCTGACTACATCTTCGGCGTGATGATGGGGCCGGTCGGACGTGCGTCTCGATGCTTGTTCGCGCAGCATGTCCCGTCTGGCAAGCACGGAATACACTTTCCGACGGGGTGGTCTGTGATACACGGCCGTCTCGACCTCAAGAAGGAGCATGCGTCGTTTGTGAAAGCCGCAGCCGCAATCGGCGTGAAGCCACCGGAGTTTTCAGCATGAACAACATCCCAGTTCCAGAGCGTCGCGGCGCTCATGCCGGGAAGGTTTACGCACTAGGATGAGGACAAAAATCATAAGTCCGTGCGAATCGTCCGGATGCTGCTGCCAGACGGTTCCGTCCGAATCGGATTTTCTTCCGATAGACTTAGGAATAACGTCTGGAATAGAGAAGACGTTAAATTTCGAAAATTCAGGGTATTCCGTGTCGCGTGACCAGTCTGGATATTGTCCAGAATGCGACGCTTCCGGGGATTGGGAGAGTGTCGACAACAACGACTACGAGTGGTGGCCTACCAATTTCATGGGCAAGGCGCGGTTGCTGTCCGGTATCGTATTGGAGTTTCCGTGCGTAGGTATAAATGGTGCCTATTCCAGCGTCTCTCCGTTGGTTACGTCCAATTCCGATTCTTTCAAGGAGTGGGCGTGTACGTCCGACCTTTCCGGCTGCGAATGCAGATACGGAAGGAGGTTTAACGGTCCGAAGCCTCCGTACACAACCCCGAATTTTCCAAGCGGCACGAAGCTTTGTTCCGATTCCCAGTGCAACATCGAGGGCCTTTATAACGATGCATACGACTGGGCTATAAAGGTGATCAGTGCCCCGGAGCCCGACTCAGGTTCGACAGAAGCCGTATGCGGCGCCGATTTGAGAGGCGTATGGCATACCTGCAACCAAAAGTACAATTCTACGTACGGATATTGCGGATCCAGGCAGCATGGATGCGCGGCCATAGCCTCCGCTTTTGCGTCCATAAGGCCGAGCGAACCTGGCAGCATATCGCTTAACGTTGAAAGCATAGACTATGAGAGGTATAGGCATTGGATACCTAGGACCAGGACTACGCCGGGGCATTATGAATATGACCCGCAGTGGTATTACCAGGTAAGACTTCAGGCGGGAATCGACGATGAAGTCACAAGTTCATACACCATCAGCAGCTCCAGCGACGACTGGTCTGGAAGTGTAGGGGTTAACGTTCCTGGAGGAAAGATCGGATTCGTATCCCTGCAGGTTGCAATTCCAACTGGTTTGTAGAGACATGTCTTGCAATTGTTCCAAGAAATCGGCCGAAGCCCGCATGGCGAAGGCGTTTTCCGAAGAGGCCGGATCGTCAGGTCCGGCTCCGAGGTACGTCGCCTACATACCAGTCGAGCTTAGGGATGGGAAGAGCCCGTTGGCATGCTGGAATTGCCTGGCTAAGCATATATCTGCCGCGTACAGGCAGTTCGTAGAATACAACGAGGACAGATCCAGGCAGGCGGAGAAGCTTCTATGCCTTGGAAACCTGCTGTGCGCCAAGGAGCATGCCGAGGCTTTGAAATGCACCGAGGTGTCGGACATGTGCCGCGTCGCAATAGGAGAGCTGTTCGGCGATTGCAACCTGGACGCCGAGGGCTTGCTGCTGTCCCTGGTGGACAATGCGTCCGGCGCCGGCATGGACATCGATTCAAACAAGGCCAAGGCAATAGGATACCTTGCCGCGGCGGAGGACTATGCAAGGCTTGCCGGGGACCGGGGAATGGCCGAGCGGATCAGGGCGGCGAGGATTTACGGCGGCGCCGGCGATTCCAACGACGAATCTAATGACATTTCGTGACGTATTGTGTATAATGCGCATGAACAGAGGTACAAAATGCCGGCCAAGTCACCATCGCAGCAGCGCCTTTTCGGAATGGTAACCGCGTACAAGCGCGGAAAGCTCAAGCACGCCCCGAAGAAGATACGGCAGGTCGCCGAGCATATATCGGACGAGGATGCGGAGCATTTCGCCAGGACGAAGCATTCCGACATGAAGAAGGCTTCGTTCGATTTCCGCCGCATGATGGACGGGCTGGACAAGCTTGCGTCGGGCACCAAGGTCGTCGTGTACGATACCGACGGCTCGGAGTCGGAGTTCCAGTCCATGGCGGAGGCCGCCGGGTTCCTGGCATCCAAGGGGTCAGTCCCCGTATCCAAGGTAAAGGAGATGCTGAGCCAGCGGGTGGAGCTGATCAATGGCCTGCGCGTTGAATACCCCGACGTGCTTCCGTCGGAATCGAAGGACCAGTCCGGGTCCGGCGTCGAAGACCTTGCGAGCTTCTTCAGGGGAATGACCGGATCGTACGGCGCGTCTTCGTACGGGATTTAGTGTGGAGGTGTTCGATGTCGTCTTTGATAGGATTTCTAACCGAGCTGCTCAGGTTCGTATCCGGCATATTCACCAGGAGGAGGGACCGGGTCGACCGCATCATGTCCCAGATAGAGGACACAAAGAAGAGGTTGGTTCTGGCATTGGAGGAAGGGAGGGTAACCGACGTGGCCATATTGAAAAAGCAGCTTGACAGGCTTGAGAAGGAGCTTTCGTCCAAGGGACGGTCCATCATATGCGCCGTCCTTGCGGCTTCCGCGGCGTTTGCTCCGTCCGGGTGCATGTCCATTGGACGAGGAAGGACGGAGTCAACCGTGTTCGTCGTCGGGGACCGGATAAACCTGGTTTCTCCGGGCGAGACCGTAGTCGTGCCCGAATTGACTTCGCCGGCCAAACAGTGGTATCTTGTAGACAACGTAGGTCTGCAGCACTGGCTTGGGATAGCCGTGGACCTCAAGGACAGGGAAGTTTTGAAAAAGACCGACTAATGACAGGAAAACGAGATTTTACAGGCTTGCTGAAGATCGCGGGTCTCCAACCGGTTCAGACGGTTGGGGACTTCATGCATAGTTGGAACGCCAACTTGAACGCCAATCCGAACATACGGAGATCCGCGTTCGACAGGATAAACAACGCCGGCCTGGACGTAAAGTCCCCGGCGTCCAGGATACCCTATGTCCTTGGAGGCGGCATTATAGGCAACCAGGCCGCCAAATACCTGGGGGCGAATCCGTTCTGGAGGGGCGTTGCAACCGTCGGAGGCGCCATGTACGGGAACAAGATGTACAACGACCGATACCCGAACCCGTACAACAGGAAGGTCGGTCCCGGACTGATACTGAGAGGTTACTGATGTACAGAATCAACGAATTCCTTACTCCAAGCGAACGGCTGGAGGCAATGAGGCTCGGAGGCATCAAGAAGCTGGCCGCCGAGGGGCTTACGCCGACGACTTTCCAGAAGGAGGCCGCCGATTCCGGCCCGCTGTCCCTTTTGGGAACGGCGCTTCGTACGGCCGTTTTCATAGGGGCTCCGATAGGCGCCGTATGGTACGCGTTGAGCTCGTCGTTGAAGGAGGATTCGGAGAAGACCAGGAAGCTGAAGGCGCAGCTTGACCATTTCAACGACGTTGCCGCCGAGAGTTCAAGGGCCATGGGGGTAGTAAGATGACGAATCCGATCCAGAACGCCATGCCGCCGTGGTACGATATGTCGTCCGGCGGCGTTGCGGGCATGTTTCCGCCGATGAACGAGATAGAACGCGGCGTCGAAATGGCCAAGTACGACAAGTATCCCATCGAGGTCACGGACTACAAGGTGGCCATATTCGACATGTCCTCGTCGTCTGACAGGCTCGAGTACATGAAGCTGATGCAGGAGCTTTTCAAGAAGGTGCAGGCGTCGCAGTGTGTCATATGCAGGAACGACCTTCAGGTAATGGGCGATACATGGAAGAGGTACATGGAGTGGTTCTATTTCAGGAAGAACGAGAAGTCGACGACCACCAAGGTGCCTAATTCGTATGGAAAGGATGGCGACAATGCGTAAAGAGGGCCAGAACATGGGGAGCATGCTGTACCATGGTGCCGACGCGTTTGCGGTAGGCGCCGGTGCGGCTGCCCTGGTTGCGCTGATAAGGCAGGTTGCGGAAGCCAGGAGGCAGAAGAAGAAGGAGGAGGAGCGCGTATCGGACAAGATCGGTCCGAATACGATCGTTCTCACGATCGGCAAGAACAGGAAGACGGCCGAGGACGGATCCTGCCAGGAATCCTGCGACAGCCACGACAAGGTATGCAAGGTTGAATCCTCCGTCGACGGCGAGATCTGGCCGGTGTTCGGGCAGCCCAGGAAGACGAACGGCCAGTACACGAGCCTTGACTCCACGATGGGCTCCGAGAAAAGGGCGTTCCTGTCGGGCCCGATGGACCAGGCGGGCAACATACTGTCCGCCATCGGAGGCGGTGTCGCCGGGTACGTCGTCGTATCGAAAATAGCCGAAAAACTCGAGCAGAAGAGGCTGAAGAAGCAGGTCGACGCGGCGCAGCGCGAATACGTGCAGCTTCTCAGCGGCGGAAGGCTGAAGGCGGCGGAGGCGTTTTCCGATCTTTTCATGTTCGGGGACGATTCGGTGGAGGAGTTCGAGAAGTCCGCTGGCGTAATCACGGACATAGTGTCCCTTCCTGGCGGTATTTCAAGGACGACGAGGAACATAGGCGGTGCGGCCCTTGCCTCGTACATACTGGCCACGGGCGGCGCGGCCTACATCGTCAAGAAGCTGCTGGAGGAGCGTTTCTCCAAGAAGGAGGAGGAGCCGGAGCAGAAGACGAGGATCCTGTTCAAGTCCGGGTCGTTCGAACGCGAAATCGAGCCGGAGCAGATGCTGGCCACGGTCGGAATACTTCGCGACTGCATAGCGGACTCGCTTCCGATGAGCAAGATGGCCGGTAGCGACATAGACTACGGGTTCCTGAACGATATCGCGAACGCGAAGGGCGGAAAGCAGTACATCCTGGACCAATATGCGAAGACACAGGGCCTGAAGAGGGACGACAGCGATTTTTCGATGCCCATGTCGACCCTGTTCAAGTACGGGCCGTCCCTGCACGCGTACCAGAAGAACCCCGAGATGTACCAGGACGCTGTAAAGTCGCATGTCATGCAGCTCGCGCGCAACAATCCGGAGGAATGGTTCGAGCTTCTTGGGCAGGAGCGCAACAGGGATCTCGTCAGGATGAAGGCGGACGAGCGGATAGCCGGCCTGCACAACGGCAGCGGGTTTCTTTCCACCCTTGCGTCCATTCCGTTGATAGGACCTCTAGTCAAGCGAATCGTCGGGTGGTACGCCAATAACACGGCATCCGGAAGGAAAAGGGTAGCTGGCAGCATGCTTAGCGAACTTGGCGTAAGCCCGGAGGCGATAAACGACATGCTGTCAAGATACGATTTTTCCAAAGGCGGCTGGACCAGGCTTGACGGGTCCGCGTTTCCCGGTTCCGGCGTACAGAAGACGGCGTCGTTGAACGACCTGCTGGCCCTGTCCTCCAGGCTGAAAACGGTGAAGGACAATTCCAACAAGGAAGTCATAGACGCCATAAACCGGATCAAGGAAGATATGCCAAGGAGAAAGGGCAAGCCGCAGGAAGACAAAAAGGTTGTTGTGGAATTCGACGAAGATCTGGACGGCGTCATACCGGAAGAGTACAGGGATCGCCTGGCAAAGGCGTTAGAGGCCGCAAATGTATAAGGAAGCATTGCCATTTTCGTCCCTTGGCTCAAGGATATTGAAGATCTTCTCGAGGTCTGGAAGGCTGTCGAGGTCCAGTGCCAATGCGTCGAAGATACGCGCGGCCCTGAGGGAAAGTCCCGAGCTCGCGTCCCAGTTCAGGGCCAGCAGGGCCGACGCTGCCATGAAATCCAGGAGGCTTGCGGAGCTTGAGCACGAGTTCGCGTCCGCCGGCCCAAGGATGGATCAAGGCCGGTTTTCAGAGCTGAAGGGCCTTAGGAAGGAACTTAAGGGCGGTGAAACGGCGTACCTCAACAGGAGTCGCCAGGACATGGTCGAAAAGGCCATAGAGGCCGGAGAGCGCAGGGCACGCGGCCTTTCTGGAGCTGATCGCGCCGTAGCAGAGAGGAACCTTTCGACGTTGAGGGACGTTCAGCAGGCGTTCGGAAACAGATCGCTTGCATCCGCGTCCATGCTGAAGAGGTATGGTACCAAGGCCCTGGCCATGGCCGATCCGGTGTTCATAGCCGGCGATGTCGGGGAGGGCATAGACAACATTCGAGAGGGAAATTACGGAAGTGCCGCCGTAAACTTCGGCAGGGCGGCGTTGTTCACGCCGTTCCTCCGCCATTTCCCGGGCGGCGTGTTCAACGGCGTCGTACGTCCGTTTGAACGTGCGAGGACCATGGGAGGGCCGATAGGCTGGGCCGCCAGGAACAGCGGAAAGCTTATAGCTGCCGATATGGCCGCGTCCATTGCATCGCCGTATATAATTCCGGAAAAGGTCGATCCGAACAACTTCGAAAAGATCACCAATGACGCGAAGTCGGCGCAAGGCCATGGCGACTGGAATTCCATGACGCCGCAGCAGAGGGGGGATCTTATGCGGCAGGCCCTTAACGAGTATCTTTCTGAAAACGGGGGTTGACGGTGAATACATGCGCGCTTGAAAGAAAGATAGACTCTTACATCGTGAAGACGGCCGGTCTCCGAAAGGAGGCCGATACCGTTCTTCCGGCAGCAAAGAGTCTTGGAGGCGCACTCGGCCAGACCGCAATGTACGCAACCCCGATACTCGGTTCTGCGTTGTCTATAGGCGATGGCATAAAGTCTCTTGCAAACGGGCATATATGGTCCGGCCTCGGCAATCTTGGCCTTGGCATAGGAAGCGGCATAGCCGATCTGCTGTCTTTCGGAATAGGCGGAACGGCGATAAGGAGTGCGCTGGCCGGAACCAAGGGCGCGTTGGCGGCGACCAGGGTCGGAAAAAATGCGATCGCCGCCAAAAATGCATTGAACGCGACACGGTTCGGAAGGGCGGTATACGGGGCCGGCAGGTTCGGTCTTCAAGCCGCAACGGGACTTCCGGTCGGCAAGACGGTCCTTACCAGGGCGGGAATGCGGGCAGCGTACAACGATGCCAATTTCAACAATCTCGAGGCGTACATGGGCAGGAGCGACTGGGACAGGCTTTCTCCGGCCGAACGCGGCAATTATCTCCGAGGCCAGCTGTACGATTATAGACAGCAGCAGCAGTTCAACCCGGATGCAAAGGCCGCGCCAGGAAGCTACGCCGAGAAAAGACAGTATATGGAGGCCATGCCTAGGTATGGCTGGAACTACCAGACGGGATCCTACCAGAGGAACATGTAATGATTCCAGACGGTCTCAGGGCGTTCGACGATGCAAAATCGGCCAGAAGGAACATTTACGACAATGTTCTTTCCGCGATGCAGAAGCGTTTTCCAGTCGAGGACGACAACTACAGGCTGGAGCTTGTGGACATCGCATACGACGGTCCGCAGGAGTTCACGCTGAAGCAGCAGAAGGACGCCATCCTGAGGAACAGGAATCTAAGGACAAACCTGGTCGGCACCTGGAGGCTCACCGACAAGAAGACCGGGAAGGTGCTGGACCAGCGCAAGGATTCCGTCATGCAGGTTCCGTACTGGACCGACCGCGGAACGATTATAAACAACGGGTCCGAGTACACGGTCATTTCGCAGTCAAGGCTTCGTCCTGGCGTCTATGCAAGGCGGAAGTCCAACGGCGAATACGAGGCGCAGTTCAACATCAGGCCGGGCACAGGGCACGCGTTCCATTTCGGGCTGAACCCGGAGACCGGCGTCATGTCGCTGCAGACCGGACAGGGGCAGATACCGCTGTACCAGGTTTTGCGCGGGCTTGGGGTAGACGACAAGAGCATTGTCAAATACTGGGGCGCGGACGTTGCCGCGGCAAACTCCGCAAAGGCGGACCCTCAGGCGTGGAACAAGCTTTATTCCAGGATGGCCGGGTACAAGTCGAATCCGGCCGCCACGCAGGATGACAAGATCCAGTTCGTTCGCGACGCCATCGCCGGATACGAGGTGGATCCGGAGGTCGTCGAGAGGACCATGGGCCTCCGTGGCGTCGACCATGTTACGCCGGAGCTCCTCCTCAGGGCCTCGCAGAAGCTTCTGAACGTCTCCAGGGGCGATGAGAAGGCCGACAACAGGGACAGCCCCAGGTTTTCCAAGTTCTACGGCGTCGAGGACTATTTCAAGGAACGCATCGAGAAGAACGCCGGACGCCTGGCCAATACGCTTCTGTACAAGGCCAGGAGGAACGGAAATCTTAAATCCATCCAGAGGAACGCCCTTAACCCGTGGGTCGATACGATCATAAACGGATCTGGGCTCGCCATGCCCGGCGAGGAGGCGAACCCGCTTTCCACGTTGGAGCAGATGTCCAGGATATCCAAGTTCGGACTGGGAGGCATAGGGTCTCCGGAGGCGGTCACGATGGAGGCGCGCGACGTCCAGGGGGACTACTTGGGGTTCGTCGACATGAACTCGGGTCCCGAGTCGGAAAAAGTGGGTGTAGACGTCCGTGCCGCTTACAACACGTTCCTTGGCAAGGACAACAAGCTGTACGGCGAGTTCATAGACAACAGAACCGGGAAGCTTACATACGTCGACATAGCGACTGCGTCGGACGGGCTTGTGGCCTTTCCGGGGCAGGACATGACAAAGCCGTACGTCATTGCGATGAAGGACGGCATACCGCAGAGGGTGAAGCGAAGCGAGGTGCGGTACACCGTTCCGTCGTACGGCCATATGATAACCTCGAACACGAACATGAACATCATGCCGACCGGAGTCCAGTCCACGAGGCAGTTCTACGGGTCGAAGTTCTGGTCGCAGTACCTTCCGCAGAAGAACGGAGAGGTTCCGTTGGTCGACTCGCTGATGCCTGACGGAAAGACGACGTGGTCCGAATACTACGGCAGGAAAATCGGTACGCTAAAGTCCGACGTTTCCGGAGTTGTCACGAAGGTTGACGACGATACGGTTACGATCAAGGGCGACGACGGCAAGACCGTCAAGGTCGAGCTTACCAAGAACGTACCGTTCAACAGGCTGTCCGCAATAAGCTATTTCCCGTCCGTCAAGGAGGGGCAAAGCGTGAAGCCCGGCGACATGATAGCGCATTCCAACTACACGGACGCGAAGACCGGGGCACTGAATATGGGCCAAAACCTCAGGGCCGCCATACTTCCGTGGAACGGCATGAGCTACGAGGACGCGTGGACGATCAGCGAGGACGCGGCGAAGAAGCTCGCCACGGACAGGCTGTACAGTTTCGACCACGAGGCCAGGAACGGAGTGCAGCTCGGCAGGAACAGGTACATATCAGCGTTCCCGTCAAAGTTCACCAAGGACCAGATAGCAACCTTGGACGAAAACGGAATCGTCAAGCCGGGGACCGTGCTGCACAGGGGCGATCCTATCGTGTTGTCGCTCGGGCCAAAGGTACTCACATCGTCCGACAAGGCGCTTGGAAAGCTGTCCAAGGCGCTTCGCAATTCTTATACCGACAGGTCGGAGACCTGGGAGCATGACTACGAGGGCACGGTCGTCGACGCTGTCAAGACGTCGTCTGGAGCGAAGGTGAACGTGCATGCGCAGCCCCCCGTTAGGGTGGGCGACAAGCTGTCTCCGTTCTCCGGTCTGAAGGGGGTGGTCGGCACCATCATACCGATGGACAAGATGCCGAGGGACGCCGTCACGAACGAACCGTACGACGTCCTCGTCAACCCGATGGGATTCCTGTCGAGGACGGCGCCAAACCAGCTCATGGAGATTTCCCTCGGAAAGGTGGCGAAGGCCACCGGAAAGCAGATACGGATCCCCCAGCTTCCTCCGCCGGAAGGGTGGTACAGGTGGACGAAGGCGCAGATGGACAAAGCCGGTGTCAAGGAGTCAGCAGACGTGTTCGATCCCGTGTCCGGGAAGACAATCAAGAACGTCGGCGACGGATGGATCTACATGCATGCGTTCCACCACCTGTCCGAGAAGAAGGCGTCGGCCCGAGGGGCAGACGGCGCCTATACGCAGGACGAACAGCCGGCGAAGGGAGGCTTTGAGGGCGCCAAGAAGAGCTCGGGCATGGACTTGTGGGGAATGCTTGCGCACAACGTGCCGGAGGTGATAAAAGACACCCAGATCATACGCGGCACCAGGAACGACGATTATTGGAGGGCGCTGCAGCTGGGGCTTCCGACGCCGGAGCCCGATGTGCCGTTCATATACAACAAGTTCCTGAACACGTTGAGGGCTGGCGGCATAAATGTCACTGAAAAAGGGTCGATAACCCGGATAATGCCGCAGACCGACAAGGATGTCGAGAAGATGGCCGGAGGACGTGTCATATCGTCCTCCGACATGGTTGATTCCGACTTCGAGCCGGTAAAGGGAGGCTTGTTCGATCTTGGCAAGACCGGCGGTATGGCCGGAAACCAATGGTCCATGATAGAGCTTCCGGAACCTGTTCCGAACCCGATAATGGAGGAGCCTGTCAGGAGGGTGCTCGGCCTGACCACGTCAAGGATGGAGGACATACTGTCCGGTCGTGAGAAGCTCGACGGCAAGACCGGCGGCCAGGCTTTGAAGGACGCGCTGTCCAAGATAGACGTCGACAAGAGGATCGAGGAGGCGTCGAGGGGCATAACCACGTTCCGCGGCCAGAAGAGGGACGATGCGGTCAAGGTTTATAGATACTTGACGGCGATGAAGAACCAGGGGCTGCATCCCAAGGATTGGATGATATCGAAGGTTCCGGTCATACCTCCGATGTTCAGGCCCGTGTCGAAGATGGGCGACGTCGCCCTTACTTCCGACATGAACAAGCTGTACAAGGACATCATAGAGAACGCGAACCATTTCAGGGAGCTCAGGAAGGATCTGTCCGACGATGGCGTTTCTGACGAAAGGCTGAACATCTACGAGTCGGTGAAGGCCGCGTACGGGCTTGGACAGCCGATAACGCCGGAGAACGCCGCGAAAGGCGTCAAAGGCGCGATAAGGCAGGTGATAGGGTCCAGGCCAAAGTTCGGCATGTACCAGAACAAGGTCATATCGAAGGCCGTTGGAGGCGTGTCCCGCGGAGTCATAACGCCGGATCCGAACCTGGACATGGACCAGTGCGGCATACCGGAGGACATGGCATGGCCGATGTACAAGCCGTACATCATGCGCGAGCTGTCAAGAAACGGGTATCCGGCGTCCGTATCGACCAAGATGATCGCGGACAGGGATGCCACGGCCAGGAGCATTCTGGTCAAGGAGATGGAGAAGCGCCCGGTCATCCTTGACCGTGCGCCGACGTGGCACAAGTTCAACTTCACGGCGTTCAGGCCATTCCTCACGGACGGAAGCACGATCAAGGTATGCCCGCTTATCACGCAGTCGTTCACCGCGGATTTCGACGGAGACCAGATGAACGCGCACGTGCCGTCGTCGGAGAAGGCGGTCAGGCAGGCGTACGAGAAGATGCTTCCGTCCAAGAACCTAACGTCGTTGACGGATCTTCGTTCGCCAAGGCACACGCCGAGCAAGGAGCAGGTTTTCGGCCTGTATGCCTTGACGAGGCCGATGACGGAAAAGCCGGTCCGGGTGTATAATACGGTCTCGGAGGCAAAGGCGGCCTATGCCAGGGGTGAGATCGGTCCAAACGACCCGATAGAGATACTTCGAAAATAATGGCTACAACGGTAGGACAGCTCATAATAAACGAGATACTCCCGGAGAGGTACCGGGACTACAATCGTACGCTTGGTGCGGACGAGCTGGACGCGCTGTTGACGGACATCATAGCTCACGATCCGGACAAGTACGGCGAAATAGCGTCAAAGCTGATGCGGGCCGGCAACAAGGCGGCGTTCGAGGAAGGCACGACGATCCGTCTTTCCGACGTTGCGCCGCCGTTCGACAGGTCGACAATATATAAAAACCTGGACGACGCCGAAAACAGGATCTACGGCGACAAGACGCTGACGGACGACGAGAAGAAGGAAGTGCTGTCCGACGTGTACCGGAAGGTCTACGACAAGACGAAGCTGGACGCGTACAACGCGGCCCTGAAGGCGAACAACAGCTTCGCACTCCAGGTAAAGTCGAACGCGAGGGGCAACAAGGACCAGCTGTCAGCCATGATCAATACGCCGGGCGTCTACCAGGACGCATCCGGCAGGACCATACCTCTTTTTATCCGTCACAGTTATGCGGACGGGCTGTCTCCGGCGGAGTTTTGGGCCAGCCTTTACGGCGCGAGGGCCTCCATCATATCAACCAAGTTCGCGACGGCAAGGGCCGGCGAGCTGGGCAAGCTGTTCAACTCGGCCGCCATAGAGCAGGTGGTCACGGAGGACGATTGCGGAACTCCGAACGGACTTCCCGTTAAGACCGACGACAACGACAACATAGGCGCGGTTCTGGCCATGCCGGCCGGCGGGTACGATGCCGGTACGGTCATAACAAAGTCGGTTCTGGCGGATCTCAAGTCGTCCGGGCAGGACATGATATCCGTAAGGTCTCCTACCACATGCAACGCCAAGAACGGCGTGTGCGCCCATTGCGCCGGAATACGCGAGAACGGAAAGTTCCCGGAGATCGGATACAATCTTGGATTGAATTCCGCTTCTGCATTGGCGGAAAGGATCGCCCAAGGCGGCCTCAACATGAAGCATTCTGGCAAGAAGCAGCAAGGCGTAGGGTATTCCGGGTTCGACATGCTGAAGAGGATGGCCACGGTTCCGGAGGTGTACAAGGACAGGGCAACCGTGTCGGAGATAGACGGTCGCGTGGAGAAGATCGAGAAGGCGCCGCAGGGAGGCGAGTACGTCTACGTGAACGACCAGAGGCATTACGTTCCGGCCGGATACGGCCTCATCGTCAAGGAAGGCCAGGAGGTCGAGGCCGGGGACCAGTTGTCCGATGGCGTTGTCTCCCCGGCCGACGCGGTCCGGCTGAAAGGGATCGGCGAAGGCCGCCGTTATTTCACGGAAAGGTTCACGAAGGCATACAGGGATTCCGGGTACAAGACGAACAGGCGCAACGTGGAGGCCGTTGCGAAAGCCCTGATAAACAACGTCGTCGTGGAGGACCAGGATGCCGAGGGCCAGATGCTGCCCGGGGACAACGTCTCGTACGCCAGATGGGCGTGGGGGTACAAGCCCCGTACGAACTCGGTGCAGGCCCCTCCCAGCAAGGCGATAGGGAAATACCTGGAGCAGCCGGCCCTTCACTACACGATAGGCACCAGGATCACCAAGCGGGTCGCGGACGAGCTGAACAGGTTCAAGGTTCCGGCGGTTCTCTACAACGACAAGCCCGTTGGCGTCCGCCCCGAGATGCAGTCTGTCGTATACACGACCGGCCAGACCGACGACTGGATGGGAAGGCTTGGAACGACGTACATCGGAAAGCGTCTTGTCGAGGACGTACAGCGTGGCGCGACGTCCAATTCGAAGGGGATCAATCCGTATCCTGCCGTAGCCAAGGGCGTAACGCTCGGACAGTGGGGGTCTCCCGGACATAAGAACGAGGAGTTTCATTACTAGGGCGAAGTGCTGGGCCGTATGAACAAGACCATGCTAGCATTTGCGCTTAAAAATGCGGTGGCTGCGAGCTTTTAGTCTGTTGCATTATTTTTTGGAAAATGCTTTAATAACGGCAACTCTACTGGAATTGCCAGACAAAGGAGAAACACATGACCAGATACGAAAAGGGGTTCATCGAAAAGTGTGCCGAATACGGTGTCGACGGCAATGCCGTACTCGAGCAGATGCAGAAGAGGGCAGGACTCGAAAGAGTACTGAGCGCCATTGGAAAATTTTACCGCAAACCGGGAAAGATGATCCATAGCGTCACGGCCGTTCCGGCAGCAGTCGGGAAGGGCGGGCACTATGCGTCGTCTGGCGGTTCCGGTCTTAACGAAGTGTCCAAGCTTGGAAAGGGTGGGCTTCGCTGGGACCGGATACTGGCAACGCTCGGGATTACCGGAGCGGCAGGAGCAGGTACGGCTGCTGCTCTGTCTGGAGGACAGGCTACGTCCGCCCTTTCTCCGGCTGCTAAGGCGTCGCTTCTTGCCGCTCTTGGTATAGGCGGAGCTGCTGCCGGCACTGCGGCTGTCGCGTCTAAGAAGAAAGACAGAGGCGACAAGGAAGACGACAAGAAGAAGAGAAGCAAGTAGCAGTTTCATTCTTGTTTCGCAATGACAGATAGGCAGAGACGGAACATTATCAACGGAGCAAGTGCTGTCGGGGGAGCATCTGCTGCTTCGATGGCGCTTGATTCCGATGCATTGCAACTTGCGCTTCTGCGTCGGAATCCGCGTTACAGGGTCCAGTACCTTGCCGGAATCGGAGCCGGCGCTTCGGGTGGTTCCGGGGAAGCCAGGATGGCCGCGAACAACGCCATCATGGCCCGTAGGCACGGTATCAACGGCGTCTTTGTCAATCCGCTCGGCGTGAACAACCCGGCCGACTACGGCCAGGCCGCGTTGAAGATCGACCACAGGGCGTTTTCGGCGGCTGACAAGGCGGCCCTGCATGCGGTTGCGTCAGGAAAGGCTCCTGCTGTCAAAGAGATAGCCGGAGCTCCCGTTTCCGTGTGGAAGGAGTTGTTTTCCCGCGTTGCCGGTGGTCCGAAGGCGAAAGCGAAGGTCCTGACCGGACTTGTTGCAGGAAAGTACGACACGTTCCGTGTTGGAGAGCTTTCCGACAACTTCAAGGTTTTAGGAACCGATGCAGTCACCGGACGTCTTCCGATGATGTCCGGAGAAATGGCAAAGAGCGATCCGTCCAGGTTTATCTTTTCCGGTGAACGTGGAATGCGGTATTCCCAGATTCCGGGCCTTAAAAACGACTGGAACCAGGTTGTTGGCGGTGAGCGTCTCGGAAAGGCCAGGAACATCGGTCGTGATGCAGGATTCGCGGCAAACTACACGCCAGAGGTACAGAAGTACATCCCTGCCAGTTCGATGGACACCGGAATCGTCAACCGGTCGAACATCCTGTCAAGTATAAAGCACAGGCTCGATCGGCGCGTGCTAGAAAAGTTCATCACTACAGAAGATGCCGGGAAGATAGGCGTTCCGAAAAGTCTTGCAGGAAAGAAGATTATCTTTCTTTCTGGAGGATCGGCCGGTCCTCTTGCACCTGACAAGATCAAGGAAGTCCTCAAGGCCACCGAAGGAATGGACAACGTCCACATCCTCGCGCAAACTGGTGGCGGCGTAGGCGGAGCACACAAGTGGTACGGCAACATCGCTCCTGAGCTTGAAGAGGCTGTTCGCAGCGGGAAGGTCACCGTTACGAACTATGTCCCAAAGCAGCTGATATCGAAGCTGTACAACGGGGCCGACTTGAATCTTGCATACGGCGGCTCCTCCAGCGCGACGGAGATGCTTGGCATCCGGACTCCGTCAATCTTCATGCAGGATTCCAACCTGAACGCAGGCAACATTGCATTTGCGAAGAAAAAGGGTCTTGGAGCTATTCGTGAATACGATTCGGCTGCCGCGGCTGTTTACGGACGTGTGGAAGATTTCCTGCGCAGCCACCCCGGCGCAACGGTGGATGACGCTTTCAATCATTTGAAGGGCATGCACATTGCTCAAGGTACGCTTGCAGATGAAAAGAGCATTTTCGACCGTGCAATGCGAATGGGCGCAGAGGGACGAGACGCAGCAAGACGCAAGTTTACGGAAGACATCAGAGAGCTCCTTGACTCAAAATTCAGAGATTCAGCCGTAAACAGAGGGCGCGTTGTTGGATTTGACGAATTGCTCAGGGGTAAAAACGGATTTGACCCACGAGCTGTTTTTTCAAGAAAAGCTAGAATAAGACAGCTGATAAGAGATGCTAGAACTTTACAGCAGATGTCCGTTGATGCGACTGGAAACGCTCTTACCAATAGAGAAGCGCTATCATTGAGATCTGGTGCGCTTAAAGAACTTTCTTCTCGTAATAAAGAGGTCGTAGGCGCGACAAGGGACGCAATCTTGTCCGACGCACAGCGGCTTCGCAGAGTGTTCAAGAACCTTGGAAAAGTTCCTTTGAAGTACAAGTTGCCGGCAATAGCTGCCGCCGGTATTGGATCTGCCGCATTGGCCAATGGGATTCAAAATCTTAGACAGCCGAAGGGCACTGGGGACAAGATAATGGATGTTCTTAGGAATTTAGGAGGCAAGCGCCAATGACGAGACACGAACAGGGATTTATTGCAAAATGCGCCGAGTACGGCATGACGGACGATGCCGCCAGATACGTCTATACTAAAATTGCAGAAGCCGGCGGGTTCTTTGACGGTGTGTCCAATGCCGCTTCTAAAGCATGGGACAGGACCAAGGGCGCGTTCAACAAGACCGTTTCGTCCGTCAAGTCAGATTGGATGAACAACGGTGCCGTACCGGGTCTGATAGGAGCTGCCGGAGGCGCTCTTCTGTACAATACGCTTTTGAAGAACCCTGATGATTCGTCTTCCGCAAAGAGGAGAAAGATGATATTATACGGATTGCTGGGATCGATGCTGGCAACTGGCGCCAAGGCTCATGGCTACGGGAATTGGATGCCCGAGTTCAGCTTCAACAGGACAAAGTAGCTCCAATAACGAGGTAACACATGTTCGACTACAACAAATACAAGCAGCTACAGCTTCTTCTGAAGAAGCAGGCGCAGTTCGTTCCTATGGATCCGTCGATGGCTGGCGGCGATCCCGGTGCCGGCGGTCCTCCCCCGGGAGGCGATCCCGCCGCCATGGGTGGAATGCCCCCTGGAGACCCGGCCGCAATGGGCGGAATGCCTCCTGGCGATCCAGCCGCCATGGGTGGAATGCCTCCCGGAGACCCGGCTGCCATGGGCGGAATGCCTCCTCCCGGAGGAGACCCGATGGGTGGAATGCCGCCACCTCCGATGGACGATCCTGCCGCCGGCGGCGACGTGTCTCCGTCCGGAGAGCCGTACATGAAGATAACGCCTACGCAGCTCAGCAAGCTGTTCAAGCAGTTTGCAGAGGTGTTCAAGAGCGTTCTCGGCATCCAGCAGCCTAGCGGCGTGGCACAGGCTCCGTCGGCTCCTGCCCAGCCAGCCGCGATAGACCCGGCCAAACTTACCGAGGTAGATGCGAAGCTCGACGCAGTTTTGAAGGGAATGGCATAATGAAACAGGAAAATCTTACCAAGATCGCGCATGCGGTTCGCATAGCCGAATGCAAGCGCATGCTTAAACTGGCCCAGGAGTCGGCCGACATAGACTACGTCGCAAGGAGAAGGAAGCTCAAGCTGATCCTTGGCGCCCTTCTTGGCGCATACGCCGGTGGAGTTGCCGGTGGCACCGCAAAGGGCGGAGCCGGAGCACTCGCAGGGGTCGGTATCGGGTCCCTAGCTGGCCTCGGAGCGGCCCATCTCAGCAACAAGGTCAGGGACTACGCGGGGCTCGACCCGATGGGACAGGTCGTAACCGTTGGCAAGGCTTAATAATCTAAGGGTGGACTGTAATGGCTAAACTCGATATCAATTCACTGCTGGCTACGCATGATTCCGGCGTCGACACCTGGCTTCAGAAGAAGGCGCAGGAGCAGCCGGACGAAGTGCAGTTCGCACAGGATTTTTCGAATCTTGCGTTCCAGTTCATCCAGGATCGCGCCCCGGCCCTGATGCAGTACATCGTGGGGTTCGAGGTCGTAGACCGCTCCGAGAACGGTACGAGGGCCGTTGGAATCTTCGGGTTCAAGATCGACGGGGATTACTATTACGTCCCCGCGTTCTTCATGAACAGCCAGGTCAAGGGCATAGATTCGATTCTGTCCAAGAGGACTAATTCGTTCGTGCCGCTTACCGAGGAGTGGATCAACTACATCATCAACAGGAAGGCCAAGGAGCTTGGAAACGAGGCCCCGTCGGCGCAGTCGCAGGAGATAGCCGGGGACCAGTCTACGTTCGAGAATCCGAACTTCCAGTTCCTTCAGAGGCCAACGGTAGGGCCGCTCGGGGGTCCAAGGTACAGCGCAAAGTACGCGTCTGCCGACGACAAGCCGTGGAAGTTCGCCGAGGCATGGGACGTAATAAGGAAGGACATACAGGACAGGTTCGACAACGATCCTGAGTTCAAGGCGTCGTTCGTTGGTTCCTGCTGCGCGATGGGTGGAGTTCGTACCCCGTTCAAGAAGTCGGCTTCGTCCCCGGTTCGGGATTTCATCCTGAAGGTGGGAGGCCCTCGTGCAGAAAGAACGCTTCTGAAGTCTCTGAACAACGTCAAAATGGCAAATGCCGCGGCGGAGTTCTACGTAGGACCGGTTGCGTTTCACGTCGATTCGTACCCGAACCATGGCCGCGATTGCTATCTTCTTCGCAAGCAGGCCGAGGAGATCGCGGAGAAGGCCCCGAAAGTCAGGATCACTTCGGATGCCATGGACGAGGACGAGGCCAGGGAGGTTCTTGAGGACGGGTTCATCGTGCACGACAGCCGTCCTCCGGAGCAGAAGTCCGACGTCATCGAGACGGACTACGAGAAGAACTTCCAGAACCCGGACAAGCCCGGTGTCTACAACGTTCTCGTGAACGGCGGAAAGACCGTCAAGGCGTACGTCATGAACATGGACAGGGTGTTCCACAGGGGCGCCAATTCGTCCATGGTGGTCTATTTCCCGGACAACAGGCAGATGATCACGGCGAAGAGCCGCGATATCTTCACGGAAGGCGGTGCCGTTGGGGGCGTAAAGGACATTATGGACGCCGCCAAGAAGATTCCGGACGTTGAGGTTAGAGGAGACTACATCTTCATCAGCAAGAACGGTACGTCGATGCCGGAGTACCACGTTTCCAGCCTGAAGAGGGACAAGGGCGAGCGCCCCGTAATAAACGGATCGTTCTCGTACTACGGGGAGGACAATTGGAGGCCGGATCCGCAGGACGATTTCACCAACTATTGGGCAAAGGACGAGTTCCATAACAGGGACGGGTCCATGAAGAACGTCGGAAGCTGCTATATCAGCGCCATTGAGCTGGCCGACTTCACCGGATCCGCAAAACAGGTCGGAGGCACCGTTGTGCTTCCGTCCGACTGGAAGGCGCTGCAGATCGGCGAGATCATAAATTTCGGTTCCGACACGACGCCATTCCCGGATAGCACGGAAGACAAGAAGCGGAGGGACAAGGTCGAGTACAGGCTCGGATCGATCGACTCGCTTACTCTGGAGCTCCGCAAGGAGGGCGCCGCGAAGCTGGAGATACAGTCGGATACCGGAAGCGAGTTTCTCGTAAGGTTCGACGGCGGTCATTTCACGCGGCCGTACGGGTACAAGCAGGCTGCGATAATGCTTGTTACGAGGCTTGGGGTAGACGGGCATGACGCCAAGAGGCTTTTGAAGGAGGCTTCGGTCAACCGCAAGTCGGTGTGTCTGCTCAAACTTGGACAGTTTGTAGGCGTTGGCACGAACATGCCGGGCGGCCAGACGCCGGAGTCGGATCCGTACACCGGAATCCCGGTGTACGAATCTCCGTACTACGACGAGTCCAAGATGCCGTTTACGGGTGTTGAGCTGCCTCCTCCGGACAATTTCCAGGGAGAGAACATAGGAGGCGACATCTCGCGGCAGTCGGAGGAGTCCGGCGACGCCGGCGGCGAGGCCGATTTCGACGAGGAGGCCGGACAGCTGGCACAGGAGGCCGCGAAGCTCGGTCAGAAGCACGTCTTCGACAAGGCCGCGATAGGCGGGCTTGCGAAGGTATATGATACCGGAGCCGTCATCGATTCGTACCTGCCGGAGTTCATACAGGCGGTCGACCGTCTTGGCCGAGTCCTGTTCCTGTACTATTGGAAGCACAACGATTTCATAGAGCGCTACGGTACCGACGACGTCATCGAGATGGAGGATTCGCTCAGGAGCTGCTTCAAGCAACTTGGCAAATTGACCCTCGATTTGAAGCGCAAGGCCGTTGGCGGCGGAGACGCCGACGCCGATGTGGATACGATTGGAGCATAAGATGTCTGAAGAGGAGAAACAGGAGGCGTTCCGGGAGGAGGTCCGTGGCTATCTGGCGAAGGACAAGGCCGTGCTGGATAGCCTCGTAGGCAGGGTCGACAAGCTCGAGAAGACCGTCATGCACGGCAATGGCACGCCACCGTTGATAACGCAGTTCGCCGCGATGCATGCCCAGATGGAAAACTTCAGGACGGAGTTGAAGGAAGTGAAAGACAAGATAAGCGGACTTGACGACATGAAGACGGATATCGCGAGCATCAAGGCGTCAATGGCGACGAAGGAAAAGAACAGCGCAGTGTGGATCACTTGCGGCATTACGATACTTGCTGTCGTCGTTGCGCCTATAGTTGAACACCTTTTCTTTAAATAGGGGGTACCGATGACACAGGGGTATGTAAACGGGTTTTTCTCGAAGTGCGCGGAGCTTGGGGCGTCGATCGACGACGCGTCCGTGCTGTGCAAGATAGCCATAGACGACGACTTCAGGAATGGCCAGCGCAACATGGCCCTCGACTTCGCGAAGAACAACAAATATCTTGGCGACATTACAAGGTATCTTCCTAACGACGGTTTTGCAGACGGCAACAGGCAGGGATGGCTCCTGACCAGGGCGCTCGGAAGCATTTTTAGCGGAAGCCACGCGAGGGAACGTAAGGAGAGGGCCAGTTACGCTGAAGGGCTCAGGTCCGCCGGCGAAAATTGGATGAAGGCCCAGCTGGCCGGAGCCGCCACGCCGGAGGAGCGGCTTAAGCTTCGAGAGAGGTTGGACCAGTTCAACAGCCATATTGATACGGCCCTTGCCGCCAACGAACATGGAAACGGCCTTTCCAACGAGGAACGAGACTTCTACCTTTACGACGGCGGAGGCCTGAAGAGGCGGTCGGCACCGGCGGCTGCGAATGCCGCGCCGAGGGATATGTACAGGGAGCTGATGGACGGGCGCAGAAGCCTTCCGATGTTCTACAACCACCTGTTCAACGGAGAAACCGGCGAGTTCTACAGGAAGGATGGCAAGGAGCTTGATCCAAATGCCGTTCTCTGGAACCAGAGGATGCGCGAGTCGAGGAAGGCCGTCGCCGACTACAAGGCGGCTCCGAAGCCGGAGCCCGCCCCTGCAAAACCATGGGATGCGCCGTATTCGGCGCCTGTCGCCAGACGGCAATTCGGACAGTAATGCATGCGGATCAACGATACGGTCATAGTAACGCCTATGGACAATCCGGGCCAGTACGACCCGGATTGGCGCAATGAGCTTGCCGTCGCGTTGACAGAATCCAACGACAGGATAGACCCGGTATACGCAAGGTACAGGAACGACCCGTGGGTAAAGAAGCAGCTTTCGTATTTTCGCGCCATAAAGAGGAACGCGATACTCACGAAGGAGCAGGTTGAACTAAGGCTTGCGAGCCTGTGGTTCCAGGGTTCGAACGTATCCGATGTAAGGTTCAGGCTTGAGCCGCTGCTTCTCACCGCAGCGAGCTACGACACCATTTCCATGGATCTGCTTGGAGACAGGCAGGACATAGGCGCCATAATCGCGTACGAGAAGCTGTATTTCAATATCAGGGATTCCGAAGGCCGTCTGTCGAGGTCGTGCCAGCTTCGACAGTATTTTGCGCTTCCGTCAGGCGAATTCAACCAGGACACGCCGCCCGAACAGATGTGGAAGATGATCGGCTCCTTGATGGGGTACGACACGCTCGTGTCCGTATGGCTGTGGAAGGATGCCCACGGCATAAAGAACAAATCGCAGGAGTATCTCCTTGACGAGATGTGGAGGCTCGCACAGTCCAGGCTGTTCATGTCGATGTTCGCGGACCGTGTCGGGCATGAGTCGATGGCAAAGCTTCTTTCGGCGATATCGGCCCAGCAGAAGCTAATAGCCGACGGAAAGAATTCCGGCCAGTCCGACATAGGCATGGTTAGAGCCATGCAGGACATGCTGCGGCTTGTGTCGCCTACCGTCATAGACGCTACGGCGAAGGGGGTCGACGAGGCCAGGATGCGAGAGGAGGCAACAGCCGCAAGGCTGAGGGCCGAGTCGGCTGTGGCTTCCGTTGAGTTGGACGAAAGCGGTAGAAATGTTGTAAAATCAGTTTCAAAAGGAGACACTTGAAATGTCATTCAAGGAACAGCTGAGGGACGAGATCCTTCCTAAGACGGTTGACTACTACAACTCTGGCATGGATATAAATTCGTCCATCGTCAAGGCTGCGGCGGACTTCAATCTCAATGTCGACCAGACCGACAGGCTTGTAGAGACGATGAACACCGCCAGGGTGATAGCCCACTACGAGAAGAACGCGGAGGACAGGACGTCCAATTGCGACATAGCCGACAAGAACGAGGTGCATCGCATGCTTTTCGAGGACAGGACCGAAAAGAAGGCGTCCTTCGGCGATACCGAGTACGACTACTCGGCGTACGGGTTCGACGAGTCCGATTACCGCAAGGCCGCCCACATGGAGAAGGCGGCGTCCGAGGAGAAGAGGCCCAAGGCCACGGACGGGTTCACGAGGAAACAAGTCGTCGACAGGGTTGTAAAGTATGCTTCTGAACTGGAAGGGCGCAGACGTTTCGCGGAGGAACGCGAGGCCATGTCACAGTCCCTCATAGCCAGCAGGCTTGACAAGGTTGCCCGCATGCTGTCGTCCGGCTACGAACCGGAGGCCAGGTACGCCATCTTCAAGGCCGCGGCCGCCAAGAAGTTTCCGTCGGCCGTAAGGGAGATAGACAAGGTCCTAAGGCCAGACCTGATAAAGTCCGCCGGCCCGCACCTCAAGGCGATCAACAGGTCCAACGTGTTCGACGATTCCGGCGTCAGGGTTGAAGTCGAAATGGCCAAGCAGATCGAATCGGACCTGAAGAAGGTCGCCGAGCTTCATTCGTTGGTAGAATTGGTCGCGTCCAGGGAATCCGAGGCGAAAAGGCTTATAGCGGACTACCACAGGGTTGAGAAGGAGGCAGCCGCTCCGAATCCCCCTTTTCCGCCACCTCCGCAGCCGAATGGCGGCGGAGATGACGACAAGGACTCCAAAAAGGACAAGGACGATCCATGGCTTGGAAAAGGAGTTTCAGGTACGTGGAAGGCCACAAAAGCAGGTTTGAAGGCCGGAATCCCTGAAGCGCCTGCCGGAGTCAAGGAGATATGGAACTATCTACAGGGCGGAGGAATTTCATCCGAGAAGATAGACAAGGCCATCGGCGGGTCCGACAAGAAGGACTCCAAGATCAAGAATTACGTCGACAACGTGATCAGGAGCAGCATCATAAGCGATCTGTACGCCAATGACCCTGTTTTGTCCGAAGCCGATCCGGAAGCCGTAACGTCGGCGTACCAGAATCTCGTCGACGTGGCTCCTCAGGCGTCCTTGAACAAGGAGATAGTGAGGGCGGTGCTTAGGCAGTCCGTCAATTCCGTAGCGGTGTCGCCGTTTGACGCCAAACAGTGGGCCGACCTCGACAACGTGCTTCTCAAGAACCAGGGAAAAATCGGGGCCAGGGCATGAAGGTAAGGGTAAACCAGAACAGGATAAATTCCGTTCTCAGCGTCGTGATATCCACCGACGACTGGAGCAGGCACGAGCTCGACCTGATCGTCAGGTTTGGGGAGCCTACGATCCAGATCGGAGGAAAGTTTCTCAAGCATTGCACGAAGTGCATCAAACGGCACGGCAGGAGAAAAGGCAGGCTGGACAGGGAACTTGGCATGATCGTACGGGACGATCTGGACAGCGGGTACGGTACGGATCCAGGTATCGTAGAGCTTACGTCGCAGAGCGGAGACTGCGGCTGCGATGAAAGCAATGATGACGATTGCTGCTTCGAGCTTCCGGAACAGGAGAAAAAGATCAGGAGCGACATGCCGATACTTGTCGAATTCGGGGAGGAAGATTTCGACGACCCTGCCCTGTGTGCCAGGTCTTGGGCAGACGAGATTGTGAAACGTATCGCCAAGGCCGTCGACAGGCTTAGGAAGATAAATTCAAACCTTGTGAAGGAAGAAGTCTATGAGTTCTAGCGTTTCAGACCAGGCTATGAGCCTGTATAAATTCGCGGCTCCGGCCCTGTGCAAGAAATCCGATGCCAAATCGGATCTTGCAATGGCTATAGCCGGAACCGTCCTTGGCGGCGGAGCGGGGTACGTCGCTGACAAATTGACGCCAGAGGACGAAGACGAGGACAAGAAGTCGAGGCTGCTGACCAACATTCTTACCGGTGCTGCCCTTGGCGGCGTCGGCGGATTCGGCATGAGCAGGCTTGGCAGGCGCCTCGGCATGCTCGTAGACAAGCCCGGGTTTTTCCAGCGGAACGTACCGGAGTTCGGATGGAGCACCGCTGCCGGGCTTACTGCCGCAGGAACCGGGACGGCCGCCGGCAGAAGCCTGTATTACCAGATACAGAAAAAGGTGCTTGAGAACAGGGATGCCGCAATAAGGTCTAGCGTTCCAAACGTATTTAAATTGGAGGACTCCAATTATCTGCGGGATCTCCATCCTACCAGGAACATGAGCCAGGCGGATGTCGACAGGATCAGGGAGACGGCGGCACAGTGGGATAAGGCAAAATCTGGCATTTTGAACGACATAAAGATGCTGTTCAGTAAAAAAGCCAGGCGTGCCCAGATCGGAAAGGACCGTGCATTTAGAAGGTATATAAGAGGCCTTCGGCCGGCCGGTGGCACAGGTATTACCGGAGGAAATCCGAGGAAGTACATGGATGCGATACGGAAGGGGAGAAATGCCAGGAAGATCGCGTTGCTGGCCGCGATTTCCCTTGGTAGCGGACTTGGCTCGGCTGCTTTGAACGGGGCTGACTAGAATGAGCATGGTTAAGTTGATACATTCGTCGTCTTGGGATCCGACGATAGGAGTCGGTGCCGAGATAATAACGAGGGAGGGGGAGCTGCACAAGCAGGCTTCCACCATTTTCGGAAAAGAGTACGAGGAGCTCAAGCCGGACGACAAGTCCGTTGGAATACATGTCGTGGCGCTCGGCGACGCGGAGCACTACGGCATGAACAGGAACGGCGATCTGTTCAGCAAGAAGGCGTGCATCGAGTACCACCCAACGTTCATGGACGGGTGCGTGTATAGGCATCACAGGAACAAGGACTCCAAGACGCAGGGCATAGGGAAGATCGCGGCTGCGGCGTACAACGAGCCGATGGGGCGGGTCGAACTGTTCATACACGCGGACAAGGAGAAGGCCGCTCCAGAGCTTGAAAGGCTCGAAAAGGAGGGCGAAATACCGTTTAGCATGGCATGCACGGTTCCCAACGACAGATGCTCCATCTGCGGTTCCCTGCGTAAATCCGCCGGCGATTCGTCGGAGTGCGACCATGTGGCCAACCATCTCGGGGAGCTCTGGGACGACGGACGCAAGGTCGGAACGTTCAACGACCAGCCGAAGTTCTTCGACATTTCGTTCGTAGGAAGGCCGGCTGACAGGATTGCATGGAATCTCAAGGTGGCTTCGGCGCTGGACTTGGATTCGGTGAAGTACGCCGAGCTGGAGGGAGTGACGGCGCCTGACGATTTCGCGGTAGAATCCGATTCTGCATCAAGGAAGCTGGGGTATGCCAGGGACATAGCCGGCATGCAGGACGAGTTCGTAGGGTGGTTGACAAAATCCGCTTCTGTAGTTACAGCGAGGGACGGATACCTGTACGAGTTCAGGAAAATCGCGGCGGACCACCTTTCCGACGAACTGGTGTCCAGGCTAAGGGAGGAGCCGATCAAGAACGCGATGTCGGATTTGGCCCGGGCCGGAATAGTTATGGACGTGCCTACGTTCTTCAAATATGCCACCGGCGACGACTATGAAAAGGTCGTTAAACCGTACATGGATCGTGTAGAAAAGGCCGTTCCTGCCGTACTTTCTTCTCTTGTCAAGTCTTCGTCCGTGTCGAAGCTTTGCAACGATACGACCTACGACGCGTTCGACGATCTTGACAGGACGTACGTGTCGAGGCGATGCTCGGAACTGATGTCCAAGGAGGGCGGTTCGATACCTGAAAGGATCATTTCGGCAACTATATGCCCGTCAGATATCAAGTACAACCTTGACACAATTTCGGATAAATGCGTAAATGACGGTGTTACGACAAAACTGGCGGAGGCCTATTTGTCTTACCAATTGTCTGCGATAGACGCAGTTGTGAACAGCCGGCGTGGCAACAAACTAGAACTGGAGGCCTTGGCTTCCATAAACAACCTACAAAAGAGATAAACCATGGCAGACACAATCAAAGATTGGATGGACGAAGTGAAGGCTTACGTTAAGGAGGCCGGAGAGCGCGAATCCGAGAACATCACCGGGCAGGACGTGGATTCCCTCCCCGGTGCAGAGCACGACAAGGACATTCCGTCCGGCGCCAAGACTCCGACGGACGCGCTCAAGGACGACACCATCGACAACATGAAGAACAGGAATCTCAATGGCGCGGAACCCGGATCGGACGTACCGGTCGTAGACGAGGGGTACACGGCCGAAGAGTCCGTCCTTACTCCGGACAAGAAGCCGCTTGACACGGCGGATGCCAATGCCAAGGAGGCCTCCGCCCTGGACAGCCTCGGAAACAGCCTTGTTGACATGATCCTCAAGAAGAAGGCTGCTGCTCCGGCCAAGGCACAGGAGGAGAAGCAGCCGGTGCAGAAGCAGGCGGTACAGAAGCAGGCGGCCCCTGCGGCACAGCCGGAGAAGATCACGGTCGACATGGGAATGCTGGCCAAGATCGCGGCGATTACGCTTGCGGACGAGGAAGGCCAGTTCGCCGTTCAGCAAGCCCTCACGAAGAGGGCCGGTGCGGAATTCGCGAAGGAGGTCATCGAACTTCTTGAGAAGCAGGCCGCCGAAGAGCAGGCGCAGTACGAGTTCGAGAAGGGCGCGCAGGATGCCGAATCCATGATCGGCGATCTCCAGGAGGCCCAGGGCGCTCAAGACGCCGAAGCGGCCCTTGGCGATGCAGCCGAAGCACAGGGGGCTGCCGATGCCGAGGCCGCTCTTGCCGGAGGCGAGGGAGGCGACGTTGGCGGTGGCGAGCTGTCTCCGGAGGAGGCTGCTTCTGCCCTTGACGAGTTCTCTGCAGACGAGATCGTCGAAGCCGTCCAGGACCTCGCGTCCGAAGGCACGATTGACCAGGAGACCGCGGCTGCCATTACGCAGGCCGTGTCCGAGGGTGCCCAGGACGAAGGCGCTCCTGACGACATTTCCGAGGACGACGTTGCCGAGGCCATTACCGAGGCGATCGAGTCCGGAGAACTGTCCGAGGAAGACGCCCAGGCGCTAGTCCAGGCGATTTCCGAACAATCCGACTCCCCGGAGGCGTCCGAGGCCCTTGCCGGTGACGTGGCCGGAGCCGATGCCGGAGCTGGTGCCGAAGAAGCCACGGCTGACCCGGCTGAAAAGGCTGCTTCCGTCAAGAAGGCCGCAGCCAGGGAGACCGCTGGAAAGCTGATCGAAGCTCTCAGAAGACTCAAGTAACGATGGATACGGACTACGATACGCTCGCTGAGAAAGTCGCCGAGTATATCGGCGTCGTCCAGCCTCGTCTTGAGAGACTCGCGAAGCTTGAGAAGTCGGCCAAGGAGGCTACCGCTTCCAAGGCCGGCTTCGTAAAGCGCGCAACCGAGGCCATCCAGACCCTTTCAGAGAATGGATTGGTTTCGAAGAACGATGTTAACAAGCTTGTGGAGAAGGTCGCAGAAGACCCATCCAAGGCATGGGACCTTGTCGAAAAGCTGGCAGCGGCGATCCAGCCGCCGTCGGTCGGAGGAAGGTCAAACGTAACGGCTTCCACCACATCCCAGGATCCCTGGGAACGTGAGTTCGGCAGCTATGGAAACAATGCCGACAACGGCATAATCGACTAACAAGAAAAGGAGATACCAAACATGGCACATCTCAGCCCAAAGAAGGGTGGATTCCCTCATAAGGACCAGCATGACCGCACCTGCGTGGTCGCCGCGGACGAGGCCAACAAGGCCATCGAGCGCGGAAGCGTCGTGCGTGTGAACAAGAACAACCAGTTCGAGCTCGCTACGGATACCTCCGTGCAGCCGCTCTACCTGGCTCTCCAGGGATACAAGGATCTTACCGCCAACATGGCCGGGTTCTTCGGCCTCGGCGCCGGTCCGACGAACGTTCCTCCGGCGGAGCCTACCGCGTATGGCGCCGTCAAGGACGTGTTCGGCAAGGCACCCGAGGTCGGTCCCAAGGGTCCGTCCATCACCGGCATCCACATGGACGACGGAGACGTCTGGCAGACCGACATGTTCGACGAGAAGGCCGACTACGAGATCGGCGCCGCGGTCACGGTCAAGGACGGCATCATCACGACCAACGGAGCCGATAACACCAACACCGTAGGCTATGTCACGGCGGTACCATATACCCGCTGGGCCAATGACGCAGTCGCAGTTGAAGGCCTGATGACCGGTGCGATGATTCGCGTCCTGGATTTCCAGTGCGGCAAGTAACCTAGAATGAAAGGAGACTTCAACATGGAGACCCAGAACGTCAACATCATCAACGCCCAGATCCTCGAGTCGCTCAACAGCGGCGACGACCAGGCTTTCGTGAAGAAGGCCCAGGCTGCGGCCACCAACTACACCCGGATGCAGATCCGCGAAGATTCCTTCGCGTTCAAGATCCTCCCGCCCGAGAAGGCGACGGACGACATGCTCCGCTACGACATCGTCCAGGACCTGGCGGTCGTGTGGGAGCGCGAGCCCGATTCGCCCGCCGCGAAGTGGGTCCCGCTGCAGACGGTTCCGGATGGCGAGTACATCCAGAGCTCGAGGTACATCATCCCGTTCGCCCGCGTGCTCACGCCCGATTTCCGCAAGGACATCGCCGAGCTCCGCACCACCAAGCAGGACATCCGCAAGATCCTCACGGACAACTCCATCAAGGACGGTCTGGCCGAGATCGACGCGAAGTTCATGAAGACGGTCAACTCGATCGTGTTCGACGCCGACGGCGAGGGACAGCCCAACCACATCTCGGGCAAGGTCCAGTGGCGCGACTTCGAGTATCCGCTCAACCGCGACACCTTCGCGGAGGCTACCAAGATGCTCCCGTCCGGCAACGCCGAGGGCAAGTTCATCGCCCGCAACTACTGCGCGCTCATGAACGAGATCACGGCTCGCGACCTGCTCAAGCTCGATCGCCTCGCGGTCGGCGGCGACAAGGCCCAGGACTTCTTCCTGAACGGCCTCACCACCGACACGATCATGGGCATCAAGACGCTCTTCACGATCAAGAACCATCTGGTTCCTACGAACTGGATCTACTTCTTCGCGGAGCCCGACTTCCTCGGCAAGTGCTTCTATCTCGACGACTGGACGATGTACGTCAAGAAGGAGGCGTTCTTCATCTCGATGTTCAGCTACTGGATGGGTGGCTTCGCGTTCGGCAACACCGCCGGCATGGCCCTCGCCAGGTTCAACGTCGACAAGGAAGACTCGAACGGCTAACGACCGGTTCCCCCTCGCATCGTCTTCGCGGCGGTGCGAGGGGGGATTTTTTAGCCTTTTGACTGGTTGGTTAAAGACATGACCGCGAAGACCATAGACGCCTACAGAGACTCGTTCAGATCGGACCCTGACGCCTTTCTTGAAGGTGTTGCTTCTTTTTGTAAGCAGGCCGAGTACGACGACGAGAGAACGTTGTGGCAGAAGTTGAAACCGTGGCTTTTTGCTCTAGGCGGCGGGTATCTTGCCCTCAAGCTTGGGGAACGGTGGGGCCGATATGCGGAAAAGAACGACAACCCAGCCGGTCCGATCAAGGGTCCGATAGGGGAAGCGTTGGAATGGATGCTTCCTGGCAGGAAGGTAGTATGGCCCGGATCGAAGGAGTACGATCGTGTAAAGGCCGTAAGAACCGCCCAGGACGACGCCACGTGGAACAGGATGTTCGGAAACTCGGTTGCTAATGGGAAGGCAATGAGCCTTACGATGAGATAATGGCGGAGGGCAGCAAAACATACCTTACGGATCTCGATGTAAGGATTTGGCTTAGGGACAACGATCCAGAAGCCAACAAGCTTTTGGACGATTTCGAATTTTCGCCGGAAGAAATACGTACGGCGATGACCCTAACCGTAGATTTCTGGAACGACCAGCCGCCATATATAAGGTCGTACGACTACGACAAGTTTCCATTCAGATCGCAGCTTCTCACCGGAACAGCCGCGAACCTTTTGTTTATGGCGGCCCACAAGTATCGCAGAGACTCGTTGCAGTACAGCGCCGGAGGCCTGACGATACAGGACCAGGAGAAATACCAGCAGTACGATATGGCCGGATCCAGCCTGTGGCAGCAGTACAAGGAGTGGGTCAATTGGAACAAACGGTCCATGAATGCGGAGCAGGGTTTCGCCACCCTGTAGATCCATGCAGGAAGACCCGGCTATCGCAAGATTTGACGTTTTGCCAGACTACGGTGCTGGTTTTGCCTTCCATTGGCGCATGAGGGGAGGGTTCAATGACCCGATGCCATGGAGATACAGGGTTCAGATGTCCCTGTCCCAGGAGGGCGAATGGCATGACATATCCCCGGAGATCGTTGACTCGATGGCATGGAAATCGCCAGACCGCATAAGGGTCAACAAATCCAGCGTGCTTTTTTTCAGACTGGTTATGGATACGCCATCCGGCCATTACGAATCCGATGCCAGGACCCCGTACGGGGATCTTTCCAGGGACGAATTCCTGATAGCCAGGGAGATAATGCGCAGGGAAGTGCTGCATATGTCCAAGATGGCTGGTGTCGAGTGCAAGGTTTGGAGCGTGGCGAACTACGGTCCAAGGTGCCCGCATTGCCTAGATCCGATAACCGGGCATTCCAGGGACAACCATTGCAGATACTGTCTCGGGACCGGGTTCTACCCTGCGTACAGGGGACCTTTCGGGGTGTGGTGCCTGTTTACCGAAAACAACCAGCACCAACTCAAGGAGGGGGCTGACGGAAACGGCATGCAGGAGGAAAAGTCGTTCAACATAAGGATGGTAAATTGCATACCAGTCAAGAAGAACGATATCATACATGACGACAGGTCGGCCAAGAGGTATTACGTATCCCAGGTCCAATCTTCCGCGGAGCTGAGAAGGGTGCCGCTTGTCCAGACGGTAGTGGCCAGCGAGATAGCGGTTACCGATCCGGCATATACGGTGGGGGTGTCGAAATGAGCCTGATACTGCCGGTTTCAACGAATGAGACGCATGAGGTACACGAGCTGGCAAAACGCGAGCTCATCTGCGAACTCAGGAAAACAAACATGGTTCTATACGGGATGTTCGTCGAACTTGTAAGGGAATTTTACAGGTTCAATTCCCCGTATGTGATGGGCGCTCCGGCCGTTCGCTGGGACCCCGATCCGCAGAAGACCGGCATATGGATAGACTCCGAGCTGAACTGGAACCCGTCGAACCCGGAGTTCCTGCCGGCCGTCTACGTGAAACTTGGTGGAGTCCAGTATGGATCTCCGTTTGGCGAAGGGGCCCCTCCGATAGATTCAGGAATGATTCTGAAGGACGCCGTGTACCAAAGAATAAGGTCCGGCAGGACTCAGGTTTCGTTCGTCCATGTCGGGGGGAACGCCGGAGAATCGTGCGCCCTTTGCGACAATACCAGGTACTTTCTTTCCGATTTTTCAATGCCGATAAGAAGGGATTTCGTTTTTACGAAATTCTTTGAAATGCAGGCAACTCCGATACAGCAGGCCCAGCCGGACTCGAAGGAAAGGTGGCAGAGCGCCGCAACGTTTTATGCGGAGTGGAACGAGGAATGGGGCATCAAGATGGAGTCTCCCATACTTCGGGAGATTACGCTTGACGCTTTACACGACAGGAAAAAATATGGCATACTCTCGTCTAGAAAGGTTTTGCCAGACCAACACATAGGAGAACAACGATAATGGCTAACTACATTGTCCCGCAGGTCCTGATCAACCAACTGATTTCGGAGGTACAGCTCAATACCATCAGGAATCAGAACGTATTGGTGATCGGCCCCAACTACGAGCTCTTCCGCTACGATGTCGCGGATGAGAAGACCAAGATCTACATCGGCGACTACGTCAATCCGTCCGGACAGGAGGGTGGCGGCACCGTTGTTGATACCTCTAACGTCGAGTATTCGGTCGAGAACGGAAACGCGTACGAGAACGAGAAGCTCAAGGTCGACAACCTTTCGAGCAGACCGGTAATCCCGTACCCGGCCCAGGCTTCGGCCACCGTACCGGACGCGGACTACAGCAAGGTGTACGCCGACGAGGTCACGATCAAGCTCGCGTCCCTCGGAAGCTTCTACTTCCTGGACGACAAGGAGACGGCCGGCCTCGACGCCAGGCTTCGCTTCCCTTACGCCCTCACCGGCGACAAGCGTGGATTCGCGACAAAGTACGTGTGCCGCTGCTACCTGAAGCCGGAGGACGGCAAGTGCGTCGACGGCTGCGGAAAGGAGCTGACCCCGTACTTCGCCATCAGCTACGATGGAAGCTACGTCGATCCGACCGGAGCCCTCAAGCCCGGCCAGATGAAGAACTTCCCGAGGAGCATCAACGCCGGCGACGCCATCAGGATCCCGTACATGGGTACGGACGAGAAGCCACATGTCTACAAGTCCACGATCGTCGAGGTGTTCGAGTCCGTCAAGGACAGCGGGATCTTCGACAGCGTACAGCTCGCCGACACGCTTCCGGACGATTTCCCGATGACCACCGAGACCATACCGGCGGATCCTGACGACGAGTATTCCGTGGAGTACACCACCGAATTCTTCAAGGCCGAGGAGGACAACACCATCCATCCGGTCTATCCGTACGACAGGGGAGAGTGCGACAGCAACGACCAGGACAGCAACGACGACGGAACTGACATACTCGGCGCCGTCCAGCTCTGCGCACAGTTCTCTAACGTCCTTATCCCGAGGAAGACCGTCGTGCGCCATGTGTGGAACTGGGATTCCTACTCCGACACCGAGGCCGGAAACGACGAAGACGTGTTCGGCGTGGTCATCACGGGCAACCTCAAGGCGAGGTATTCCAACTGGGATCCCTCCGACCCCGCAACCGGTCTTTCCCCGGAGTACAGGGTTCTGTCCGCGAGGCTGTTCGTCGAGCACCGCGATCTCATTACGGCGGCCTCGGACGACATCACGTCCATCGCGTCGGCCGCTCTCGTCGAGAACGCGCTCGGCACGGTCCATCCTGACAACCCGTTGGCGTTTGGCGTCTACATGACGGCGCTCAACTCCGGCGACAGGCTCGTGTACTACTGCGGCGTTCCGACGGACGACCTGTCCGGATACAATGCGGTTCTGGACAAGGCCACGCTCACGGACGAGGTCTACTTCATCGTACCGCTGTCCGGAAACGAGATGGTGATCGATGCGGTCAAGGCCCATGTCGAGTCGATGTCCACCGCCCAGAACAAGCTGTGGCGCGTCGGGTTCGTCTCGCAGACCCCTCCGGCCACCGACACGATCTACGACCAGACGAACAACCCGAGCAAGACCGACTTCTACCTGAAGTTCGTCTTCAAGGACCGCGATCCGTACACCGAAGGCGCGAACCTCGTCCAGTTCATGAAGGACGACGACGTAAACGACGACACGATCAACACGACCGTGAAGTGCCTCAAGGACGTCAAGGTCGGCGACGTCGTCAAGATCTGGCTGGACAACAGCGACGACGACTGGGACGACACGCCCCACTACACGGAGCGCTACGTCAAGAAGATCCTCTCCAACAGCGTGCTCCAGCTGACGAAGCCGGTGTACGAATGCGCCGGGGACGAAACGATCGACGACGGAGACACGGGCAACGACTACTGCTCGCCGGACATGATCCCGAACGGAAAGACCGGAAACCACTTCAAGGTCGAGGTCTACCGCAAGCTCACGCCGGAGCAGCAGGTGCAGTACATCGCGGACATATCCAGCTCGCTGGCCACCCGCCGCATGTACAACGTGTTCCCGTCCGTGGCGTCGACCGATGGAATCGCCTTTACGGGCGAGTTCATCGCCGCCGCTGCCGCCGGCCTCGCGTCGTCCGTGCTTCCGCAGCAGCCCATCACCAACGTTGAGCTCAACGGAATCGGAGACATCCCGGTCGTCTACCAGACCTACTCCAGGGACCAGCTGAACACGATCGCCGCCGGCGGAACCTTCATCGTCATGCAGGACCGTCCAGGCTCACAGGTCTACGTACGCCACCAGATCTCCACGGCTTACAGCGAGGGCAACCTCATGAAGTCGGAGCTCTCGATCACGAAGAACCTCGACTCGATCTCGTACTACTTCGCGGAGCTGTTCGCTCCGATGATCGGCAAGTACAACATCACGCCGGAGCTTCTCAACGTGATCCGTTCCAGGCTGTCGACCGGACTGTCGTACCTCGAGACCGACACGGCCGCGGGCCTCTACGGACCGCAGGTCATCGCCGACGGCACGGAGATCGTGGAGCTGCGCCAGTCCGAGGTGAACCGCGACCATGTGTACGCGAAGGTTCATCTCAACCTGCCGGTTCCGTTTAACTACTTCGACCTCGACCTGGAGATCTAGCCCGGCCGTATCGGAAAAACCTACAACAGGAGACATAAAACATGGCAAAAGACATTTTCGGCTTTACCGTAGAAAAGGGCGACGGGTTCATCGAGTCCGGCGAGGGCGTCCTGATCGGTGACAGCAACCCGATCAAGCTGCTCCAGCAGTGGCGGGTCGACTACCAGCAGCAGGCGCAGCCGATCTATGAATGCGGCACGTCTACCGTGTATTGGGCTGTCAAACACGGTGCCGGCACGCTTACGTGCAATACGATCGTCAGCTCGAAGTACCACGACATCAAGGGTACGTTCGGCACCGTCTGCGAACCCAAGGACATCGTGGTGGTTGCGTTCAGCGGCCAGTGCAAGAGTTCAACGGGAGTAAGGCTCGTGCTCAAGAACACGATCCTCACCGGCGTAGCCTTCGGTGGCCAGGCCGCCCAGGCATACGTCACGGAGGATGTGACGGCCCAGTTCGTGGGCATCGAGATGCAGGTTGGCTAGCGTTCCAGCTCCGCCTATGATGGGAACCCGGTCCATGGCCGGGTTCCCATCTTTTATGTTGACTACGTAGAACCATTTTTTGTAATATGCACGTATCCATGATACAGAACCATCCAGACTATACACCGTATCTCCTCGCTTCGAGGATAGCCGGTTCGACGGGCGTAGGCAAGGTTTCGTACGATCCTACCGGATCCGAGGGAAGGAGATTCCTTGGAAAGCGCAATTCGTACATTGTGGAGCAGGGCATAGTAATACGGTCCGGCGTTGGCGGGTATGACTGCTCCGTCAAAGTCGGAATGTACGAGGTGCCGTGCAACATACTTGTTTCGCAGACATCGCAGGGATTCGGAGTATCCAGGGGCGAGATTCCGGTCGAAGGCACCGTTGTGTTCGTCCTGATGAAGGAGGGGTCCAGCGCATGCGGATGGATCATAGGGTCCGCCCCGAGGTCGCAGCATCTCGCGTCAAACGACTCGGATCCCGTAAGCCTGTTTGAGAACTACCCTACGGGCGGAGAACTCGAGAACCCGTATCTTGATAATTCGGCGTACTATATACCGTACAAGGGCAGCGAATACACCGGCAGGTTGTGGTCGAACGCGGAGAGGCCACAGGATATCGTTCCGGGGGACTCGCTGCTTATAAACGAGAACCATTGCGGCGTCACAACTACGCTGTTCGACGTCGAATTGTCCGGAGGGAACAGTTTCGTTCGCGTAGGAAGGCTTGACGACGAGATAAAGATCAGGTCGACCAATTTTACCAAGTGGACCAACCACGAGGCGCTATCCGAGTTCAACGACGGCGGATACATTTCTTCGGAGGGTAGGAACTATTCGTACCAGGGCGAACTTCTCGGCACGAAAGGGCTGGAGGGTCCCAGGTATGAACTTCCCAAGGATACGGAAGGAAAGGAGCCCAGGCCGAGGAGCAGATGGTGGAAGGGGTTCCTTGGCAATATCTTCAGCTGGTTCACCGTCAGGGCCAGGGAAACTCCGAAAACGGATGACGAAACCCTTGTCAGCGTACATGGCAGCCAGGGCGGAAACATCATGGTGAGGAGCACCGGTGGAATATCGCTCGAGAAGTACCCCAAGATACCGATTCCGAAAAGGCTTGTGGAGCCGTGGGATCCGAAGGGCGACAGGGAGGTGGAAACCACGCATGAGCCGTTCAGGCCGTTCAAGGTCGAAGACCCGCATTCCAGGGGCATAGCAGAGGCGAGCCGCATGGCATGGGAGCAAAGAACCATGTATAGGCGGTTTGACGAGTTGAAGAAGGATTTCGAGGTAAAGAACGAAAAGGACGTAAATGTTCCCGGAGACCAGGACAAGGACCCGATGGGGTCTACCGAAATAGAGCAGTCCAAGTACGCCACAAGGAAGGCCGGTGTGTTCATAGGCGAGGACGGCAGCGTCATAATCCGTGACGCCTGGGGCTCCGAGATAACCATGATCGGCGGGAACGTAACGATAAGCACGCCTGGAAACATAATATCTACGGCCAACAAGGATATCGTGTCGATAGCCCGGAACAGCGTGGTCATCCGTGGCGTAAGGGCGGCAGAAATGTCTTCCGACGAAGGCGACACCAGGGTGCATGCGAAGAAGTTGCTCACCATGGCCGGCGGATCCAACGAGTCTCCGGGAGGCGTACTGGTGGAATCCATAGGGTCTCCTCCGGCCGTTTCGGCCCCGCCGGAAGCCGGGTCTTCGGCGTTTATAGGCGGTGTCGTGCTTAGGTCGAAGACGGCCGGCGTCCTGATAAGCGGAAAGAACGCCTATGTAAACGGCGAGGACAATGTGTTCGTGTGGGGAGGGCCGGATGGCAGCACGAGGGAAGGAAACGTGTTCCTGAACGGAAAGAACACGATAATGACGGGTGCCAAGCTAGTAGCCGGAATAGTGGAGGAGACCACCTATCTCGCCACCGAGAATTTCGCGGGCCTTCTTTCCCCGAACTCGGCTCTGGTTTGGGGAGGAGACGGCGCCATGATCATAAATGGAGACCAGATTCCCATACTATGGTCCGGCAGCGCCTCTCCTCCGGATATGTCGGGGATAAAGGAGATATGGTCCATTCTGCAGGATTCCGGCATCGAGGACCCGTATACCTGGGACAACGTGTGCGCCAACGCCGTATACACGTTCAGGACGGCTGTGCAGGCGATGACGAACTCCGGAATAGAGCCGTGGGAGAAGAACGGGACGTTCACGCTGTACGAGCCGTATTGGCAGATCATGCACGATGTGGGTGACCCGATGGCTATAGGAAATCCGTATACGCCTGAGCCGAAGGAGGTATATGGGACGAAATGTTGGCCGGGAAAGGGGCCGATCACGGACGGAAACTTCGTAAAGTACGGGGATGGAAACATAGAGGAAGGGTTTTCAAAGCCAAGGGAGGCGTTGAAGGATTCCGTATCACTCAAGATCGACAAGATGTCCGAGTTCAAAGTTTAACAGGTGAACAAAATGGAAGTAATAAACCCAAATACGCTGTCCGACAAGGACGTACTGAACCAGGAACATCCGGCCGGCGAGTCGGATGTGACGATGTCGACGATGCCGAATTCGCCGGCCGCGGAGGACGATCCGGATAAACCGGAGAACCCGGAGTTCGTGGAGGGCATACGAGAAGCTGTACGGGAGGCGGAGGAGGAGATCAGGCAGGAGGAGTCCGAATCGGAGAAGGCATCCAAGATGCCGGATTCGGCCAGCGTGTCGGACGCCGTGGATAACGACACGCTTCTGAAGGCCGCGACCATAGCCAAGGAGAAGTCGGAATCCGCTTCGTCGATCGATGGGTCGAAGCCGGATACGTCCAATTCCATACCGATACTCCAGGAGCACAAGGATGCGTTCATTTCGTGTCTGATAAGCGGTGACAGGTACAGGGAGACGTTTTCCAAGTTCGGAGGAAAGCTGCTGATTGTCGTCAGGTCGAGGACCGCGGAGGAGACGAACGCCATAGTTTCGTATATACGAAGGAAGGTGATTACCGGCGAAACATCGACGAGGGAGCTGTATTCCAGCTATGTCAGGAGGGCCATAGTGGCGGCCCAGATAGAGGAGGTGAACGGAGTCAAGTACCCGGAACTTGCATCTCCGTATTACTTCGTTGAGACTCCAGAGAAGATGGAGCCTCCGGCATGGGAGAAACAGATGGACATGTGGGGGTCAAAGCCGGAACAGCTGTTTTCCGTATGCGCCGACTGCGTAATAGAGTTCGAAGTCAGGTACTGGAACATGATAGCGCATGCCGGGGACGAAAATTTTTGGAATCCCGGAGAGTCTACCGGGGTCTAGAGGAAGCCGTACTCACAGGGACGTGGATACCGGTCGAACACCCGCATTCGTTCCTGTCGCGAAGCCTCAGGTATAGATTCCGTGAGACACGGGATATGCTGGACATAAATTCCAGCATATACCTGTCGTTGTCAAATATAATCGGAAACAGCCATGTGAAGATGTCAAAGGCACAAAGGATGCTTGACGAGCAGAAGGACAGGCTGTTCTCCACAATCCCGTACATAGCCTCGCAGACGGACAAGAAACGCAAGAGAGTGATATCCGGTGTACGGCTGTTCAAGAAGCTTGAAAAGACGCTTACGCCGGAAATGGTACAGAGGGAGTACGACAGGCTTGTCACTTCCAAGAAGGAGGAGGTACATGTCCTCGGCGGAAAGAAGACGTAAAATTGAACTGGAGACGGGCATTTGATATAATCTCGGCATGGACGAAAAAAAGGTAGAACAGCTGTTGCATATGCTTATCCTTGGGGCTTCTCAGCCGCAGGGGTATTCAGGTCCCATGTACGATGCGGGAATGTCCACGCACGGGTATGGCCCGGATGCAAACCCGTTTGCCTACACTACAAACGAGTCCAGTTCGTTTTTTGGCCCGATAGGCAATCTTATAGGCGCCATGTTCCCGGAGATGATGGTCGAGGACGACAGCGGCCAGATGGTGTTTCCGTTCAAGACCAATCTTACGCTGAGAAACAGCGGAAGATCCGGATTCTCAAACATGGTTACGGACTCGAATACGAGAGCCTACAACCATGCCGTTGCCGATTCGTGGCAGCCGCAGGCCGAGGGGTGGAGAAAGGCCACTTCTACCGACGGGGTACTTGGAAAACTGGCGCAGGCGGCGCTCGGCGAGGAGAATGGGTCCGCGCTCATGTCGTTCCTGGGCAGCGACATCGGCGCCAAGATCGGGCTTCCGATAGTAAACCAGGCTCTGGGGTACGATCGCGGGGCAAGCGCCAATGTGGCCACGGGGCGGTCTCTCGGTGTCGTGGCCGGCATGCAGGGGCTATATGGCGGAACCATGTTCGGAGACGAGCAGGCCCCCAGGTCTATGGGCATGCTGGATGCGCTTACCGGGTTTACGGACAAGGATTCGCAGGTTGCCACGCAAAGAGACGCCGTAGCGGGTCTCATAAGTTCGACCACGAACAGCATGATGTACGACGGCATCGTAAAGAGGCAGAACATGCACGGTGCCAGCGAGGCTTTGGTAGGAAACATCATAGCCGACGCCATCCAGAACGGTTCGCTTGACAAAATGCTTCAGGAGACCGGTTTTACGGGTGAAGGCCTGGACGGGAAGGACCAGTCCGCCGGAAACATGCGCGACATCCTTACGAACAGGGGCAACGTGGTACGCGAGATGAAAACCCTGGAGGCCAGGAGGAAAGAGGACGTAGAAAAATACAAGGAGGCGCAGGAGAGGGGCGATACGGATGCGCAGAGCCAGCTTGAAAGCGAGATAAAAGACGCCGACCAAAGGCTAGAGGAAGCCGCCAAGCAGCTGAAGGAGATAGACGGGTTGGTCGAAAAGGCCGCTACGCCGCTTGTCGAGGCCGTCACGGGCGTTACGTCAGCCCTGAAGGACTTCTACGGAAGCGAGACGGAATCGAAGGCGGCGCTTGACAAGCTTACCAACGGACAGGGATCCCATGACAAGGCCGTGGCAGACAGGGTTCACGACCAGGTCAACGAGATAAAGCTGCTAGGAACGATGGCCGGAATAGATCCCAGAATAATGGGAACCCAGCTGATGGAGGTGAACGGGGCGCTCGGAGGTGGCTCTAGGCTCGGATCCCGCGTAAGCGGGGCGACGGCTCTCAATTTCCAAAACATGTTCGCCCGACAGCTGTTTTCATTGGGCGGGTCGACGAACGACAAGGCGGATCTCATGGACGCCCAGGTCTCGCGCGCCGCGTCTTACGGCCAGTCCGAGGGAAGCGCGTTTGCCACGCTTTTGGAGGTTGCGAAGAAAAACGGGGCGTTTGCAGGGAACGAGGACCAGCTTTCAGAAATCGTCGATATGGCAAAGACGGGCCGCAGGGAGGATTTTCTTGAGGCCAAGAAGAGACTGGCCAAGCTTGGTTTCGGGTCGGAGGAGTTTTACGAGGAGATAGCGAACGATCCGGAGATGCTTGCCAAATATGCGTCCAAGCTTACTGACCAGGAAAGGGACAGCGCCGGCAAGCTAGGCGTACAGATGGCGCAGGCCGAGGATTCCAGGATGCTGAGGGAGGGTGGACGGAACGCAAAGCAGAGAAGGCTCGAGATGGCTTTGCAGGAATCCGGTGTATCCGTATCGGAGATAGACAACGCCGTCGGAGGAAGGGACTACCAGGCCATAATGGACCAGCTCGAAGGCATGACCGGCGGAGAGAACATGGACGAAGGTGCGTCTGCGGCCAGGGAGATGATGCAGAGGGAGTTCCAGGCGGCGAAGGACAAAGGAATGTCGGACGAGGAGGCAAGGAGGGTTGCTGCCGAGAATTTCACGGCAAAGGGCTACGACAAGCTCCTGTCAGACGACAACAGGAACAAGATAGAGGACACAAGGGCCGCGTCAAGGTTCTCCGCCTTGAGGGATCTCGAGTATTTCAAGGACGAGAACGGAAACAGGTTCGCGTTGGAGGGCAACGATTTCCTCAAGAGCGTCGGCGCCGTTTCGGAGGACGGAACCCTCACGAGGTCCGCACTTTCGCAGGCGTCCAATTCGATGTTCGACACCATAACCCAGTACGGCGATACGTTCCGTACGAAGGATGGCGGCAAGATCGACATGGCCGAGATAGCGAAGAAGCGGGACCAGTTCGACAAATTGATGAAGGAGGGCAAGGGCGAGGAGGCGTACGCCCTGTTCAACGAGATAGCCGGAAGCCTCGACGAAAGCAGCCAGAAAGTCCTGCAGCGCTCGTTGAAGGGGTCGTACAGGACGACGGACCAGATCTACAACGAGTCCGTGTCGAGGCTGTCCGAGGATGACCAGAAGGTGCTTGCCGACAACAGGGCCATTTTGAACGATCCTAAAAAATCAAGGAAGGAGAAGGAGGAGGCCCAGGCCAAGATAGACGAGCTCATGGCGAAGTCGGACAAGGAGCAGGACCTGATAGACAGGGTTGCCGGGTACGGCGACATGGGCAAGAAGATGGCCGGCATGAACAGGGACGATCAGCTGGCCTATGCGGAAGCGGTCGAGAAGAGCCAGAACACGAACATTTCCGAGGAGGAGCGCGACAAGGCCAGGAAGGAGATGCGGGAGTACGAGAAGAAGGCGGAATCCGCGTCAATGAGCGACCTTGAGAAGATAGTTCAGGCGTTCCAGAACAACGATCCAACCAAGTTCGCCGAAGCACTCAAGGCGGCCGGAACGACGGTCGAGCAGTTCCAGGAGGCGATAAAGAAGGTAGTAGAGGCCATCGGCGGAACGGTTTCCGGACCGGAAGACGCGTCGGCGGCGGCGTCGACCGGGCAGTCCGATGAGACGTGGTACCATTCAGGCAAGAAGGGCGAGAGAAACTGGGCCGGCGCCATATTGTCGTCCCCGTTCAGGCTTCTAAAGGGGGCGTCCGACGGTCTGTTCGGTGATGACAGCATATTGTCAAACGCGCTTGGAATGGGTGTCGCGGCGGTCGACTACGCTACAGGAAACGGTGAAGCGATGGAAGGCGCGCAGTCTAGGATTACGGGAGTCTCGTCGACCCGTCAAGGAAGGGACGGTTCCGGCGTGTCCGGGGCAAAGATAGACGCCCTTTGCGGAAGGCTCGACGAGCTCATATCTACCATGAAGACCACCGGACAGGACAAGACGGTTAGACTATAGGGGGTTTGCATGTCAAAGATATTCGGAGTCGTCAGAGGGTCCTTCCACATACAGAGGGACGCCTACATTGGTGCCAGCATGGTCTACATACCCGGCATGGACACGGCAACCATCAAGAACACCCTTGTTTCCAATTTTTCGTTCAGCGACAGCGAAAAGAATTCCATCATACAGTGCTTCAACGACGTAAACCATATCTACGCGTTCGGCCACGATCCGGAGCAGTCCGGGTTTTCGATAACGTATATAACGTTTCTCGGCGAGAAGTGCATGAAGGACGACAAGTTCAAGCCTGGAAATTCTCTTAGCGAGCTTGTCGGGGCGTACAACGACATAAAGGTTTCCAAGTACGCCAATACCATAGATGTGATGTTCGGAAACGGAGTGATGATCAAGGGGATCATACTGAGCCTGTCAGTGTCCACGTACGAGACCGAGTTCAATACGGTTACCGTGACGGTATCCGGCAAGGCCATGAGTCTGGAGAGATGACATGGTAAACCACGTTAGAACACTTTTGCTGAATGAAAGCGCAGCCGTTCCCGGATTGCCGGAATGGGTAATTGACGGATTTTTCATTTCTCTTAAGCTCAAGCCCTACGTCAAAAGGCTGTATGACGATGTGTTCGGCGAGGGCGCAACCGTTGATGAAAAGGTTCATGCGGTGGACATACTTATGCCTTTCGTCATGGAACCTGAATTTTCATCGTTTATTTCAGGAATAGACGGGCGCATGACGGTTGACGACAGGCCAAAGGTTTCCACCGGATCGGTATTTTCATTCTACAAGAACATAAACCCGGGTTCCAGCGACATGGTATCCAGGGTACTTTCGTCGACGAATTCAACCATGGTGTTCCAGCACGTTGGGGACGCTGATGTAGATTCCAAGCTGGACGGCCTTTATTTGATACGTACTGGATCGAAGGAGTCGTCGAAGGCGTTTTCATCGTGCATAGTGGCGCTTGTCGTACTTTTAGACTTCGAATACAGAAGAACCGTAGCAGATGCCAAGTAAGAATTACATATATGGCGTAAAGAAGGCCACTTTCGACATCGGGGGCACGGAGTACGACGTGTCTACCGCCGCCATTATGCTGTCAACCAATTCAATACCGACGTGCCAGGTAGGGATAGCTCCGACGAAAGGGTCGTCAGGCACAAACGTGCATGTTCTCGATCTGAACAATCTGAAGTCCGCGCTCGACATGTTATCGTACAAGGCCGCCGGATTGGAGGAATGCAACCTTGACATCGTATTGGAGATAGTATCAGAGGACGGCAAGGGCACTACGCAGGAATTGAAGCTGGAGAAGTGGCTTATAGCCGATGTAGGTCTTTACAACGTATCGACGACCGGTATTTTCGACATGGCGGTAACCATAATGCACCCGGCATACCGGCTTTTGATGCACTCTGGGTTCTACTTCGACGCGTCCAATACGCTTAACTTCGACAAGACCTATCCCAAGGTTACGGACCCGTTAAATGCCGCCGAAGTCGCGATAGACACGATGAAGGCGGCGAACGAGAAGGCCAAGCTGGAGACGCAGTTCTCGTCCCAGGCGTCGATACTCATGTCCACTCCGCTGAAGAGCGCGAGCGAGTTTTCAAAGGAGCTTCTGTCCGCAATGGACGCCGTCAAGGCGGACATGAAGCATTTGATTTTCGACCTGGAGTTTTCAGGGGCCACGAACAAGCTTCCGTGCGAAACGATATTGAAGTCCAGGTACATCAACGGCGTCAAATACGCGCTGGCCGACATGTGGACCTCCGCCCTGCAGGGCGGCAACAGCTCGTTCTGGAGCGCGCTTACGGGGTCGATATGCCCGCAGATGATGCTGGAGGTGATACCGACCTTCTACGAGGACAAGCTGCATGTCGTGCCGATAATGCCGTGGAAGAGCGTATCGGTAAAGCTTTATGACTTCAACGAGAACAACGTAAACTTGCCCAGCAAGGATCCGGACCCGATTTACGGCTGTATCATGTATAACGGCCCCGGCGCGACTCCGGCCGAGGGTACCATAACGTATGCCAGGAACGCCGGCGAAAAGACCGGGATACAGACGGCGAACCTTGCGTTCATACCATCCGGGTCGGATTCGTCGGTAGGGCGCCTGCTGCCGTGCGGGGATCCCCCGTGGATACATGTCGCCAACGAGAAGGCGAGTTCGATGAACCCCGTTACGAATACGGCTACCGGGGAGAACTCGTACTCGAAGACAAAGACGAGTAATTCAAAATCGGGCGGCAACGAGGATCTAAAGATGTGGAACGCCGTGCGCATACTGTACATGAACAGCCTGTTCATGTCCGAGTACAGGTCCGGCGTATCGGCATCGTTGTCGGGCGCGTTCTGCACCGCTATCGACGGAGACAATTGGCTGATACCCGGCAAAAGGGCGTCGTTCATATCGGGCAACGAGCTTTTCACGGGGCAGATAGCCACGGTGCAGCACAATATAGATTGTGCAAGGTCGTCCGCGTCGACCAACATACAGCTCTCATACTGCCTTTCCAGCCGTTCTAGCGCGAATATCCTAGGCGACGCGCCGAAGATACCGTTCTACAACGCCCATGCTGCGTCAAGCTAGTAGTTGCGTCATCGTTCGACTTGGTGTAATATCTGGGAAACGGGAAACGAAATGCCAGAACCATACTTCACTGAAAACGACGGCTTCGACGAGGTTGTCAGGGGCATACAGGCGATAGCCAACGAGCGGAAGACCGAAGGCCCGAAGCTGACGGGGCTGACAACGGGCGAGCAGGCCTATGCCAATTGGCTCAAGGACAAGACTCCGGAGAACCTGTCCAAGGCCGTGGAGGCTTTCTATCCGACCATAAATTCGGAAATAACCAGGTATTCGGGCCCCAAGACGATGCTGAGGTCGCAGGCGAAGATTTTGACGGTAAAGGCCCTGAAGAGTTTCAACCCGATGTCTGGAGCCAGGTTGAACTCGTGGGTTGTGACGAACCTGAAGCCGCTATCCAGGTATTCCAATTCGCAAAAGGACGTCAAGATACCGGAGGTGGCTGCCAGGCAGGCGGCGGCCGTCAATCGAGCTATGAACGAGTTCGTGGACGACTATGGCAGGGAGCCTACGGACGAGGAGCTTGCCGACGAGCTCGGAATGACGGTAAAAAGAGTCAGAGACGTACGAAAAAAGGCGGTAGCCTCCGTGGCCAGCAGCTCGTTCGACGAAATGGACGGCGACGACATCAGCGCGTCTGCGCCAGGCGTTGTTACGCCAAGCAAGATTCCGTTCGCTCAGGAAGCCATATACAGGGAGCTGGACAGCACCGACAGGTTCATTTTCGACAGCATAACAGGTTTGAACGGGGCGCAAAAGCTTCCGGCAAAGGAGGTAGCCGCAAGGCTCGGCATATCTCCGGCTGCCGTAAGCCAGAGGGCCAAGGCCATCGGCGACAAGATAGCGTACATTGTTAACAATGGCTAAGATCGACGAGCTTATACCCAAGTTGCAGGACGAGGCCGACAAGGAGTACGAAATGTTCTCCGGCGGCACGAGGCGCGAGTTTTTCATAGAGGTATTCGGGGCGGAGGACGTAGACGACCTTCTTGATAAGTTCAAGCCGACCGAGCACAATGAAAAATGGGATTCGGAACGGCAGCAGGAGTCCCCGGACATAGACGTGCTCATGCTGAACAGGCGCGCGATAGCGTTCATGGCTTCCGGCAGGATCGGATGCTTCAAGAGATACAAGGAGACGGAACTGAGGCAGCATGTCATGGGCAAGGCCAGGATGGCGAAGCAGCTGTACATGCTTGACAACACCAAATCGTTTACGTCCATGGAGATGGCCAAATGAACAGACCTACTTCAAGGAGCTATGCCGGCAGGCAGGTGGACCTGGAGGCGTTGAAGCACGTCGAAAGGACCATACGCACCCAGCGTGTCCATCCTGACGTGAACACGGATCCAAGGATCGTTGCCGGGATAGAGAAGGCCGTCCAGAGGTATGCCATACTGTTTCTTACCCATCTCGGAAGCGTAAAGCTGGCACCGGATGTTGGAAGCACCTTGCTTCACGACGCCCTGTCCGGCCGGGTTTCGAGCCTTGCACAGCTCGGAAACCTTTATGCGCTGGCCAATTCAAGCGCACGGGCGGCCATGAGGGCCGACGACGAGGATCCGGGGTTCGGGTCCATACCTGACGACGAAAGGGTCGTGGACACGAGGCTTGTGAACATGGATCTTGACTATGCGTCAAGGACGATAAGGATACATGTGCTCATAACGACCGCTGCCGGGGATTCGTTCACGTTCATAATACCGGTCACATCAGGACTTACGATGTAGAAATGAGAGAGATAACGCTAAACAGCCTGACGCAGGAGCAGCTGTCATCCGAATCGCAGATGCTCATAAACATGATCAGAACGAAGTATCCCAAGCTGGATCTTCGCAGGGGTACCGTGCTCAGGGACCTGCTGGTCGACGCGGATTCAGCCGTAGGCGCCATGTTCGCGGCACAGGCGGACGAACAGCGTCTTTCGTCGTCTCTCATGGAGCTGTCCAGAAGGGCTGCCGCCGGGGAGGAGATATCTACCGACGACGTGAACGCGGTGCTGTCCAATTTCAACATGGAGTCCATTTCCGGAACGGTCGCCAGGGGGTATGTAAGGGTATTCGTCTCTGACGACGGCGAGCATACGATACTTTCCGGAGTGAAGTTCCATACGATAGACGGCGTTTCGTTCACCGTCTCCGAAGACGTTACGGCGTCCATGGACCCAGGGGAAGGTGAGGTAAAGCAGTTCCAGGGCGTGTCCAACTACTGGTTCCTGGTTCCGGTTGTTGCGGACGAGGTTGGATCGAACGGCAACCTTGACCAGGGAGTTTCCCTGGAAAGCGATACGGCCATCGTGGGGTTCGTTTCGGCCAGCGCGTACAAGAAGTTTTCAGGGGGTTCCGATCTCGAGGAGCTTGACAAGACCGTCGACAGGATAAAGTCGTCGCTCTCGGTCAGGGCCCTGACCACCGAAACGGCCGTCGAGTCGCAGCTAAGGGACAGGTTCGACGCTACGGACAACCCTATCGTGGCCGTTTCCCTTTGCGGTTACGGGAATGAAGCCCAGATAAGGGACAAGCACAATCTGTTCGGCGTCGGAGTTGGCGGACGCGTTGACGTCTACGTCAGGAACTTCACGGATCTCCCGGTCGCGCAGGCCGTATCCAAGACGGGCAGGCTGAACGACGACGATACGTTTACGATCGACATATCGCACGTAGATTTCCCGGGCATGATTTCCGTGTATTCCGTCTCTGACCCGGATACGAACGCGCTGTCGTCGTATTCGTTTTCCGTGAAATACAGCGCCGACGTGTCTTCGACGTGGCATGACATATCGGTGTCCGAGGATAGCGTAAGGGAGACGGCGAACACGGTATGGAGGGACGCCACCGTCACCGTGTCGGAGGTTCCGGTAACGGATGAGGACCGCCTGGCCGGGTCCAAGGAGTTCAGGGTGGAGGTCGTGTCGCTGCCGGCTGCGTCCCAGATACAGTCGTACGTGGACGACGGACTTGTCAGGAACGTAGGGTCAGATTTCGTGGTACGCGGGCCGATGATCGTGAACACGTCCGTCAACGCGGTCGTCAGATACCCGTACAGCGTGGCCTTCGACGTCGAAGAAGCCAAGTCAGAGATATGCAAGTACGTAAACACGTCCGGATTCGTCGGCAGGCTTACCAGGTCTGAAATAGCATCCATACTCAGGAACCTAGGGGCTACCAGCGTAGACCTGTACAACGAGAACGAGATGCTTTACGGCTACGTTTACGACGCGGACGGGGTTAAACACGAGATGTCCGGCGACGCGCTTGACGTGGAGCTGGTTAAGTCCGCGAAGAACATGCTTACAAAAGACACCGCTGTTTTCGTACTGGAGCAGAAGAACGTTCAGATCACAACAATACCGATAGCATAACATGTCTAAGGAAACGTTGGTCGTTCCAAACAGGACGTCCATTGCAGCAGAATCCGTAGATTCGTTCCCCGCGGATACGTCTGACGAGTACGCGAGGAACGCGGCAACTCTGACAGAGTGGCTCGGGTCGTTCTGGTCCGAGATCTACGAGAACCCGGACTTCGTAGAATATATCCAGGGTGCAAGGGCGCTGAGGATATCGCAGCTTTACCTGGATCTCCTTGAGAACCTCAAGCTTGAGGACCGGGAGAACGCCCCCGTGTTCCATCGCGAGAGGTGGCATCCCATAATACTCAGGAAAAGCAAGAGGAACACCGGGTCGAAGGGCATGTTCAAGCTTGTGTCCGACGGTACGATCGTGTACGGGGAGCAGACGAACGAGGCGTACCCGGACTGCACCAGGATAACGTTGGGCGGAGTAGACGCCAACTACAGGAACATGGTCGTGTATCCGCTTGACGAAGGTTCGTCGAGCATGCTCGACGTACTTACGTGCCTGTCCAACAACATAGCCGACGCCACGGTGGTCATGAGCAAGGGCACCGGGTTCGTGATACTCGACGGTGCCATAGCGATAGCCGAGGAGCTTGATCCGTTCGAGGGCGAGAAGGCCGACGAGTTCCCGAAGTTCGAGGTCGTGGCAGACGACCCGGCGGACAACGACGTGGAAACCGTGCTGTGGGCGTCGGACGCCATGTTCGACAGGAATTTCCTGTATACGGCGCTCGGGTACGCGATGAGGCTTCCGGCCAGGTCGTCGGAGGTGTACAAGAAGGTCGTGAATGCGGCCTGGAACACAGTCGCTTCTGGATGCACGCCTTTGCTCTTAAAGTCTCTCATGGCCTGCATTTGCGGAATTCCTACGGTAAAGGAGGACGGGGAGGTAGTTGACCGGGTTATAAGGGACGACGACGAGACGCTGCATGTCGTTACCGACAGGAACGTATATACTTTCCCGTCGACAAAAATAGCTCCGGGGGAAGACGATCCGGTGGGCGAGGAGAGATATGTCAACTATACCGAGCTGCGAAAGGACGTCGTAAAGGGGGCCAGGCTTAAGAGGTTCGACACGCTTGACAAGGCGATCCGGGTATATCCGTGCGTTAGCGACGTGGACAGGATCGCCAACTACAGCGAGTTCGTGTCCGACTTCGAGGAATTCGTCGCCGACGTGCCGGTCGTGGACCTCCCTCCGGCGCTGTTCAGGACTGAGCTGGAAGGCGGCTTCTCCGTCGGATGGGAGGAGCAGGAAGTCGTATGCGTCGGATTCGACAAGAACGGCAATCCGAAGCTGAGGTTCCACCTTGAGGGGTCCGAGATGGACGAGGACCTGTTCTGGAACGACACGTGGGCCAATTACGAGGAAGCCGGAGTTTCCATGGAATCTTGCCTGCAGGGCATCGAGTATGATAAGATTTTTGCGCCGGGAAAGGTATGCGGGAGGATTTCTCCGATGAAGTTCTTCATGCACAATCTGATCGGTGCGAACACGCTCATCATAACGGTGAGAACGGATACATTGGCGGATGACGCCCCGCTATACGATCCAAAGTTCTTCGGCGTCGTAAGGGACTGCATACCGGCTTACATAAGGCTTTACGTCGTTGAGCACGAGACCGTGTACGAGGACTCGTTCGACACAGGCACATCGGTGTCAGACGACGCCGATCTCAACGCGTACGAGGAGTACGAAGACGAAATGGAATACGGCGCCAGGTCCAAGAAGGCAAAGTACCACGACAGGGTCGACTCCAAATGGGTAGCCGCATGCAGGGATGACTACGATGACTGATACCTACAGGGCAAGCATGGCGCACGGCCGGATCCGTGCAAGGTGGACCGACGGCGAATCCTGCGGAGATTCGTTCGAGGCCAACAACATGATGTCGTATTCGGCCGCGGACATTTTGGCCGCCGCGTACGGCGGTGACACGTCCAAGGTACCGAAATACATAGGTTTCATCTACGGCCCGGAGTCTGAGAATCCGCTTCCTCCGATAACGAGGGACATGGATTGGAAGTATGTCAGGCAGATGACCAAGGATCTGGAAGGGAACATACAGGTGGCCAGGTTCAGCAGGAAACCGTCCATAGACGTATCCGAGGTGGTCGATTCCAACGACCAGCCCCTGTACCGCGGAAACGTGGTCGAGTTCCATGCCGTTACCAGGTCAAACGTGGACGGTGAATACGGGATGGATACGTCCGGAGACTCCAGGTTTGCCGGAAAGCTGCATTCCGGTGACACCATGTACAGGGCCGTGTTGCTCGGCGACGGAATACCGTGCGACGACGATGAAAAGTACACCGTGCTGGCCATGGTCGATCTGTCGAAGGACGGAAAGACGTACCGGAAGAAGCCGGACAGCTACGAATTGGCGATAGACTGGCGGGTAACCTTCGAATAGGGGTTTTGACATGGCTATTTGGAACGAAGTAAAGGGCCTCAGGGACGGCCAGTTCGTAGACGCTGAGACGTTCAACAGGCCGATAGGCGAACTTACGGCCAGGACGGACTACCTGAAGAACCGGCTTGACGAGCTCGGAGACGGGCATTCGAGCCTCCAGATACAGGTTTTGCTTTCGGAGTCGGATACCCCGTCTGTCGGAGATGTGGTGTGCGTAGACCCTGAAACCAAGAGGTACAGGAAGGCCATAGCTTCGATGGACCTGTACGACGCGTATACGGCGTCCGAAAAGGCGTATGCGGTCGGACTTCTTATATCGAAGACCGACATGACCGGAACGGTCGTCCTTTACGGCAGGGTCGACATACACGATCTGGACGTCGGGTCCATGTCCGACGAGACGTTCATGAGCGGGCAGTACTACCTGTCGTCGTCCACTCCGGGCAAGATAACAAGATTTCCTACTGGACCTAGGATACTGGTTGGGTTTTTTGCAGAAAATACCCAGGTCAACGGAACTTATTCTGGTTCGTTCGCCATCATAAACCCCCAGCACATGGACATAGAGGCGCATTCGCACAGGACGTACGTCCTCGAGCCTGCGCCGGCCGGGACTACCGTCGAGGAGAACGGAAAGATAAGGGTTGTCGGTTTCTATCCGGACAACTATGTGGAGCCGGAGGACTCCAACGATTCGAGCGACACCCCGGCGTTCTCCGGCATACCAAGGCTTGTCGTAGGCGGCGACTACACGTCGTCCGACGAGGCTTCGTACACCGTATCGGTATCTTCGGACTCCGGCAACGAGCCGTCCTCGTGGCCGTGCTACGTCACATGGTCGGCCCATGGCGGAGACAGCGGTTCTGGACGCGCGGAGATAAGGTTCTTCGGCGACGAGGCCATGATCGGCAACCTTGGAATGTCTGTAAGGCTGGAACCGTCTTACGGGATGTCGGAAGCAAGCCCGTTCCAGGCCGGATGGACCTCCGTTGAGGACAGGACATGGACGGTGAGCAGAAAGACGTCAAGGGGATGGTCGGACTGCTCGGTGAACGCCAATACGCAGTTCGGGGATTATACCCTGGTGCTGTCCGGGTATCCCAACAGGCAGAAGAACGAGATAAAGTTCCATGTGCCGGAAAACGTCTACGATCTCACGTCAATGTCCGATGCGATAGGCAGCGTAATCACGATAGACGGACAGGATTTCGTGTTCACGAATGTGAACGGCGACGGTACCGAGGGCCACGAGGACGCAATAAAGGTTCTCAAGGGCGGAACGCCGTACGAGTCCATGGTGGCGCTGTCGATGGAGTGCGATACGGCCATATACGACGAGCTTTTGAAACAGGTGCTGTGTTTCGGCGAGGTCGCCGGTTCCGATCCCGTAAACAGCAATTCGGACCAGGTGTGGTTCGCAGTCGTATTCGACGAGGCAACCGGAGAGTCGCTGTCGTCAGGAATCGGAGGACGATCGGTGTCCAAGATAGACGAGCCGTATACCGTGTTCGGCATGAACAACGGCATGTCGTACAAGCTGGTCGGTAGCGGGTCCCTGAAAGTCGGTGACTCCGCGGAAGCTTCCGTTTTCTTTCCGGTCATCGGTGCGTGCTACAGGTACAATATCGAGTTTGACAACGACCTGAAGAAGCATTTTCCGCCGGTCCCGGCCAGATCCGGGTCGCTTATGCTTAACGGGGTCGAATTGGAGTCGTACCACATGTTTCCGGGTTCTACCTGGGCCGACTCTCCCGCGGTGTACGCGATAGGGGACGACAGCATCTACTGGAGGGATCCGACGGAAGGGAGGCAGCCGTGGCCGTCCACGTACCCGAACGTGGACGTGGAGGACGAATACAGGCTTCTGTTCCATTTCGTTTCCGAGTTCCACTCGGAAACTGGCCCCGTTACGTCCCTGCACCCGGCAGTCGATTCCCCGATAACGATAAAGAGGTGCGGTACGACGGACGACGCTACCGTCGGCGACCTTGAGCTGGACGTTGATTTGTCGCTCGGCATATCCGACATGAACGTGGAGGGATACAAGGCGGTGAAGGCGACAAGGTCCGGAAAGCTGCTTCTGGGCCCGTTGGTCGAGAAGATAGTCGCCGGTCCCGGCATATCCATATCGAAGAGGTCCGGAATGCCGGACGGGCAGGGCACCGTAACCATTTCGGCCGACGGGGCGCAGTACGCAGGGGATTTCGAGACCGTTGCCCTTGAGAACGCGAAGCTGGAATCCATAGGCATGTTCCCGTATGTCAGGTTTTTGAAGTGGACGCCTGGATCCGGGTCGAACATACCTACCGGATTCGTGGCCAAGTTCCATGTACCGGCCACCGCCGAATACGGCGTATACAGGGTCAAGTTCTACGCCACCGTGTTCGGAGAGGAATCGTTCGACGGAAACGACGTCCCGCTTACGGCCGGTATAAAGATGGACTACAATATCCTCCCTGACTACAATTCGGTAAATGGGGGCCTGGTGGAGAACGCGAACCTGAAGACCGGCTTGATAAAACCCGACGAGCCGTTCGTATTGAACGTTCCGTTCGGAACCATGGGCAACGACGGGTTCTACCGGTACACGGCGTACGATCCGCTGCTCATCCATAACGATTCGTCGATCGATCCGCTGCTGGGCAAGTCGGTACAGGTCATGGACCACGCTTTTCCGACTAAGGACGATTGCAAGTCGTACTTCGACGCCAACATGCTTTCGGGTACTGTGTTCGGCATAAAGCCCGGATACACGGTATCCGTCCGCTTCTCCAGGTCGGATCCTGATTCCGGTACGCCGTATACGGGAGCCGTCGGAATCCTCAACCTCAGGTGGGAGATAGAGAAGGTCGTCGACATCGACGTCTCCTCCGACGACGAGGTCGCCGACCTGGTTACGCAGACCGTGCTGAACCTGCGCAAGGCGGCCGCAAAGACGTCGAGGATGGCCAACAGCTACGATCTCGTAACGATACTTACCAGGATGATAAACGCCCTTAAGTGACATGCCGACGATAAACGCAGAGTGGCTCAACCAGAACTCGCAGAGGGCATACCCGTTTTGCGAGGACATGCAGATGCGCCCCGTGATCGACGGGGTGCTGTCCAGCGACTACCGTATACCAAACGGCATGTTCCTTGACATGACGATGGCCACCACCAGCTACGATTCGCCTCCGTCCGTGTTCCTGAGCGGCCTTACGTCGATCAACGGGGTCGTTACGGCCGTATTCTCGGACGCGGACACCCTTGAGCCGGTTGCAACGGCGTCTACGGCGGTATCCGACGACGACTACGTGCCAGTAAATTTCTTCGGAACCGGAAGGCACGACGACATCAGGGGGACGGTCGTATTCGGGAACCTGTACAAGTCGTCCGACGAGCTTCCGGACGGAATTTATTCGTTCAACCCGTCGGAGACCTTGTTCGAGGCGCGGTGCATAAGGCCTACCGTACCGTGCGTAAGCGGTCTATACGTCACGAACGCGGTCGGGTCCTTCGAGTCGAAGAGGTTCAGGGGCGACGTGGCCCTCGTAGCCGGCAGGAACGTGCGGCTGGAGTTCGACGAGCCGCACAACGCCATCATAATACACGCCAGGTCCGATTACGACTACAACGAGAAGTGCGAATGCAACATGCAGGACAACCGAAACGTGGTCAAAACGGTGAACGGTATAAGCGTGCAGGACGTGATAATAGAAGGCGACGGGGAATGCGTCGAGGTCGAGACGTCCGACGGCCGCATAAAGATATCGGACAACTGCTCCAAGCCGTGCTGCGGATGCGCGGAGCTCACCTTCCTCAACCAGAAGACAAACGAGATAACGACTTCCCAGATGAGGCTTTCAGCGTTTGCAGAAAGCCTGAGCCAGAGGATCAGCGAGTTCACGATGAACGTGCTGCTGTCCGACAATGGCAAGGTCGAGCGGGTATAGGTGTCGCATGACGAATGTGGGATACCTTACGTCTAACACCAATACGGCATGGCCGTTGGACGGCGATGACCCGGGGCTGGACAGGGACGCGGCGCGCATGTTCGCCGACGGTTCTGCCACGCTGTACCGCAACGAGGACGGCCTCCGCGTGTGCATAGGCAGCATAGAGCCCAGCGTATCGTCGATAAGGTTTTCCGCATTGAAGGTGGGAAAGGACGGAAAGGTGGCGTCAAGCGTCGATTTCGACGTGCCACTGTCGGATTCCGTCTATTCCGTCGCCAAGTCGTCGTGGTGCTTCTTCGTTGTGGAGAACCACCACGTGAGGGAGATGGCCGGTAGGACGTTCGCCGGTCCGTACAGGATGGACCCGGCGGCCTGCTCGATCGAGCCGGAACGAGTCACCAGCATATCGCTGTACAACCATGATCCGGGGTCGTCCGTGGATATCCTTACGGACGCTGGAATAACGGGTGACGTGAAGATACTTGCCGGATACAACACCTATGTCGGAGACGATCTGGGAATGGCGTCGTACATACCGGTAAGGCCGGGCATGGACGACGTGGACGGCATAGTCGTGGCGGCGGGTCCGGGTCTGGGCCTCGGTACGGTGCCGTGCGACGAGGATTGCAGCAACGACATCGTTCCGAACAGGGGATCCATGAGGCCCGACGAGGACGGAAACGTGGTGTTCGAGTCCGACCAATGCTACCAGATATCGCCGGATGAGCACAGGGTATACCAGGTGCTTCATAAAGACGCTTCGCAAGCTTATATAAAGAACGTGCACATACTTTTGAACGGCAGGTGCACGGCATGCTGCCAGTGCGACGCGTTCATGGAGATAAACAACAGGCTCGCGTCGCAGAGCAAGGACGTCGTAGCGTCGTATAACGACCTGATTGACAGCGCATACACGTACAACGGGCAGGCGGAGATGTTCAACGAGAGGCTGAAGCATCTGAAGCCGGAGGAGCTCGTTGCGCGCATCGTCATCATGGGGCAGGGATACGACCATGGCGACGCGCACAGCCAGAACATGGGTCTCAGTTCGAAGCCGCTTTCCCAGCAGATAAGTGGATCGATCGATCGTTCGCAGGCGGTGGTGTCGCTAAAGAATATGTCCGCGAAGGACGTCGAGGCGCTTGTCGTCGCCAAGATGAGCCCGCAGAAGATCGTAATGGCGAATATACTGGAGCCGAACGGGGCCGGAAGCACATGGACCCGCGTGAACAACCGCGTCATAGAATGCGATGGCGTCTTCGTAAAGGACAACATACCGGTACCGGCCGGATCCGGCGTTACGATACGGCTGTACGGTGCCAGGGGGAAGACGACAACACCGTCCAAGGAGTGCATGGTTGAAGGTTTCGTCATTTTCTCGTGGAGGGAGGAGATAGAGTGCCCGGAAGGTGGCGGTGGCGATTTCCCGGACTACAGCAACGACTTCAGCAACGATCTTTACTGGCATACCGCTTTCGACGTCGATTCTAACGATTCAAACGACGCTGACTACACGGCGCATTTCGGCGACTTCCTGCCGGAATACAATTTCGTGGAGCCCGAGGTCGACCTGTCGCTGGACAGCAACGACGGAGACTACTCCGGCGGAGATGACATGCCGAAGATATTGCCGGACGAAGACGGCAAATGCTGGACTACGAAATCTCTTCGAAGGGACCTAACGGTAAGGCAGGAGACATGATGCAGCCAAACTGGCTTGTCGGTAATTCGGTGGAGACCGAACAGTGGGAGAGCGGAAACGCCAACAGGTCGTTTCCGTTCGCCGACGATTCGCTTCCGGACGGGTTTCCGCGGGACACGATAGTCGACGCGTTCGTTGTGGTTCCGTCGTCGGTGGCGCCGTCGGACGCCAAGGTGTCCGTCGGATCAATGCACATAGGCCCGTCCATGGCGTCTGTTTTCATCCTGGTTGGAGGGGAGCCGGCATTGTACTGCAACGTGCTGAAAGACAGGTACGAGCCTTTCACCCCCGTCGCCATGGAATCGGTAATGCCCGGCGTATCCGGCATGGTTACGTTCGGAAACGTCGATTTCGGAATGAAACGGACTTACAGGCTTGGACTCCCGCTGTCCGAGTCCGCCGTTGCAAGGCCGGTTGTGGGAAGGCTTGAGAAATTCGTAAAGGTGGAGACCGGGGAGGAGGCGTCCGGCATAGTCGGATTCGATTTTCCGGACGGCATATCGATTTCGATGCACGAGGACGGGGACAATTCCCAGGTCGTGTTCGAGGCGGGCCCGTCGATCAGGGGCCATGTTCCGTCCCCATGCTACGACGTAGACGCGGGCCCAAAGACCATGTCTCCGCCCATAAAGAACATAAACGGGGTCGTTCCGGACGAACTTGGCAGGATAGCGGTCGTGTTTCTTCACGACGAGTCCGAACTCAAGGAGGTAGAATGACATCCGAGAGATACCAGGAGTTCGAGAACGAGAATTCGTACAGGAACTATCCGTTCTCGGAGACCGCGTCCATGGAGGACAGGGACGCGTCGGCGCTTGCAACTGACGTGTTCGTCGACGCATTCCTGTATCCGGTGGTCGATTCCTATGCCGTCCCCCTTCTGAAGCTGCTGGATTTTTCCAAAGGCGGCCTCGTCGAGATATCCGTCGGAGACGGAACGATTTCCGGGTCGTTCTCCGGAGGATCGGTCGAGCTGTATGACGGGCTCGGAAGGCATGCCGGTACGCTGGTATGCGGACCGGGTTGGGGCAGGGAGGCTTCGGCGATGCGGGTTCGGGAGTTCGACGGCGTCGAATTCGCGTCGTCCGCCGTTTCCGTCATCGTGCACCCGGGAGTGCATTCGTTCGACGTCGGAAACGGGTCCAGGACCACGAGGAAATTCGTTGAATTCGTAGGAGACGGATGCATTACGCCCGTTCTGGAGAACAAGGATACCGGGCCCGAGCTGTCGTTCGACGTGCAGAACGACGAGCTTCCGACGGACACCCTGTATGTCAGGCAGCTCCTGTTCGTGGCGGTCGGAAGGACCGTGTTCGACATAAGCGAACAAAGCGAAGACACGGTGCTGCTTACGACCCCTACGATGGACAGGGAGGACGTATGCTGGCAGGCGCACCAGGAGGACGCTGTTTCGACGGTCGTAGATACATGCGACGACAGCAACGACGAACCCCCGTGCCCGTCCGTCCCTCCCCCGTTCAAGCTGGAGGAGATATGGATGTGCCCCTCCCAGGTCGGGGACATAAACCTCGTGGCGGAGGATATACTAGGCTTGAAGAACTCGGTCCATGTCGTACCGGTGGAAGGAAGGATGTCGGTCAGCAGCCCGAGGATACTTCCCGAAATGGACGCAGACGCCATGGTGAACGAGGCCAGCAAGATGCTGAAGAGACCCGTTCAGATCGGAAACGGGATAAAAATAAGCATACCGGGGCTTTCAAATGGCAGGTAGCACACGACAGGAATGGCTGAACCAGAACGCATACAGGGCGTTTCCGTTCGAGGAGGACAGCGACTTCTCGTGCAGCGGCGGAAAGACGCTTCCGAGCTCCGTTGTTCTCGACGCCAGGGTATGCATGTTTGGCGACAGGAACAGCGACGTGTTCCTGAAATCGGCGTCTGTTTCTGAGGACGGGTCCGTACGGCTCGTGTTGGAGGCGTTCGATCGCGACGTCCATGTATCGTCTGAAAGGTTCATAGAGTCGGACGGCGAGATGTCGATCAGGATAACGTACGGCGACCGCGAATCCATGTCAAGGCTGCACGGCGAATATGTTCTGCTGTCGCCGGCAAGGATGCTTCGAAGCAGGGTCCTGTCGGTGCCGTATGGCATAGGGGTCGATACGCTGTCATGCGGCGGTACGACGTCGGTAGGCACCGTAAAGACCGTAGATGGCCACAATACGGAGCTGGACGTATACGGGAATGCGCTTCGGTTGAAGGTTCTTCGTGGAGCCGGAAAGGGCCAGATATGCCCGGATCTGAGGAACGAGATATGCCATGGCAGGGTGTTGTATTATCTCAATGGACAAAAGTCCGATTCCGATGGTAGTATCTGGATAAAGGGCGACGACGGCGTATCCGTGTCGTCCGGCACATACAAGGGCATACCGGCCGTGTTCATAAAGACGTCGGCAACAATAGACAGCTTCATGTACAGGTAATGGCATATTGCGAAAAAACAGTTGGAAAGTGCGTACGCCGGGCGTTCGACATGCCCGACGGATGCCCTCCGTTGGATCCGGACGAAATAGTGACCGTATCGGCCTGCGACCTGCCGGACCTCGTACCTACCTCGTTCGAACGCCCTCCGATCGTCATAGACATGCCGGACGTGCAGTTTGGCGTCGACGTAACGTGCATAGACGTGCAGGCCAACATAGGGTATGGCGGCGGCTTCAGCGCCGAGTGGCGCACCGGAGGCGGCGGAGGCAGCGGCGGGGACTGCGCGGTCGGCCTGTATTCGTTGGACCTGAAGATACCGGAGGTAGTAGTTCCGTGCGTACCGGCGATAGAGCTTGTACTGGAAGAGGGATGCAACATAAAGATAAAGGAGGAATCCCTTCCAGGAGACGGAGACACCGAGGGTGGCACCGGAACACCGGACGACAACTGCGACTTCCGGAAGAAGTTCACGTTCGACGTGCCGTGCATGCTGGCCAACATAAACGTGTCCGGAGGTTCGAACGTCGAAGTCATCGACAGATGCAGCCCTGACGAAACGGAAGACGGCCATCTTCACATAGACATATCGAGGTCCTGCAGCAACGACGAATGCGACGACAATTGCAGGTTCGACGCGTCGTTCAGCCTAGACCCTATCTACTGCCCGTCCGTCAATATCGCCGAAGAGACGGCGGAAGGGCCGTTCGCGCTGATAGATCTGTCGGAATCGGGATCGGAAGACGACGCGTATGACGGGTGCAAATACGGAATACAACTTCAGGTTCCCTTGCTTCTTTGCCCGAAAATAGAACTGGCTTCGCTCGGTGGCCAGGATTCGTTTGACCTCGTCGCGGGAGACGTATGGTCTGGTTCAGACGAAGAGGTGCAGGACGGGTGCGAATACAAACCCGTTTTAAAGGTACCGGACGTTCCGTGCCCTGACATATCATTTTCCTGGAAAAGCGGGCCTATATCAATTAAACCTTCTACTACGGATAAAGATAAAAATCTGGTAGAGGGAAGATACCCATATCAATGCAAGTATAATTTCGAGTATTCTGTTGACCTTCCTCCAATACCTGATTCTTGCGCGAAAATAGAATTCAAGGAGGCAGAAGTTAAAAAGGGGGACGATTTTTCCCTTTCAATAACTCCAGGTGAGGATAGTAAATGGCCAAATTGCAAGTATGAATTTACGCCTAAATTCACGTATCCGGAGATTATTGGCCCTACCGGTTCACCAGGCCCTACGGGACCAACCGGCCCTACAGGTTCTCCAGGGCGTGACGGGTACGATGGACCTACGGGACCGACCGGTCCAACCGGACCTTCTGGACGTGACGGGTACGATGGTCCAACAGGTCCTACCGGACCTACCGGACCGACAGGTCCTACGGGACCAACCGGACCAACAGGTCCTACTGGTCCCACGGGACCGACAGGTCCTACGGGACCAACCGGACCAACAGGTCCTACTGGTCCCACGGGACCGACAGGTCCTACGGGACCAACCGGACCAACAGGTCCTACTGGTCCCACGGGACCGACAGGTCCTACTGGTTCTACGGGACCAACCGGTCCTAACGGCCCTACTGGGTCTACCGGACCAACAGGTCCTACGGGACCAACCGGTCATGATGGTCCGACAGGCCCTACTGGTCCAACTGGACAAACCGGTCCAACAGGTTCTACCGGTCCAACCGGTCCTGACGGCCCTACCGGTCCTGACGGCCCTACCGGTCCTGACGGCCCTACCGGTCCTACGGGACCGACCGGTCCTGACGGCCCTACCGGACCTTCGGGGCGTGACGGGTACGATGGACCTACCGGTCCAACAGGACCAACCGGACCTTCGGGGCGTGACGGGTACGATGGACCTACCGGTCCTACTGGTCCTACGGGACGCGACGGATACGACGGTCCTACTGGCCCTACGGGACCTACAGGTCTTGTTGGCCCTACGGGACCAACAGGTCCTACCGGCCCTAAAGGCGATAGCGGCTGCGACCAGATGGAAACGATAACTGTGGTGTCAGACGTAAGATGCGGGCTTAACGGCCTTGAGATCGATTATGCACAAATCAAAGTATGCGTCGAAAGCGGTGGAGAAGAGTCCAACAAATGAAACTGAAGACAACATACAGACAGACGTCTACGAAAGACGGCCTTTACGCGTACGCGCTCCACATAGAGGTCGAATCCGATGAGGATCCGAACGTGTTCGTGCTCCAGAGGTCGACGCCGACGATGAATCCGTACGGACGTACCGATTGCGTGTTCGACGACACGTTCATAAACGTGGCCACGCCGGTGGACATGTACGACATACCGGCAGGCGCTCCGGATACATGCAACGGCATGCCGTACTACAGGTCTTCGTCGATAGACCTTTGGTTCAGGAACATGGAGGACATGGAGAGGGCCAAGTCGGACATAGACGAAGACCTTGCATCTTTGGCCAGATTGTATAATAATCTTAATGACGAAACCACGTACAAGTACGAGGAAACGAGGACATACGGATGAACAACGAGAAACCGACGATCCTGTCGTCGTCCCATATAACCAAGGCGATAGCCGACAGCAACTTTTTCACCATGATGCCGGAGTTTTCCGCCATCAAGAGGAAGATGGAGTCCATGCATACGGACCTTGGGCCCGGGTGCAAGCCTTGCAAGAAGCGTCGTATAGCGGCGTCTCTGTCTTCCGACTTCCTGTCGATCATGAACAGCCTTCCGGATGCTTCGCTCCGTAAGCTCAAGGCCTATTACGGGGTTCCGAGACTCCTTGTGAGGGCCGTCGACAAATCGTCCGGCAAGGTCGTCATGAAGGAAGTGTAGCATGTGCGGATTCAAGGACGACGAGCTGATACCGATGATTCCGGACACGGTTCCGGAATATACCGTTTCGATCCTGGGCCAGGTGCGGGACTACAACCACGAGCTCACGAACGTGCCGGAGATGTGGAAGCACACCAAGGGCAAGGGGGTCAGGGTCGTCGTTCTTGACACGGGCATGCCGAAGCACAGGGACTTGTCAGTTACCGGGGCGAAATCGTTCATTCCGGGATACCTGGAGGACCTTAACGGGCACGGCACGGGGGCCGGTTCCCTGATAGCCGGAATGGGGGCCAGCGGAATGGGGATCGTAGGCATAGCGCCGGAGGCGGACGACTACTACGGCGCCGTCCTGAACGAGTCCGGGGCCGGATCGCTCAAGGCCATAGCCGAAGGGATCAGATGGGCGGTCGATGAAGTCGGGGCAGACGTCATAAACATGTCGTTCGGAACCCCGGCCGTGTATGGTTGCGATCCGGGCCTGCAAAGCGCGTGCGAGTACGCCTACGGCAAGGGAGCGACCTTGGTGGCAGCGGCCGGAAACGACAACGGAAGGGTGAACTGGCCCGCCGCCCTTCCGCAGGTAATAGCCGTCGCCGCCGTCGACAGGAGGCTCAGGAAGGCTGAGTTCTCGTCGTACGGGCCCGAGGTCGAGTTCTCGGCCGGAGGGGTGGAGGTGATGATGGCGTACAAAAACAACGGGTACGCCTCGATGTCGGGAACGTCTTTCTCGGCCCCTGTCATCTCCGGCATATGCGCCCTGATCATATCGGAGTACAAGTCCAGGGGGGTCAAGCTCACGCCGGAGGACGTAAGGGTGCATCTGAAGAGCATTTCCTACGATATCGGTCCGGAGGGAAGGGACGATTTCACCGGATGGGGCATTCCCGTGTTCACCAGGGACACGGAGAACGCGATTGGGAGGCCTGGGAAGCCGAAGGTCGTCTCGTGGGCCGGACGGCTGCTGAAATCTCTGAAGTGGTGGTAAAAATGCCGTACGTGAAGCCAAACGGACCCGTCGGGGTCAATCCGTCGTTGAAGCAGGACAGGATGCCTGTGATCAAGGTGATCAACGGCGACAGCTGGGTTGTCGACGCGGACGTGTGGAACCCTTCTACCGGCCTACCGGCCACGCCTGACACCGTGAAGCTCGAGTTCGTCCTCACGGAGAACAGGTTCATCAAGGAGCCGTTCTGGACGGGTACGTGGTACAGCGGCATCGTTCCGGACGAGAACGTCGAAGGGCTCGTCCACATCAGGATCCCGAAGGAGGTGTCCTCCGAGCTGAGGCGCGGCGTATACGCGTTCTCGCTGGTGGCTACGGACTTCCTGGACAACGTTACGGAGACCGAGCTCAAGGGGCATTTCGACGTGGAGTACGAGCCTACGTCGCCGCTGCACAACATCCCGTACAGGAAGAACAGCTAGTTTAATTTCCGTCCTGTCCTGGTTATAATAATATATGAAAGACCGCACTCTCTTCTGGTGGGCGCTCAACGCCCACCGCAACCTGATGTTCTATGGGTTCGGCCCCAGCCCCACGGAACATCACGACGGGCATTCCACGCCCGTCGTCAAGGTTCGCCGGAAAGACGACTTTTTAAAGATGTGGACGGAATCCGGCTCCGTCTACGTCGTCAGGCAGTCGCGGATGAAGCCGAACATCCCGACTGGAGTCATGCTCAACATCCTTCTGGGTGTCGAGGCATGACCCGGATTTCGCGGGCGCCTTCGGGCGCCTGCGAAATTCATTTTTTACCTATCAGGCGAATTTCTCCCGGATGCTCCTGTCGAACTCCGGGTCGTTGATCCTGGCGTACTTCTCGGGCACCGCGTATTTGTGCCCGAGCGTGCTTACGCCTATGTGGTCGAACGCCATGTTGCTTCCGTAGTGCGACATCGTCTCCCATCCCGCGGGCCAGCACACGTACGGTGACAGCATCCCGTTGTGGGTCGCTTTGTTGAACTTGATGGCCATGTCCCTTTCGGTGGCCTGCGGATGGCGGTTTTCGACATACCTTCCGGTAAGCTGGTAGATCTGGTCCGACACCAGCGCGACTTGGTTGTTGAAGCTGTACGTCCTGTTCGCGTCGGGTTTCATCCTTAGAAGCCCGTTCTTGAACGGAACCAGCTCGTGCGGTTTCCTGAACATCATCCCCAGGCGTATGGACCCTATCGACAGCCGATCCATGCAGTCCGCCCATTTGCCGAGGTCCAGCGGCCTCTTCAGGAGCCAGTCGTCCTCGAGCCTGAGGCATTCGTACGAGCTCTGGAACGCGTCTTCCAGCCCTTTGTTCATCGATGCGCCCAGCCCTATCCTTCCGTCGTTGTTCAGATGCACGGAAGGCTCTATGCCGGACATCTTGAACCTGGCGACGATCGCATTGACGTGACCCGGTTCGGACCGGTCGTCGCACACGATGTACTTGATCTTGCGTCCGGTACACTTGAGATTCGTCAACAGCCCTTCGACGGTGGCCAGGGCGCACGCCGTCCGGTTGTGCGTGAATATGCAGACGGGAAGGGTTTTCATTCGTTTTCCGGTATATGCAGCATTGCGCCCAGAAGATAGCTTGTCTCGGGATCCCCCTTGTATCTCATCCTGGCGTTTCCGGGCGTAAAGGTCAGCTCCCCGAGGTACAGCTTTCCTTCTTTTTCGTAAAAGTCGCACCGTACATAGTCGAACGGGCTCGACAGTATTTCGGAGTACTCCAGCATGCGGTCGAACGACGACGGCTTTTCGTTTATGACCGACGGGTTGTTCGGAAAATCCATCCTGCACAGGTTCAGGTAGTTGAACTTTCGGTCGTAGTAGTTCATGCACTGCCGGTCCGTGCCTCTTCCCGATATCACCTGGCAGAACACCGGAGTGCCGTTGAAGCACGATACCTTGTAGTCTTTCACGCCCGACAGGTCGCCGACGTACTCCTCGGCGTAGCATCTTCTCGGTATGAGGTCGTATTGGAGCTCGTATCCGACCGTGGCGTAGTTTGTCGACAGCCATCTTTCAAGCTTCGATCTGACGGCCGCCTCGTCCAGCCGGACGGATCCGCTCTGCACGATGTTGTAGCCGCACCCGTGGTTGCATTTCAAGACGAATTTTTCGGGCAGGCGGTCCAATCTGACGTCTTCCGGCGAATCGTACACTTCCAGCGTCCTGGGGCACGGGTCGAACCCGAGAGAGTCCTTGGCGTACTCCTTCACGCCAAGTTTGTCGGCGCACTGCACGACCAGGTCCGTGACCCCGAAGATTTTCTTGTGCGCCAGCTTTTGCTGTATCGTCACTGGTTTGTTGACAAAATCGCCTTTGACGTACCGGGACGTGTACCTTATGGCCTGTTCTATCAGTTCTTTGTTCATTTTGCTTACGTAAGTATGTTGCTACAGATTGACTCGTTCCAGCCTGGCCAGCGCCAGCTTTGCGTGGTTTACCATCAATTTTTGCGCGCGCTCCCTGACGTATGGCTTTGTGAAGTTTTCCGAAAGGATGTCAGGCGCCACCATGCACAGCGCGAAGGTGGCGTCGTTGGACTTCCTGGCCGTTCCGTTCCACCCGCTGAGGTCGTTGTCGTCCATGTACCGTATGAACGTCGAATCCATGCTTGCGACGGTATCTACGGCATCGATCTGGCGCAGGAACTGCACCACGTCGTTGGCCACCCTCCTGTTCTCGACGAATTCAGCCACTTTGTCCGTCTTCGTAACTCTTATCCACGGCGCAATTGCCATCTCCTTCGCCATTTCGGATGGGCTGGACGCAGTGAACATGCGTTTCTTGCCGGTCTTGTTGAATACGAACCCGCACAGCACTACGTCCGGCATGCCGTTCACCTCGATGGCGGACCAGAGCCTTTTGAACGAAGATTCGTCCATTAGGACGTCGTCCGCGTCCAGGAATACCGTATACAGGCAGTTTTTGCCGCGACCGCATCGCAGGGCCGTATTCCTTGCGCCGCCTGCCATCGTCCTGACGTCGTTCCTTATGAATTCGACGAAGTCGTACCTGGAGCACAGCGCTTCCGCCTTTTTGGACTCGTCGATGTCCGACGCGTCGTCTACGACGGTCATTCGCACGGACGACATCGGAAATTTCTGGGAGGCCACGGAACCAAGGCATCTTGCCAGTTTTTCAGAACAGTTGTAGAACGGCGTCACGACGTGGAAGCAGAGCTGGCCGCCGTTCGGCGCCGAAGCTACGTACGCTTTTGGAGCCGGTTCCTCGTTAAGCCACTCATACCCGCTTACGGTGTCGCATCTATGCCCCAGCGTCGATTTTCCTATATGTACGAACAGCCCGTTATTGAGCGTATTCAGCGGGAGGTCGTTCGGATACAGGATCGCGTACCCGCTCTTTCGTCCGTCTTCGCATTTCAAGGAATACTTTCTGCACATTTTGGTTTCGGCTGTCTCCGGCCTCACGTTCTCGTCGTACAGCCCGACCAGGTCGTATACCCGCCTGTTGCGCAGCATGACCTGGTTGTTGAACGTATAATGGCTCCCCAGGTTGGGACGCGTACCGCCGGTAACCCGCAGGAACTCGACGCCGTTCCTGTATCCGAAGTTCGAAACCGACGTGGGGGTCGTGCCCGTTCTGTCTTTGTTCGTGTATACGCTGGCAAGGCGTATGCCGGCGACTTCGTCGGACATGGCCGTCCTGACCATTCCGGTAATGTCGAACTCCTTTTTGAGAAGGAAGTCGTCCTCGGTGGTCAGCGCGAGGCACGACATGGAAAACGACCTTGACAGACCGTTGTTCATCGATGCGCCGATCCCCCACCTCGCGGTCGTCGTATGTTCGATGGAGTATTCCAGTACGCCGTTTTCGCGAAGGACGCTTTCCAGCGAATCGACGTGGCCCGGCTCAGACCTGTCGTCGCAGATTACGTAGTGGATCTTTCCATCGTATTTTAGCTTTTTGCACAGCGCATCGAGGCAATAGCACGCTACGCGCGTCCTGTTATGCGTCAGGAACACCACAGGAAGGACCGGAAGGGCCGGAACGCCCTTTTCGTCGCGGTCGATCGGGATTCTCTGCGGCAACGCGCGCGTTTTTGCGCTGATCTCGTTGAAGCTGCCCCGCATTATGACGTTGACTGGGTTTTTGCTTCCGGGTATCAAGCCCGGATGCCATCTTACGCCGTGATTCATCGGGTCCATGCATATCATGGTCACCCCGGACACGTCGATCACATCCTGTAGTTCGCTTATGGTCTTCGTCCAGTCCTTCCCGTGCGACAGCATTTTCCTGAAGCAGCCTATCTTCATGGAGATGGGGCCCTTGAGATCGACGGAATCGACCCTTATGTCACCGGTGTCACCTTTCATGTACCTCGGCACGTTCCTCCTGCGGTCGTATTCCAGGATCTTGACCAGGCTGCTGTCCCCCAAAGTGGTGTTTTTGCAGAACAGCTTGCCGGCTATGCACCGGACTTCGTTGTCCTCCGGGACCCCGAACACCTTTATCATGTCAGAGCCCATCTTGCAATGGCCGTTCACGTACACGATCGTGTCGTCCGGCTCGTCCGCGACCATTTTGCATAGCTCTTCGATCGATTTGGCTATTTCAACGCCGCGGTATTGCCGTACCAGCGTAGACCGCGACGTCGTGTACGCTATCGTCCTGTGGAACCCGATACGCTGGAACTCCATGGCCCTCATTCCGATCGACGACGACGGAAGGCTGTCCGCCGGTATTATCCCGATGTATCTCATTTCAGTGGCTTTAGTCCTATTGTTCCGTTCGTCACTTCAGCGGCAAGGTTTATCGGAGGCCTTACCATCCTGGTCTCCCATGTCTCCCTGGATATGCACCAGCACCTGGATTCGTCTATTCCGAGGTCTGGCATCGCCGCAAGCATGCCCGTCGTTTCCATTTCGTCGGTGAGCTGTTCGACGTCGAACTTGTATTTTCCCCTGGCGGACTGGTTCAGCATGTCGACCACCATGTGGCTTATAACTACGCAGTCGCGCATTACGAACACGTGCTGCCCCCTCCTCGTGAAGCTGTATCCGCGCTGCGGGGCTCCGTCCACTACCGTGATCCTCGGGCTGGCGTCTTCTGTTATGCTCCTGTGTACCAGGTCGCAGAAGACCGTGAACCCTGTCATCCCCACGCCGGGGAAGTAGTTTTTGGCTATGCTGTCGACGAGTTGGGACCTTTCGATCCCGAACATCCTGCAGCATTTGTCGTATACGGATATGCACGGGACGGACGACGACCTGAACGCCGTGTCTATCCTGGCCTCCCTTATGAACCTTGAAATGAACGGGACGAACGAGTTCCTGAGCGAGTCTATGTCCTGCCCGCCTATGATTCCCCGGTCCATGGGCGCGTCGTACGACGGGGTGACGTACACGGCGGAGAGCTTGCCGTTCATCATGACGGCCGTAGACGTGTCCGCTATCCCGAGGAGGTCCACCTTGGTGGAATCCAGGGCCGCCGAGAGCTTGTTTCCTATGGTGGGGACGTACGCTATGAGGGGGAGGCACCCAAGCTTCCCGTAGTCCCTGAACGTCTTCATCGGGTCCGAGTAGTTTACGGTCGGCGTGTAGTCGTTGCCGGAGAAAAGGTCGGCTACCTGCTTGAACACCCTTCCCCAGATCCCGGGCTCCGTTTCAACATAGAAGAAATGCCTCATCATGTGGCTTTTGACCACATCCGGCCTAAACATGCCGTATACCATCTGGTACGCCACGTGGAACACGCCTAGCGCGAACGCGGCGACGTACATGTTGTCGCACCTGGCCACGAGGCGTTCGTACGGCTCGCATGTCGCGTCGGTTTCGTACGGTATCCCGGCGTAGACCCTCAGTACGTCGTCCGGCATCGTGAACACCCTCTCCTGCCTGGAAGCCTCACCGTTGGCATGCACCGTGACTTCCGGCAGCTGTATGTCGGACGCGGAATCGAGGCCGAGTTCGTTGACCTCTTTCTTGACCTGGCAATGCTCCGACAGCTTCGACAGTATGTCGGGCCACGAATACCCCGGCACGGAATAGAACGCTATGTACGGGTTGTATCCGCGCTCGGAAAACGCCTTGACGACTATCGACTGCAACGACGACACCTTGCAGGCCGCGTCGTCCGGAATCCTGACCGACACGGACGGAGACCCGTCCGAGCACGCCACGGAGCACACGTAGATGGTCTTCCCGTCGTACGATACGATCTTCGATTCCACGGACAGCCCGACGTTGCACAGGACGCATATTCCCCTGGCGCCGTGCCCGGACAGCTCGGTGGACCCCATGTGGATCGACCTCCCGTTCGCCAGGACGATGTCGCCGGACAGCATCATCCGGTCAGACGACATCGCCTCGCACAGCCGCTCCACCAGAAGCCCGTCTCCGGGCCTCTCCGACGCCAGCTTCTCCAGGTACGATTTCAGTATGCTTCTCGCTATGATCGGCGTCTGCTCCTTCGCCAGCAGCCCGACGATCTCCTGCTCCTGCCCGTGCCTGGCCATGTCGAGCAGTCGTATCGAGACATGCTCGTGCAGCGGCTTTGCCGCGCGGAGCTTCCCCTCCGACATCAGCTCCAGCTCCGTTACGGACACGTCGACGGCCTTCTTCTGTATCTTGGCCACCTTGACCGACGGGTTCTTCCCCCTTACGATCTCCGGGGCCGACATCATTCGTACGAGGTATTCGTCCGATGCGTCGGAGTCGACCGTCGAAACAACCGCTATGCTCTTCGTGTCAGAAAACGATTCTGGAAGAGGATATCCATGGAATGACACTATGGCCGGCTTCGTGGCCCTTGTCTGCATCCAGGTTGAGTACATGGCGCACGCGGCCTCGGGACGGTCCGCGACCATTATGGTTCTGACCCTCAGGTCCAGCAGTTCTTCCCCGAACACGCCGAGGCTCGGATGCGTAACGACGACGGTTCTCCTGAACACCGGGTTGTTCGAATCGACGACGTCTATCCTGGTTACGTCTCCGTCCTTCGTGTACGGGTACAGTATGAAGCACGCGCCCCTGTATTTCGGTTTCGTGAATTCCGCAAGCGGCTTGGGGACGTCTGATTCCAGGAACAGCCCTACGCAGGGGTGGAGCAGCTTTGCGGACGTAACCGACATGCCGGGCCGTATCCTGGCCTTTTCCGGGGACTGCTTGAGGGCCCTCCTGCAGCGCGCCAGGTACGTTTTCAGCTCCGCCTGCGACCCGGCGTTCTCTATGTACGAGTCTATGTCCTCCGTCCGAAGGGGCCCGCGCACGCAATCGGAAAACTCGCCTCCAGGGCGGAACAGGTCTATCGCCGCCCTGAACGTGATCTTCCTTGAAAGGGCCACGAGGGACACCGCGTCGCCCATGAACCCGCAGGCCGGGTGGACGCATTTGAACACGGTGTCGGTCCCGTCGTATATGGTAAGCGAGCAGTCGGAATCCTGGTGGAGGGGGCAGGTGTACCTCTTTCGGGCGTTGACTCCCGGAAGAGGATTTCGTATACTGAAATCGAAATGCCGCAGAAAGGTATCTGGATCTACATTCATGGCTTGTTGTAAAACGAGTCACATACTACCCGAAATCCTTTTTGCAGTCAAATCGAAAGGGCCACGATGGACATTACCGAAGACAACCTCAGAGCAACCCTGTACCACGTCTGCAAGGACGGCGTGCCGGACTATGTGAACAACGCCAAGATATTGTCGAAGGAGGCGGCAGAGAAGCTGCCCGATTCGCTGTTCGCAGACCGTACGAACAGGAGATACCCGATAGACACCAAGGCCAATACGTGGTTGTCGGCGGCGTACTTCGCGAAGACGGCGGAGAACGACAACTATTCAACCAAGACCATGAAGGACTACGTCGAATCCGTCATAAAGCTTGCGGCGGACAAGCACGGCATCCGGAAGGAGGTCGACGACGTGATGTCCAGGCTCCGCGCCAAGCCCGCCGTGAAATCCGCGGCTGACGACGAATCCAACTACGGGTGGCCTGCAGAGAAGAAATACCCGATGTTCGATGCGCGCGGCGTGAAGCTGGCGTGCTCGTATTTCGACGACAACGCGTTCAAGTACCCGCCTTCGATGAGGAAGGAGATCGCGAAAAGGATCTTCACCAAGTGCGCGGAGTACGGGATACAGCCTTCGGACAGGGTCAGGGCCGAATCCGGGGAAGGGTTCCAGATGAGGGAGTTCGTGGCGGCGCAGCTGGCCGACAGGGTCCGGGCCGCCGGAAACAGGGGCAACCTGAAGATGGCGTCCGCCCTGGCCGACGTGATGCAGGCCCTGCTGTCCCGGCCTATGAAGGGGTATGTCGGAGACATGGACAAGGTGGCCGGCATACTGGACGGGTTCGACCGGCTAAACGGGTTCGACGACGCCTACGGCACGCGCTTCCACTCGCCGGCGGAGGTGTTCCACGGCCGCAGCATCAAGGAGGCGCAGGCCATGCTTGACGATTCCATCCGCATGGGCGACCATGTGTTCAGCATCACGAAGCTGGCCGGTCTTCCGCTCGACCTGTTCACCGACGCCCTTGGAGACGACTTCGGTGACATGATCCGCGGAACGCCTATTGCGTCCGGCAAGGTTGCCAGGATCACGAAGAAGGTGCCTGGCGGCGTGATGAAAATCACGATCTCCGGAGGAATGCCGGAGCTTGTCGATGGCGGGTTCGGCGTGGGCGACATGCTGGAGAAGGAGAAGTGCGACCCGGCCGAGTGCGAGGAGGAGTGCAAGGACCCGAAGTGCGACGACGCCGAATGCCCAGAGCACGGCGATTCGGAGGAAGCCGACGTGATCGACGTGAAGAAGCTCGGGAAGGCCCTGAAGGCGCTTCCGGAGCGCGACCTGAACGCCCTTCGCAAGGCCATTGAACTGTACGCGGACTAGTTTTCACGATCCCTATTGACAGCGGAATCGCCATGGATCCGTTCCTCCAGCAATTCGGCAACGACCTGTCTGACCCGTTCGCGGTCCGGCAGGACCTTCTCACGTCCGCCAACACGATGGCGACGGTAGTGCACGCCATAGTTCGTGACAAATATGGCGACGATGCGTACTTCTGGGATCCGCTGACGGTGGCGCTGGAGATCAAGGCCGACTTTTCGGTCGACCCGGTTCCCCAGGTTATGGACCGCTGGAGCGCGATACAGGTCGTCATGACGGGGGATTCGTTCTTCAACAGGATCGATTCGTTCATGGCCGTATGCAACGCGTTTTCCAGCGGAGACCCGTTCTTCGGCTCGTTCGATCCGGTTACGGTCGAGGAAGCCGCATGGGGCGTAGCCGAGGTCGGTATGAACAGGGACATGCTTCCATTCAGCCCGACCATAAAGGCGTATTGCAGGACGATACTCGAGAACGACGGTTATGGCAAGAACGGATTCCCGGCCGTGTTCGACCTTGTGTTCGAGGACGACGTCACCATCAAGGACGTGGCGGAGGGCCTTGTATCGAAGGAGAACGGGGCCGCCTTGAAAGGGTACCTGATGGAAAACGTCGACGACATAGCAAAGCAGTTTGATTCGCTCAAGGATCTGAAGAACGTGGACGAGGACATCCTTAAAAAAGGGCTCGTCGTGGCATTGAGGGACAGAAGCGATGACGGTTTCAAGAAAAAATAGCGGGTTGGAGCTCGTAAAAAAGGCACAGCTGGCCGTATTCAAGAGAAAGCTGGTGAAGACGGCCAGGGAAGAAGGCGAAAAACTGCGCAGCAGGATCGCCTTGGAAAAGAAGGCGGCCGTATGGAAGTACCTTGCCGGCCGCGTCAGGGAGCTTAGGGAGGCTAAATCCTGATGGACAAGCGGTCTCGGATGGTAAAACGCGTGCACGCGGTCGGTACGAAGGTCGAATCGGAGGGTGATCTTCCGAAGAAGGTGGTTATGCGAATCCACGACGGCAAGACCGGCAAGGCCAAGTGCGCCGCCTTCGTGGAGATAGCGAATACGCCGGAGCTTCGCAGGATCGGGTTTTCGAAGAGGGCGTCGATCGGAAAGATGGACGGGATGTTTTTCGACTGCCACGGCCCGTTTTGGATGAAGGACGTGGAGTTTCCTCTCGACCTGTGCTACGTCGATTCCGACGGACGCATAACTGAAAAGACGGCGATGGCTCTCGACAAGGATGGAAAGAACCTGTATCCGAGGACCAAATCGGCTTCAGTTTCGGCCATCGAGCTTCCGTACGGGTTTTGCGACAAGCACGGCATAGGGATCGGAGATGTCCTGGTGCCTTCAAGGATGGTGAGGTAGCCATGGACGGACATTTCAAGCCGATAGGGGGCATGTTCCAGGGGGTTCGCGGATCAACGGCCGTAAGCAGCGGTCCGGCGGACGCGAAAAAGCTGGTCATGCTCGACGGTAACGGGAAGATAGACTTTTCCTGCCTTGACGACGATCTCAGGGATGCGAAGGGCGTAAGCGAGAGGCTCGACGAAGAAATCCAGGAGCGCAGGGAGGCGGACCTGGAACTGAAGAACGGGCTGTCGTCACTGTCCGACACGGTCGACGAGGACCGGAGGCAGTCGTCGGAAAGGGACGACATCCTGCAGAACCAGATAGACTCCAACCACGAGTCGGAGACGTCTTCGATAGCCGCGCTAGCCGAGTCGCTGTCGGATACGAACGCATCCCTGTCCGAGGCCAGGTCCGACATATCGAGCCTTGGAACCGGACTGGAGTCCGCAACCGAGGCCATAGGGTCGTTGAACGACGGCATGTCGTCCATACGAAGCGACATAGTTGGAATAAAGTCCGACATAGACGGCATGGAGACGACGCTGTCGCAGGTATCGTCCGACCTGGACAGGAACAATCTCCTCCTGGACGACGTGAAGACGACGCTCGCAAGGACGTCCGTGTCGCTGCTGGACCTCACCACCAGGCTTGTGACCGACGAACAGGCCATAAAGACGCTGCAGGAGTACGTGGTCGTCAAATTCAACTCCGCGGAGACGAGGCTCGACATCGTGGAGCAGGACATACAGACCATCAAGGACGTCTTGAAGGATCTCATAGACAAGGCCGTACCGAACTAGCGCGATGGTATCCGACTTTTTCATAACGGAACGCGAGAGGAAGCGCGATTTCCTCCTGAAGTTCAACGGTATGCACGAGTGCTGCCGGATGTCGTGGGACGAGTGCGCCCACGTATACGGCGAAGAGACCGGAGACAGGATAGGGCCCGATGCGCTCAGGAAACGGGTCAGACGGGCCGTAAGGAACGCCGGGTTCGTCAGGATAACCGAATTTCCGGAGAAGATAGTAGTGTCCGTCCAGGAATTGACCGTACGCGGATGCATCTGGTGCGCGATTCGCAGATTTTTCTCCAAGATAAAGGCTAGGTTCACGAAAAATGGCTGAGGTAGAGGCAAAATCGCTTCCGACGGCCCTCGAACTGAGGGAGTCGGCGTCCAATTACGGGTTGGACCACACGTACGTTCTGTACAAATATCCGGACGAGGTCCTGATAGAGCAGTATAACGGGATAGGTCCGGACCGGTGGCCAGAGGCCCTGAGGGACATACTGTCCTGGCTTCTTGAGGATGTCCTGGAGGCGGTCGAGATACATGACATGGACTTCTTCCAGGGCGGAAACGAGGAGAAGTTCCACGAGGCGAACGCTGTACTGGGAAAGAACGTCAGGAAGCTGGCCAGGAAGAAATATCCGTGGTGGAGGCCGAGGAGGTATTTCCTGAAGAAGCTGTCGTACAAGCTGACCGAATGGACCGACAAGTACGGGTGGGAAGGCTGGAACAAGGGATGACGGACGCATACAGACAGGGTTTTCTGACGAAATGCGCCGAGCACGGCGTTCCGTTGCGTGTGGCGGATGGAATGCTAAAATATGCTAAACTTAAGTTACCAACATCCAGAGAAACTGTTATAGAACTAATAAAAAACCTTAAAGAAAACGGTCTGAGAAAGGTGAAATTCTCAGATTTGTTTAAGAGCAGGCCGAAGTTCACCATGTTCAGGGGTAGCAATGCTCTTCCCGCGCATGCGCACCAGACTCCAGCCGCCGGAACGTTTAAGCGCAATATACACAACGGTGTTAGGTATGAACACTATACTCCGTTTCCTGATGAGGCTCATTCGTATGGAAAATTCCTTACTATGACTGACGTATCCGGGTATAAGCCATTAATGTCAGGGGCTGAATCGCTTAGTAGGGATTTTTCAGCCATGGACGCCGTTAGACATGCAAGTTCAACACCAAGCAAAGCAAAGGCAGCAAGGACAAAACTAGTACTAAGGAATTCCGATAAAATATCAGAGCTGAGTAGTGTTGACTGGGTTGGAGATACGCCTAGACTGTCCATGAGCCCGAGCGGTGGGTTGAGGGATTCGTCATTTGAAGCAGTCATTCCAGCTAGATACGCGGATAAGCACAGTCGTGTATTCTTACAACCTGAAAGTTATCCTATAAGACTGGCATCTATAGAGAACGGCGGGAGAGTTCCGGTTCCTGATAGTATATTTAAGCAGACGGCTGCCGCTGGCCTTGGCATGGACAATCAAGGCGCTTTGAACTTAACTGCTTTAATGACAAATAACCCTGATTATTTTGTGTACGATCTTTCTCCTGTACAGCGTTTGGCTAAAATTATGCACAGGCATCCGGAGTATAAAGATCTAATAGAACCAGAAATAAAAAGATATCTTTCGATTGGCGAAAGCGGAATGGCGGGGTTATAAATGGCAGCAAAGTCGTCAGACTTCGACAAGATCGTACAGATCTACCGCGACAGGTACGGCGTGGACCTCTCGCACATGCGGATGAAGTGGTCGAAGCATCCCGTGTACATCGACGGCAGTAGGTCGTATGACTTCGACGACGATGAGACGGGCGGAAGCTGGGTTGACGACGGCACGGTCAGGATCAATCCGAATATGGGCCCCGTCATGAAGCGGTTCGGGATCGATGGAATGACGCAGGCGGAGTTCCGCCGGCGCCTCATCGCGCACGAGCTCGCCCACGAGGTGTGGCACAATCAGAGCCGCAAGGCGAAGGTGAAGAGGCTCATCCGGGGCTCACTGGCGAAGGCAAGGGAGGAAAACTTCACAACGCCGTACCTGGACACGTATCCACCGGATACCCCTAAGAAGAAGTTCGATTCGGAGCTGTTCGCGGAATACATGTCGGACCAGCTGAACAAGAAGGCCCAGGCGTACGAGCCTCCGTGGACGATCGACCAGATTAGGAAGAACCTCGGCGATGAGGTCGCAGACAGGCTGGCGAAGGATCCCGTTCACAGGTGGCGTTCCGACACCGGAATTGAATTGGTGCACAGGGAACCGACCAAGGAAGAGCTGAAAAGGATAGTCAGAAACTGGAGGCTGATGTCGGATGAGCAGAAGAGGCTTTCTGACGAGAAGTCCAGGGAGCTGTTCGGTGTGACGAACGAGGAGAACGCCAGGCGTCTTCTCGGAGGAAGGCGCCGCGAGACCTGGGAGTCCGGCGAGGGAGAGGTTGAGTCGTACACGCCGGACAAGACCGAGAACCACGACGAGATCGTGATCCGCCTGGACGACGGTCGGCGTGTGAGGATCTCGAACAACACGAAGCTTGGAAAGATCCTGAAGGCCCGTGTCGGCTCCAAGGTTGGATACCACGGGTACAGGATCGACGGAACGGACGTCGTGCACAAGGTGCATCCGAACAGAAGGTCTAGCGGAGGGTGGCTGGAGAGGCCTCGGGGCTGACTTATTTTTCCCATCCAAGGCTTCGGCCAATCCCTTTTTTACCTGTCGAACTGGCTGAAAAACGGCCATTCCAGTGTTATAATAAAGTATGGACGAACAACTCATCCTGTTCGTCCGGACCGTGGTCGTCCCCCTGTACTGGGAGGCGCCCAACGGCCGCGGAGTACGCCACCTCAACGACGTGCTCGCGTCTGCCCGGTGCCTTGTCGGCCGGGAGCTCGACGACCGCGAGTATCTCGCGATTGCGCTCCACGACATCGGCGTCGGCAGGGCTGGGTTCACCCGGGACGAACACCCGCGTGCGGCCCTCGTCGCCCTTGACGAGGATTCGGCGCTTCTGCCGATCCGGTCCGAGGTCGACGACGAGATGGGGCTCGCCATCCTCCTTCACATGAAGAAGGAATACGACGAGTCCGGCCTCGTGTCCCCGCTCCACCAGCTCCTGGTGGAGGCAGACGAAGGATGCCCCGTCTGGGGTCCCTCCCGTATCGAGAAGCCGGTCAAGTACTGGCTCTCGGGGCGGAACAAGAGGTTCTCCCCGGACTGCCCCAAGAGCGAGGTTGTCCCCGACATCCTCGCCCGCCTCAGCAAGAAGGTCGACACCTTCAAAAGCGGGGTCGCTCCGTTTACGCCGCGCTTCTGCTCGGTGTTCGCGGACGAGATCGCCCAGGCTTCCGACTGGGCGATGGCGGTTGGGGAGGACGACGTGCTCGAGTGCATCGAGCGCCTTGCTCCTGGGCATCCGTAGCGGCCATGCGTGTGCGCAATGCAGACAACGCTCACGCAAAAGAAGGTCTGGACGATCGTCTGCCGTTGTTGCCGATACGAACGCGATCATCGGCTAGGATCATCCGCGAACCTTGGGAGTGTACCCCTGAAGCGGACAATCGAAAACCCCAGAATAGGAGGAAACAATGGCCTGGGGAACCGACTGGGGGTGGGATGAACGCCACACCCCTCAACCGTCCGCCGCCGAGGTTGCCCTCGCGAAGGAGGCTGCTGACAAGAACTCGGCAGAGCCTCTTCCGCCGGCCGAGGTTGTCGTCACGATTCTCACGAAGTCGTGGCGGCAGAAGAACCGTCGTCCGGCTGGCGAGGCTGTTGGCTACCACCTTTCGGTGGAGCGCCCCGGCTCCGTCACATGGACGGCACTCCGCCGCACCGGCGGAGAGTGGCTTCCCAACGACGGCTGGAACGGAACCGTTCCGGACGGCGGGAACACCACCGTGGTCCGCACAGAAACCGTCCGCCTCCCGCAGGAGTGGGCGGTCTATGGTGGACAAGTGGTCTCCAAGATCCCGTGGCACGAGCTGCGGGGTCTTGAAGAAAGGATGGCGCGTAACCTGCGCCATCCGTAAAAAGGCTCCCCGATTCGGGGGCAACCCGGCCTTGGAGAGAAGGCATAGCCGAAAGGCGATTGACGGGGCTTCGGCCCCTTTTTTACCTATCGCATGCATGCTTAATTGCAGCCAGTTACGGGTTATAAATATATACCGAGGGAAATCGGTTTTCCGCGCCCACTTCCGGACATAAAGGACCCGGAACAGCGTTGCGGCTAACCTGTCGCAGCCGATACCCGCGGAGATGCAGCCATGAAAAAGCTCATCAACTTCAAGTACGTCGTCACCCACCCCGGCCGCTCCCACCTGGACGAGCGCCTCGCCGTGGCGCTCGCCCTCGCCAGTCTTGGCCACAGCGTCCCGGTCTACCGCCGTGAACCCAGCCGCGAAGAGGTAGAGGACTGCAATGTCCTCGTCCTAGACGTCGGCGGCGAGAACACGGACTGGTGGAACTGCTTCGATCACCACCAACTCCCCCGTGAGCACGCGCCAGAGTGCGCGTTCAGCCTTGTTGCTGACGCCATCGGCATGAAGGCCGAACTTGAGGCGTTCTACGGGTGGTTTGGGACGTGGCGCCAGATTGACTCCAAGGGCCCGTTCGCCTGGGCCCGCGAGCACGGGATCGATTGGTCCGTTGCGTCCACTCTCCTCAACCCTGAAAACGACCTGATCGGTCGCTGGTGGGAGGAGGCGAGCGGAGAAACTCCGGTCGATCCGGCTCTGGTCGACCGACTCCGCAAGGAGGGCGAGCGCATCATCGCCGGTGCGTCGAAGTTCCGCGAGTTCTGCAACGAGGTCCACGCCAAGGGCCTCAAGCTGGACGTCGACGGCATCCCCGTCTATGACCTCCGTCAGTTCGACGCCAACGAGTCCCTCGACAATGGGAACAAGCTGGCGAAGGCCGACGGAGTCAGGGGCGGGGTGCTCGTCAGCCGTGACAACCGCGGCCCCGGCGACTCCTACTATCGCCGGGAGGACGACCCCAAGATGAACTTCGCCAAGTGCGGCGACAAGCCGTACGCGGCATTCGCCCATGTGGGCGGGTTCATTCTGAAGACCAAGGAAGCCGGAACCGACATCCAGTCGGTGATCCGCGACGCCAAGGCCTAGTCCCAAAGCCCCGTTCGTCCGCAAGGACGTTCGGGGCTTTTCTTTAGCCATTGTGGAAATCATTAAGACGAAGGGCTTATCGGTTATAACAACATGCAGGGGAACGGTTCTCCGGCTCGTGCACGGCGAATTCCGTGAACTCCCCTGAAGGAGGCTTCTTGATGCAAATCACGAAGGAAAACTACTTCGTCGCATCGGCGGCGGAGTTCAGGGCCATTCCCAGAAAATGGTCCCTGGCCCTCCTGAGAGGGGGCGAAAAGATGCGCCTAGGGAACCAGACGTTCCTTAAGACCCACACAAGCGTGGGCGGCGCGTTCGACTCCTTCAGCGCTTACTGGGAAAGCGTTGACGGTTCGACGCTAATCAGGGTGTCGGACCACTGGTCGAAGGCGGCCACCAAGAAGGTGAAGAGCTGTCAGAATATCCGGAGCTGCTACTGGTGGTTGCGCGGAAAGGCCCGTGTCGTCAAAAAGAACGGCCGTAACCTAACCGGCGGAATCGTCAGATTCTGTGATATGGTGGAAGCTTGATCCGCCCCCGCATCGAGAAAACGCGGGCAATCCTCCGGTCACGCACCGTCACCGCGTGTTCCAGCCGTCATCGGCTGCCGCCCTCCGGAATGTCTGGAATTTCCGGTGCAAAACGCAGGGCGGGCAAGACTGAACGTGGAGCGATAACCACGGGCGATCCAACCTGCCGGTTCTGGGGGAAGAGAGGGGCTGTGCATCCAGTGCAGATTCCTTTTCTTTAGCTGTCAGATGTGCTATACTGATCGCATGAAACTTACCACAACCATCCTTTCTCTCGTGCCGTCGGCACTGCTGGCCGGTCAGCTCAACGTGCAGCTCGAGAACGACTTCCCGTGGCACGATGACGCCGACTACACCCACGGAACGCGGATCGAGTACGTCCAGGACGCGTTCCGATTCGGCGTGCAGCAGCAGATGTACACGCCGCTCGACCTTCGCAATGCCGATCAGATTCCAGGTCGGCATCCGTACGCCGGTACTCTGCTAGGGTTTGTCGGATACAAGGACCCGGAGCCGCTGACGGGCTCGCTCTCGTTCTACCACGACGTGGAACTGTATGCCGGCGTCCTCGGGCCATCGTCCCATGCGGACGACGTTCAGCGGTTCATACACAAGGTTCTAGGGTGCAAGGATCCCAAGGGGTGGGGGCACCAGCTGCACGACGAGTTCGAGATCGGGCTGTCGTACTGGCCGGGCCTCGACTGGCGCGTTGCAGGCGAGGACTACGGGTGGTCCCTACACTGGGTCAACGAGGTCGGTGGCCTGCTTGGTACCCTTCAGATCGCCGGAGGCGCCAATACGGAGCTAAAGCTTGGCTATGGATTCGTGACGGCCGAGGATGACCACGAGATGCGCATACGCGCCGTTCACGAGCCCGTCGGGCACGTCTACGCCCTTGTTGGGGCCGAGGGTCGCGTATGGGGCAGGAATGAGCTTCTGGAGGGCAACGCGTCGTACGTCCACAACGGGGACACGATTCCCGTGGACATGGAGACGCTTACCGGCTGCTTCAAAGCCGGATTTGGGGTAAGATACAAGGCAATGGAGGCACAGTGCCTTTGGATGTGGTGGTCGCGGGAGTACAAGACGCAGGAAAGCGTTCCGCACTACATGTCGCTCACGATAGGCTGGAAATTTTAGTATAAATGGCTTAATTTTTGCCATTTTTGGGTCATAATATAATAAGCGGGACGGATTCTCCGTTCCGACTCCCTGAAAAGCGGGCGATTCTCCTGGACCAATCCGTTTCGGTGCGGATTCGGTCTATCGCAAGTTCGGCGTTGCCACGCCGGGCGCCCACTCCGCCAAAAGTGGAAAGGTTTCAAACTGTCTTCCTCAAAAAGACACGTGGCGCTCCTTGGGAAAGAGCGCCACGGGTTGTATGCGACGCCAAGCGCATCGACCGAGATAACAGCCGATACGGCTGCTCTGGATACGGGGTGGCAACCCTGGCCTGCGATGTATGGGCCTAAAAGTCCGAGTTCCCCTAAAATCCATGGGGATAAAGACACAATCATCGCGTCGTGGTCGAAGGAAAACGACCGCCACGTCACGGCTCGCGGACAAAGTCCGCTACTGGATGTCCGGATATACCGGAGGCAGTATACGTTCGGGGGTCGCTGCCCTCCGAATCGCGAACTAAAAAACCATAGAGGAGTAGCGTAGATTGCGGCGTTTGTAGGTTAACGCCGACGCCCCGGAGATTCGTCTGACCGGGGTCGTCCCACGACGATATGCCGACCCGCTGGTATACCGGGCCGGATGAACTGATATGTATACCACATCTTCGCACCCTGGCGCCGCGAAGCGCGCAGGGGAGTGGGAGAGTCGCCCACGGGACGGTGTGCCGCCGTCCTCGGAGTATCTATGTCGGGTAACGTATGCCCGTTCTCCGGAGGTAAGCCGAAAGGCGCATGGTCCTTGTCTGTGGACCTACCTAAGACTAAGCTGTAGACCTCAGGGGAGGGGCAGCGGTTCGCACTCCATTCCGATCGGTGCGAATGACGCGACTGGCGCGCAACGCCACCGTCTTTTGGGGGCCCGTCCGCAAGACGGGCCTGCGTCGGGGACGGGCTGCAAGGGTTCTTCCCGCCGGTGCCTCCGGCATGCAGTGAAGATGACGCAGCCTGCGGTGACGACCGCGGGCAAGCGACGGCTCGATGCCGTCGTGCGGAGAATGGCACGAGAACCGGCAGGCAGGCCGGAAAAGTGCCGGATGGGCGTCCAGGCAGCGCCTATCCAACCGGGGCACCGCATCTTCCGGGGAAACCCGGGGGGTGCGGTGCCGCTGGTTTTTTCTGGATAGAACGACCATCATTTTACATATTGCATTCGATCAATTCAAACGGCAACTGCCAAAACAACCAACAAACAAACAACCAACCATGAAGACAATTCCGATCATAGAAGAGATGTTCGACGAGATGATAGCCGCAACGGACGCGCTTGAAAAAGCCATCAACGATCCCAACAACGATGCGGAGTCGCTCAAGAAGTTCAATGACGCCAAGATGGAGATGGTGAAAATCGGTTCCCATCTTGGAATCTGGTTTCGATGCATCAAGCAGCGCGAAGAACGCGAAGAAAAAGGAGGTGTCTGATGTCTAGGAACAGGTCAAGGCACTGGCATTTTTCGTTGCTTGAACCACGGAAAATGTTCTCCGATCGCAGCTCGGTCGAAATCGAATTCATCGACTCGGCAACGCGCGTTGTGATCGAGGCCCCGAAGGTCAAGATCTCCATCCCGAGGGAAGTGGAGGCGGCGGTCACGCCGCCCCCTCCGACGGAAGCGCAGCTACGCAAGGAGCTGCGGTGCGAGGAAGCCAAGCTCCGCATCCAAAGGGCGGCGAACGCCCAGTGCGGATCCCACAGCTCGCTCGGGAACTACAAGGACCTCTGGACGACGATGTGGCACGTGGAGCGCCTGCGCTCCATGCTGCACGACGTCGATCCGGCCACCGGCATGCGCGTCAGGCACCCGGGGGTCCTATCCGCGTACCTCGCCAGGAAGAACGCGGAACTGGCGGCATCAACCGAAAAATCCCTTATCCAGTAACAGCGGCGGGATAGCTTTTTTGGGGCCTGGTGTATTGCGGTATCCAATACCGACGGTACACCAGGAATCCCGAAGAGCTTGGGAGGGAATAGATTCCCTCCCTTTTACCAATCAGCGGATAGCTGAAGCGATGTGCAGGACGCTAATAACACGCCGATCCGATGACATATCGGAAGCTTCAAATACGGCCAGCCGTAAATAGACAATCCGGTGTTTACCGGAAGGCCACGAAAAAACGCCCGATAAAAAAAAACAATCCCGTGTAATACGGGAAGCATGCCCCTCCAGACGAAAGGAAACAAAAATGAACAACGAAAACACCAACGAAGAAGCCAAGAAGTGCTTCGTCATCACGATGAAGCTCAAACCTACCAAGGAGCAATACGGGTTCATCATGAAGTGGATCCACAATGCCACGCTCCTTTACAACGTACTCCTGGAGCGATCGCTCTCGGAATTCAAGTCGATGTTCGAGAACGAGAAGTTCCGCGACTGCTGGAACTTCGGGTGGAAGTCCCGAAAGCTCGGAAAGCTCCGCATGGTCCTGAAGAAGCTCGAGGCGAAGAAGGCCGCCGGTAAGCTCATGAAAGAGGACGCCGAGTCGCTCGAAACGCTTCCTGATGACATCCGCAAGCTCGAGAACGACATCGCGTACGTCCACGACGAATACTTCCCGGACCTCCCGGAGGAGAAGACCTACACGGCCGCCTACAAGGAGGCCGTCGGCTTCGTCAAGTCCTGGGTCATCAACGAGCCGGAGCAGAACGCGTTCGGCTACAAGCCGTGCCGCTTCGACAAGTTCGGATGGATCGGCCTGGGCGGCTGCATCCTCCAGAACGTGGCCGTCGACGGCGAGAAGCTCTGCGACAACGGGGTGAACAGCGGCATGGGCCAGGCGATCTCCGAGCGGCTCTGGCAGGCATGGGAGAAGAAACTGGCCTTCGAAAACTTCGGCAAGGCCGTGTTCCTGCATGCCAAGGACCGCCCCCTGTACTCTGTGAAGTTCAAGAACAACACCGGGTGCATCCACGACATAGAGAACCGCACGATCACGTTCCGCTTCAAGGACGGCGGGGAAAAGATGGCCTTCACGGTCCCGTACAAGTTCGGTAGAAAGAACCGTCCGGACGTGTACATCGAGGAGGCGCTCGGCTACCTCCACGGGAAGCCGCCGGTCCATACCGCCGTCATCACCCGCCAGATGGGTCCGACGCTCGATCTCTACGTCCAGTTCACGATTCCTGGCAATCCTCCCTCCAAGGGGCACAAGCTAGGAACCGGAACGTGCGGCCTCGACCTCGGCCCCGAGTTCGTGACTTGCGAGAACGGACGCGAGGTGCGCAAGTGGCACCTGCGGAACCCGAAGAAGCTGACGGAGTTCATCGACGACCTTCAGGTCAGGATGGACGAAGACGACCGTCTCCACAATCCAGACAATTACGACGAGAACGGCGTTCCAAAGAAGGGTGTCCGCAACAAGCACTCCGAGGACTATGAGAAACTCCGTGCCAAGCTCGCCTACGCGAAGTTCCGCCTCACGGAATTCCGCAAGAACGAACATGGCCGGTTCATCAAGCAGGTCCTGCTGATGGGGAAGGACTTCGTCACGGAAAAGGATCCCGTCAAGGAGTGGCAGCAGCGCCTGGAGGAGCCGGAAGGCCCTCTCGGCAGCAAAGCCAACTACGGAGAGGAGATCCTCAACTCCGCGCCGGCCGAGTTCGTCACCCGCCTGGAGCGCAAGCTCGCGGAACTTGGTGGCACGATCCGTCGCGTCCCGTGCGACATCGCCTGCACTCAGTTCGACCACACGAACGGGACGTTCACGAAGCGTTCCGTGTCCGAACGCGCGTTCAAGCTCTCGGACGGCTCCGAGGTGGACCAGGACGCGATCGCAGCGTACAACCTGCGCCACACCAAGGAGGAGTTCGAGATGGTCGGAAGCGGCCGAAACGCGAAGCCGATGAAGACACCGAAGAACTTCGACGTCCGCGGCATGAAGCGTGACTACGCCAAGTTCCTGGAGGCCCAGGCCGAATGGAAGAGGGCGTACGACGGCGTTCTGAAATCCGAGGCATAGCTCGGAAGGTACGAGCATCAATGGACGCAAAGCAATCCTAGGCGCCTAGGAAGGTTATCTCCTCGTTATTTGTTCATAGGAAGCAGCGTGCGTAGAACTGCCCCTCCGGCCTCAACACGGCCGGAGGGGTAATACGCCGCGTGGCGGTAGAGCGAGACAGTTCTAATTAGGCAGTCCGTGGCATAGCACGGAAGAGGAGTTCCTGGATAAGTCGATAATGCAATCCGATGGCTTATCGGAATGGAAGTATCATGGTTTGTAGTCATTTTCGCTTTGTTCAACAATCCGCTGTCGTAGCGGAAGTCGGGTTTGCCGTCCGTATCGCATGCAATCCGGTGCATACCGGAAGGAGGGTGTCAAGCGATTTTAACGATCCGTTGTCTAAACGGAAGACACACCACGCCGCTCGAAAGTTTTGCAATCCGGTGCATACCGGAAGTACGACCCGACTTGTGGATCTCCAATCCCATGGAAACGGGAAGGCCGGCTGCGAACGGGAACTAACGAATCGGCACGATTGCCGAAGGGGTAAAGACGGGAATGATTTTCGCAATCCGGCGCATGCCGGAAGGAACAACTCCGCGCAGATACGTAAAGGAAATGCGGCGCCGACGCCGCAAGGCTGCATAGCAGTCGTTCTTGAAGAAAGGAAAAACATGACAACATACAACGTCTACTACAAAGAAGGGCGCGACACGAAGGTTTGGTGCGTCAAGGCGTTCGACGAACTCGACGCGAAGGACAGGTTCGCCAAGTGCCATTCGAAAAGGTGCACGGTGACCGACGTGGAGGAGATCCGATGATACCGAAATCACGCGACAATACATGCGGCAAGTGCGCGTACTCGTACATGTCGAAAGGAGTATGCCTCTGCGACCTGGACGGAAAGCGCATAGACCCGGGCGCAAAAATGTGCAGAAAGGGGGACGGAAGTGCGTCGCCCAGCACATACGGCAGCATGCCGGACCCGCAGGCGTCCGCCGACATGCAGTACCACGGTTGCATGGTCGACAACATGGACCATCGATAGGAGGAATCGCATGTCGTACGCAAATTCCATATCAACATGGGAAAACCCGCTGCGCCTGACGGTCGCATGGGATTGCAGGCGCGACAGGTTCCCGACGGCTCCGGCGATGGACTACAACCACCCGCCGAAGGATTTCAAACCGAAAAACAACAAACCCGTAAAAAGGAGAAGAAAATGAAGCTGACCCCACAGGACACGACGATGGACCTGATGCTGAAGATGTCGGAAGGCAATCCCGGCGCTTTGATGGCCTGCATGGAGCTGTTCAAGCTCGGTACGCCCGGGGTCGTCGCGCTCATCAACCTGGACGACATCGGACTCTACGGCGAGAAGCTGTACATGCTGTGGAACGACTGCTGCGGCCGCGATGCCGAGAAGGTCGTCAAGGTCGTCAAGGCGCGCAACTTCGGAAAGCTGTCCGACAAGGACATCCTGGACCGCGTGTCTGGCGGCTATGGAAAGCCGTATACCGACGAAGAGCTTCTGTTGGACGATTCAAACGATTAGGAGGACAAATGAAAACCGTTTGGCACGTCTACATAGACGAGGACGATTGCAAGGGTCTTTTCTGGTACAGGAACCACAATGACCTGCCGACGACCGAGAGCTTCTCGAAGATGAAGCTGTTCGAAACGGAAAAAGGCGCCCGCCGCTACATGAACTCGCTGATCCGCGACATCGTCGACGACAGGCAGCATGATGCGAATATCAGCGAGTTCAAGGCGTATGACGGCGGGGAGTTCTACAAGAAAGTCACGTGGTGCGGCGGCATGACGCTCGAAGTGAAGGCCGTCGCGCGTGACCTCAGGAGATAGGAGGAGCATGGGCACGAGAATCGTCATGGCCGACCAGGACAAGGAGCTCATCCGCTCAACCCTGGTCCGCAATTTCAAGAAGTTCGGGATTCCGGAGGAAACTGCCGTCAAGGCCGTGACCTCCGGGTCCGTCCCGATGTACATGTTCGTGGTGCGGTGGATCTGCCACAACACGGACTACCCGGATACGAAGGTTTTGAAGAAGGAGCATTTCTTCAAGGGCTTCTACGCCTGGATGCACTACAAGGCCACCGTTGAGACGCTTGAAGCGAAGGACTTCACGGAGCCGTTCAAACAATGAAAATCAACAAATACACCAAAACACGAAAACTGAAAGGAAATACCAACATGAAGATCGAAACCATCGAGAAGTACCTTCTTGCATTCAAGAACGGGACGTCAACCGAAGTCAAGGACAAGCCGGTTTGCGGACTGAGATTCTGCTACGGGAACGACGACTACTTCAAGGTCGGGCGCTCTTTCGCCAATGACAACAACTTCAAGAGCGATCTCAAGGTCCGGCTGTCCAAGTCCGACGGCACGATCACGTACTTCGAGGACGACTACGAAGTGACCATACCGGTCGACGCCGTCTTCAGCGTCTCGGCATATTACGACGAACGCAAGATCGACGCGGAAAACTCCGTGGAGATCGTCTAACCCAATCCGTTGGAAACGGAAGCAGCAGCGCGGTAACCATGCAGCAATCCGGTGCTGCACCGGAAGTTCGTGACCTGGGCACATGCAGCAATCCGGTGTAGAACCGGAAGCGATGCGGCTAGTTGTGATGAAAAGCAATCCGGTGCTACACCGGAAGATGTGCGGACCGCTCCCATACAACAATCCGGTGTAGAACCGGAAGGAGGTATTGGTGGTCACTCCCTGGCCATGTAATCCTTCGGGTCGACCAGTATGTCCTTCGGGGATCCGGACGCGTTTCCTCCGTGGAACGCCGTCTTCGGGATCAGCGACAGGATGTCCAGTCCGGCCAGCCTGACGGCCATCATCAGGACGAAGCACAGGGCCATGGCGAAATCGTCCGGTCTGGCCGGGTCCCTCAGGTAGACTATGTGCGTAAGGCCCGACGACTCTATGATGTGCTCGTACGGGGACAGAAGATCGGCCGTGTACGGCTCGAATTCAAGGTATGGCGGGAAATAGATGCGGCCGTACTTGATGGCCATGAACATGGCCCTGAGCGCTGATGTCTTGTCTATGGCCCAACGGTCGTCTCCGCGGTTCGTGGTATGGAACTGCAGCGGGGTGTTCTGCCTCACGAAGTTCATCTGCACCACCCGGATTCCGAACCTGTTCATCATGATGAGGTTGTTCTGGAATCCAAGCCCGTAGTCGGCCGCCATGTACGAGCACTTGTACAGGAAATGGGCCTTCGCCATGTTCTGGTACATCAGGTCGGGGTCGAATGCGTGGTACCGCTGTCCGTACAGGACGTCCACGCGTCCGTCCGGGCGTATGCCGATGATGGTATGGACGGTGAACGAATTCTCCTCGGCGCCGCCCCAGTCTACGCCCGACAGCGTCATTACGTACCTGTCCACGTTGTGCCTAAGGACGTCCATGGACGGAAGGGTCGACTGCTGCCTGATGTGGGACTCGTCGATGATCCTTGACCCGGACGACTCGGAGATGCCGAACACCTCCTGCATGACAAGCGACGGAGGAAGCTTCTTGATGTCGTTCCAGATCAGGTTCCAGTTCACCTGGTGTTCCACCATGAACGGAAGTATGACCTGCGGTATGTGGAATCCGCGGAAGGTGAGATCCTTCTCCGGGGAGAACGCGACCCACCGGCCGTTTCGGACGTTGAGCCTGCCCCTGCATTTCGGATTCACGCAGTGCATACCGTCCGGTTGCGGCATGTCCATGATGTTGCCGTCCCGGTTCGGTATGTTGTCGTAGCCGCAATGTTCGCACCGTATGATCCACTCGCGCTTGGACGACTGCTGCCACAGGCGCTCGATCGTGTTGTCGAGCGTCTTTGCGGTTCCGGTGAACTTGCGTATGCCGTACTTGGACGCCTTGAGCGACTGCGAGATGATCGGGACCGTGTCGAACAGCTGGTCCTGGATCTCGTCGAAGTCGATCCTATCGGCCATGATTCCGCGGGCCCGGTCTGGTGACGTCTTCGCATACATCAACTGGAGGCCGGCGCCGTTCGCGAACGATTGGTGCCCTACGGCCTTCATGATCTTCGAATCTGACAGGACGCCCTCCAGCTCCTTCTCCTGAAGCTTCACGGCGAACGGACAGGACTGGATGGCCTCCTTTATATACAGCGTCGAGTACCGTTGCGCCTGAGATTGCAGGGGCGCGACATACAAGAGCTGTAGTTGCGGCGTGGACACGCAGTCGAAAATTTCCGAATAGGACAGGCTCTTGGACTTTCCGACCTGGCGTCCGCACATCAGGATGGTATCCCGTGCGTACTCCTTGTCGAAGAAGTCCCTCAGCTGGACATGGTCCTTGAGGGTGTACGGCTCCCCACGCAGTTTGAACAAGAAAGGCAACAAGTCTGCACGATGCACGTTTCCGAACATGCTAGCAACATTCGGATCGCGCGTTTTTGAAAAGATGCTAGACAAGGAACTTTCGGATGAAAGGTTCAGAGAACCGGAGCCATCAGTGCTGTTTTCGTTCGTCATATGGGGGAAGTTTCGGCTTTCTCGATGCCTATAGATTCGCCAACTACTCGCTTGCGAGCCTGTGGTCGAATCTGGTATCATTCCTGCATGTGGTCAATGCGATGCGCACTTCGGTACGCTACAACATATGACCGTAAATTGCAAGAACTAAAATGAACGAAATGGATCATCCAGAACCAAAGGTAAGAGTGTCCAAGTCCGCCCTGACATACCTGAGGCTACGAGACACGAGAGGCCATGCGGACGGGTGCGAATGCCCGAGCTGCGCAGAGGCCCGTGACAGGCTGTACAGCCACAAGCACAGGTACGGGATGAGGACCACGGTCACGACCCGGCGAGTAGACAGGATAGATCCGTCAAGAGAACTTTACTGACATGGCCGAATCCCTGATAATCGGGATTCTAGTCAACTGGTTCATCCTTGGCCCGTTCCTCCGGGAGCAATCCCGCGCGGAACGTGCAATGAGGTCCAGGTAGACTGGATGCCCCGCGAGCCGGGGCCCGGCATGTCGCATGTGCCGGGTGCCCGGCACATTAATTTCACGTAGAAAAACGGTATATTCAGAAAGGAGGTTTTTACATGTCAAAAGACAAGAAACCAAATGAAAAAGGGTGTTCGGAATCGTTCGTCGTGAACCCGATCATGGGAATTGCGCTGGTCGGAATGACGTTCGTGGCCGGACCGGGCTGGATTCCGTGCGCAGTGGCTTCCCTGGCCCTGTCGAACATAGTCGGGTACTACACGGAGGAAAAGATAAACGAGCTGGACGCGGTCACGAGGAAACGGCTGAAGGAGAAGACGGGCGTCGACCAGCCGGGAGACGCGTCTCAGGTCGGAGAGCTTGTAAGGAAGACCAACCAGACGATCGGCGTGTTCATTCCGACCGTTCCGCTTGTGTCACTGTGCGCCGGAGTGTACATGGGATACAAGGCCAAGAAACTCGCCAAGGAAGGTGAATGCACCGATCCTGTTCAACAAGAACAAAACATGCTGGGTCCCGGATTCGTCGCCGAGGGACGCTGCTGCTTCTGAACACTTCGGGTCGGCGGCCAGTCCGCCGCCGGCCCGAATTCTTACCCATTGAACTTCCGAAAGGAGAAAACATGACGACAATCGAAGTAAGGGCCGCCGAAGCGGTGGTCCTGATACCAAAGTGCCTGAAAGGCGTCATCGACGCGATCGACAGCCTCAACGAGACGTTGAAGGTGCTGTATGCCCAGAACAGAAAAGACGCGCAACTCGAAGAAGCAACAAAGCACGCGGAGGGGCCAATCGCATGATCCTCAAGCAAATCGACCTGCACAACTACCGCCAGCACAAGGATCTGACGGTCGACTTTTCCGGCAACCTGATCGCCGTAGTTGGCCGAAACGGCAGCGGAAAATCGAATTTCCTCGGGGCCATCCAGTTCGCACTTACAGGAGAGCAGCCCGGCTTTACCAAGGACGATCTGCTGACGTGGGGCGAGGAGTCCGGCTACGTCAAGCTCGACTTCGAGCATGACGGAAAGCCTTGTTCCATCACACGCAAGATCGAAAAGCCGTCCGCGACTCTGACCGTCGGAGACGAAAAGGTTACAGGTGTCGCCAAGGTAAAGGAGACGCTCGAATTGCTCGGAATCGACAAGGACGTTCTACGCCAGTCCGTGTTCGTAAGGCAGACCGAGATCGAATCGTGCCTGTTCACGGATCCCAGGGAACGCGAACTGGCGTTCCAGAAGCTGATAGGGCTCGGAGACGCGGCGAAGCACAACAAATTTCTCACCGACTTCCTTACGGCCGTGGATAAGCCGAGGGACATGTCGGAGGAGCTGTCTCGCCACATTGCGGCGCGTGAAGAGCAGATCGAGACGCAAAAAAGGCTAAAGGCACAGTCCGACGAACTCGGTGAGCGCCTGTCCAAGGTTCCGGACGACACGGAGGCCCGCAAGAAGGTTTCCCTGCTGCAGGAGCGCATCCAGCTTGCAAAGGCTGCGATCGCCTCCATGAACATGGCAGACCTTGCGAAGGCCGCGCGCGAAAAGTTCCAGAAGGAGCACGAGAACGTCGTACTGACGACGTTTCCGACGGACGACATCCAGAAGAGGATGGACGCCCTCCACATGGAGCTTGCGAACGTGCAGTCCAACGAACTCGGCAACCGCTATCGTCTTGAGGCGAAGAACAACTTCGACAAGGCGAAGGCCGTCGTGGACGGTATCGGAGACGTTTCCGGCAAGATCCACGAGTACGAAAAGGCCATGGACAAGCTTGTCCAGGTCAAGGCCCACAGAGACCAGGCGCAACGCCTTGCGAGCGAAGCGCCCGCCGGCAACATCTGCCCGCTTTGCGGTTCGACTACCGACCACAACATCAAGGAGGAGATCCAGCGTTCCATCCACAGGGACGACGAGATGATCCGTGAGTTCGAGGAGTTCTGCGCCGAGAGGGCCCACTTCATCACAGACAACCAGAAGAAGGAGCAGGCCGAACGCGACATGCAGCGGTGGAAGGCCCGCATGGACGAGCTCGGACCTGAAGTCAAGTGCCGCAGCGCCAAGGAAGTCAATACCGACATCTTCAACGTCCGGAACGAACTCGAGAACATGCGCAAGCACAACGAGTACGTGAAGGGGCTGCAGTTCGAGGACATGCGTCTTGCCGAAGCCGTCGTCAACACGAAGTCGGACCTTGACAAGGACCTTGCGAAGCTCCCCAACCAGAACGTGACGAAGGAACAGCTGGAGATCGTCGTATCCAGGATCAACGACGAGATAACGTCGATCTTCAACAACCTGAAGGTGTATTCCGACCTGAAGACGCAGAAGGCGTCGTTCGACGGGGCGATCAAGCAGATCGACGATACCATTGCGACCACCGAAGCGGCTATCGAGCGGATCAAGGAGATCCAGAAGGAGAACATCGTCAGGGAAGACCGCCTGAAGATCGTCGAAGACGTCAAGAACTGGTTCAGCTACCGCAACGGCCCTCGTACCATGACGCAATCAGTCATGGGCCTGTTGACAGACGATGTAAACCGGTATCTTGGCCAGTTCGGATCTTCGTTCACGGTCGTTCCGATGTCTTCCGACGAGGGCATGGGTTTCCGATATATCATGACGGATGGAAGCTTCGTTCCGAATCCTCCGCCCGACATCACGCAGCTGTCCGGAGGACAGAAGATAGCCCTGGCCGTGTCGTTCAGGTTCGCCGTCTACTCCATGTTCGCCAGCAAGCTTGGCCTTCTGGTGCTTGACGAGCCTACGGCCTATTTGGACAATGAGACGATCTCCAGGTTCGGAGACATGTTGTCGAAGATCAAGGAACTTGCTCAAAACATGAATCTGCAAGTACTTATCTCAACTCATGAATCACAGCTGGGGCCCGTGTTCGACCAAACGGTCGCAATCGGGTCCTAACCGAAACAACAAATGGGCTTGAGAGTTTTGCCGATTTAAGGTAGACTCTCAAGCCCGTTGACCCAAACGATGAATACCATGCTGCCAGAATCCGGCATCAAGCCGGTAAAGGTCGTCTTGCGCGACGGCCTTCTAGAAGTAAGGAACATATGCAATGGGCTCGTCGAGAAGCTGCGCTACTTCAAGAAGGAAATCAAGTTCGTCCACTACCGCCGCGAGGTTGTAGCCAGGTTCGAAGACCTTTACAGCGTAGACGAACACGATCCGAAGACGATCTATACGATGCCCGGTTTTGCGCACCGGGTACTCGATTTCGTCAGAAAGTCCGGCATTAAGTTCGAGTTCACGGACGCAAGGACCCCCATGCCGAAGCCGAATATGGCCAAGGCGTTCGCAGGGCTGCGCCCATACCAGATAGACCTGGTCGGACGGATGCTCGTGTCACGGGGCGGAATCCTCCAGGCCGCGACTGGCGCCGGCAAGACCGCATGCGCCGCAGCGGTCATCCGGGCGTACGACAGGGGGGAGTTGTTCTCAAGGGGTACTCCGACATGCGTGTTCGCCTGCCCCGACAGGGACATCAACAGAAAGAACTGGGACGAGTTCAAGAGATGGCTTCCGGACAGGGAGATCGGATTGATCATGTCGGGAACGGCCCACAAGCCGTCAGACGACGTGGTGTGCTGCACGATAGACTCGCTGGACAACATCGACCCAAAAACGGTCGGAATCCTGGTGGTCGACGAGATGCATACCTCGGCTTCGTACGGAAGGGCCGAAAAGATATCCATGTTCACGAAGGCCGCAAAGTGGGGCGTGTCCGCCACGCCTACCGGAAGGTTCGACGGGGCGGATATCGTGTCGGAGGGGCTTTACGGCCCCGTGGTGGCCACGTTCTCGTACCAGGACGGGGTCAAGTCCGGCGCGCTCGTCCCTATCACCGTGTACTGGATAGACGCCCCGCTGCCGACATGCGGGCTTCAATCCTATTCCGGCTACAAAACAAGGGATGCGAAGCTTCGTAATGGATGGACTTCGAACGACGATTCGTGCAGGATGATAGCGGACATACTGAACTGCATACCGGAAAGCCTGCAGACCTTGTGCATGCTGCAATTCATAGACCAGATGAGCCGCATACACAAATACTGCACCCATACCGGGTTCGTACATGCCGAAACGGACCAGTCGAAGATCATATCCACAACGTTGCGGGCCATCAAACCGAAGGAACGCAAGGAAATATACGACGATTTCAGGAACCAGAAGATCCACTCCATCATAGCCACCCATTGCTGGAAGCAGGGGGTGGACTTCCCGGAGCTGTCGGTGGTGGTCAACGCCGGCGGCGGAGGATCCGATATCGTCGCAAAGCAGGTACCGGGACGTGCGTCCCGTGCCGCAGAAGGGAAAGACCATGCATACATTGTCGATTTCATGCACCCGTGGGATAGAGCCGATCCGATCGGGAGAACAGGAAAGCCCGGCCCGCTTCTGTCGAACGACTATTCGCGTCGCAAGGCATACAAGGAACTGGGGTTCGAGCAATGCCACGTAGGATCAATCGCGCAATTGCCGTTCCTGGATCAGGAGATGGCGAAAGGGACCTACACGATGCAACGTTTCCTCCACTCGGAGAATCTGATCCTCTGAACGGGAAGATGGCGATATCGAATGCGGAAATCGCATTCGACGCCTTTTTCGAGGAGCAATCGGCAAGGTTCGGCACGCCGTACCCGATACAGCAGTACGGAAGCAACAGGAACTGGCCGGTGTTCCTTCAGCTGGCTCTCATCTGCTCCGCTCGCGGATGGGATCCGGCCGACTACGTGCACAAGACGTTTGGCGCAAGGAACAAGACTGCCGGAAGCCTGCTGGTCGGCGATTTGATAAAGCCGGCCATGCTGGCCGCGTACAACCCCAAGTCCGGCGTCGCTTCGTCAAAGGAAGAGTACGTTTCCTGCATAAACATGCTGATACAGCTGGAGTCGGACGGGAGCGACGAAAAAGCGCTCCTGCTGTCCCCGCTCTCCCCGTTCCCCGCGTGGTTTCGCGTGTTCTATCCGGAACAGATAGACATGGAGATCGTAAACGCATGGAGCGACATCGCAAAGCAGGAGATGTCTAAAGCTCCCGGCCTCGTGGAGTTCCTGAAAGGCCTCGACGGTGGAAAGTGGGAGAAGATACGAAAGGTCCTTTGGTTCTTCGACAGTCCGAACGGAGGCAACCAATGACGATCGATACGCAAACGCAGGTCAAGCTGCTGTGTGCGCTGGCCAGCGACTTCGAATTCTTCCGCGAGAACGTTCCGAACCTGCACTTGAGCGACTTCCCGAGCCTGGCGCCCAGGATCGTCTTCGAGACGATCGTGGCCCATTGGAGACGGTACGGAAGCCTCCCTACGGCCGTTGTCCTGCCCGACGAGGTCCTGAACGCGCTTCGAGGCATAGGACCGGACGGCAAGGACTCGATCGTTACATCTGTTCCGAACACCCTGCTCCAGTCCGTTGCGTCATGCCTCGGACAGGTCATAACGTCGATAGGGCATCCTGACCCGAAGAACTCAGAGTACTTCAGGGACAGATGGCAGGATTACCTGTCGGAGGTGCGTGTCGGGCAGTTGAACTCGGAGACGTCCGCAAGGGAACAGCTCCGCAAGGCGGCAAAGCTGAACGAGGAGATCGAAAAGATATCCGGAACGAGGCAGAGCGAGGCCGTTACGGCCGGAAAGAGGATCCTCCGCAAAAGGTCCGGCCCGCAGAGAAAGCGGTTCGGCACGGGGGTATGGCCGATAGACCTCAGGATGAAGATGGGGATGCAGACGGGCGAACTTGGCGTCGTGATGGCGAGTACCGGCGTGGGAAAGTCCAACATGCTGATCAATTTCGCGGTAAACGCCGCCCTCAGGGGCCAGCGTGTCCTGTTCCTGTCTTTGGAGGTCGAGGACGAAACGATCCTGAAAAGGCTTCAGGCCATGATCGGCGTGTTCAACATGTCGATGATGGACAAGTACGAGGAGGAGTGGGCAGAACACTACCCGAAGGAGCTTGAACGGTACAACTACCTTACAGCGAAGGGGTTTCCGTACATCGACTACATCACGGTCAACACGGAATACACGACGAAGAAGCCGAAGTGCGCCGACATAGAACGGGAGATCAAGTCCTGGAAGAAGAAGATGTACGCGGAGGGGCTGACGGACGACGACTGCCCCCTGGTGTGTATCGACTACATCCATCAGATCGACTGGTCGGACGTCGCCACGAAGAACGACAACCTGAATACCCAGTACGGTAACATCGCGCTGCGGCTTCACCAGCTTGCCGTCGAGACGCATTCGATCATATGGACCGCCCAGCAGGCGGCCAGAGGATGCGAAAAGAAGCAGCACCTGTCTGTAAGCGACCTGGCCGATTCGATCGATATCGCGCGGACGGCCGAGGTCATACTCGGCATGTCTCTGGTCGGAATCCACCCGAGGACCGGCCAGGAGATCGACCTGAACTCGGCCGAGAACAAGGTCACCGAGGAGTCCGAGGACGACCCGGTCGACAAGTTCGCCGACAAGGAGCGCCTGATCAACATCGATTTCTGCAAGCTGAGGAATTCCGGCGAGAAGGGCACGTTCTGCACCGTATTCCAGAGCAAGTCGCTGAGGCTGTACACAAACGCCCACTACTCCGACTTGACCGAGGAAAAGGTCAACAGCATGCCGCTTGAGTCGTTCTACATGGCCGTAAAACCGAAGACGGTGACATAATGGAAAGCGTATCGGAACAAAAGCTGCTCCGCATGCTGTCGTCAAAGTTCGGCCATGTAACCGAGTCGAACGGCGGAAACGGAAAGGAGCTGATAGTAGACTGCCCGTTCTGCGGAAGGCACAAGCTGTCGGTGAACGCCGTGAAGGGCATATGGCAGTGCTGGCACTGCCATATGTCCGGAACGACGGCGAAGCTGCTCGGAAGATCGGTACGCGCCAGGGTGGCCGAGACGCGGATGGAACGTCCGAAAGACCGGGGGTACATCTCCCCCGGGGACCTTGTCCCGCTTGACGTCCTTCCCGACGACCACGAAGCGTGCCTGTACCTGAGGAGCAGGAACTTCGATCCGAAAGTCCTGTCGCGCAACTTCGGGCTCATGTTCTGCAGCCACGGGAGGCCGTTCGCCGGAGGCGTGTTCAACACCTCCGGTACGATCGTCATACCGGTGCAGGAGAACGGAAAGCTCGTAGCGTGGCAGGCCAGGCTCCTGTACGACCCGCAAAAGGTCCCGCCGGAGGAAATGGCCGCATACGGATTCGTCAAGGAGGACGGAAAGTTCAAGGTTCCGCCGAAGTACTTCACGCAGCCGGGTTTCAAGAAAGGGGACCATTTCTTCAATTTCGACCAGGCTTCCAAGTTCGGATTCGTCGTGGTCACGGAAGGCGCGTTCGACTCCATGCGGGTCGGCCGCTGCTCCGTGGCCGCGTTCGGAAAGGGGCTGTCGGACGTTCAGGTTGAGATACTGAGGGAATGCTGGCCGGTCGTGGTCCTCCTGCTGGATCCAGACGCGGAGGCCGACCAGGAGGAGCTGAAAAGGCGCATCGAAGGGACGGGCCCGTTCGGCGCGTCTGGATGCACCAGAACGAAGGTTGTTTCCGTCCACCTGAGCGGCTACAAGGACGCCGGGGACGCTCCGCAGCACGATGTCGTAAGGCAAATCGTTCTTGCCGCGTCCGCGGATGGCGTCGATCTTGGAAAGATAGAAAAATCGAACCCGTTCAAACTAAAGGAGTGACACATGAACAACAACGATAGCAATGTCGGCCCGCCATGGTTCAGGGACCAGGCCCTGGACGTTGACGGCAGGAAATGCCTGAACGGCATCGGATCTGTACCGGCAAAAGTTATGTTCGTGGATAAAATGCCGTCCGAGCAGGAGATTTGGTCGAAAAGGCCGTACACGTCGAAGCAGGCGCAGTTCTTCCTGTCCAGGCTTAAGAAGTCGGGATTCGACAACAAGAAGGCCAGGTTCACGTATGCAATGCGGCATTGTCCGAGGAAAGTCACCGCAGACGAGCAAAAATGGGGACGCAACATGTTCCTTGGCGAGCTTGCGGCGACGAACCCGGAGATCGTAGTTTGCTTTGGGGCGGAACCGCTGAAGGCCGTCGTGGGACCGTCGTATTCCTGGGACGACGTCCACGGCGCGTTCTTCAAGCCTGATTCCGTCGCCAACTGCCCGTTCCTGGTGTTCGCGACATACAACCTCGACCAGGTTCTGTATGGACCGAAATGGGACGCTTTGTTCGACAGGGACCTGTCCGAGATCGCAAAGATGTCGGAAGGGTCTCCTACCGTCCCTCCGGAGTGCCTCAACAAGGTTGTACGCACGCCGGAAGAGATAAGGTCGTTCACGGATTGGATGCTTTCGAACGGGAAGTCCATGGTAACGCTGGACTGCGAATGGAACGGAAAGAACTGGATGGACCCGAACAGGTACTTCAGGACCGTGCAGATCGGCTATCGAAAGGGCCGGGTCGTAACGGTGGAAGTGTCCAAGGAGGGTGGAAAGAGGTGCTATGGCGGCGATGAACGGGATATCTTCTCCGAGCTGAAAAGGCTGCTGGAGAACGAAAACATCGGAATCGCCGGCCACAACGTGATAGCCGACGGGGAATGGCTTCTTTCGTACGGTATCGACATACGGAACAACGTAAAGTACGACACCATGCTCGCCGAGCACATCATCGACCAGAACGGGCCGTTCGGCCTGGAGACCCTGTCGATGAAGTACACTCCGTACGGAAGGTATTCGGTGGACGTTGAAGTGTGGGTAAAAAGGCACAAAAACAAGAAACTGCCCGACACCTCCGACCTGGGATACGGTTTCGTTCCATGGTCCATGCTGGAGAAATACGGATACATAGACGTAGACGTTCTCTGGTACATCATGGAAAAGCAGATACCGATCCTGAAGAGCCGGGGGTGCTTCAACCCACGCGGCGTTTCCGGCGAGTACCCAAGCCTGTTCGAAACGGTCATGCGCACGCAGCGCGTTACGTACGACCTGGAGATGAACGGCCTTCCGGTAGACATGGCGCAGCTTGACATGCTTACAGACAGGTACCAGGAGGCGAGATCGAAGGAGCTATCGAAGGTCATGGCGATGGCCAGGGCCGCGGGATTCGACGAATTCAACCCAAGGTCGTCCGTGCATCTTCGGAAGATGCTGTTCGGAAAACTGGGGCTGAACCCGGTGAAAACCACGGACGGCGACGACTGGGGCGACGTGGTCGGCGGAATGGGGATGGACAGCGATACCGACGTATCCGCGTCCACCGACAAGTCGACCCTGCAGATCCTGGAAGGTCAGCATCCGTTTGTGGACGCGTTGCTGGACTTCAGGAGGGTGGACCAGGCCTGCAAGACCTGGCTTACGCGGGAGAAGGACGGCGAGCCGGCCGGTCTGTACAAGGACATATGGCCGGACGGAACGCTGAAGTCCAGGTTTAGCGTATTGACGGAAACCGGAAGGTACAGGACGTCTTCGCCCAATTCGCAGAACTGGCCGAAGAAGGCCGAATCGTATCTTGCCAAGATATTCGGCAAAGGTAACGAACCGCCGATGCTCCGTACGATCGTAGACCCGAACAAAAGGAGGGACTACATCGGGAAGGGCGTAAAAATGGTCCAGCTGGAGGGCGACTTCTGCCAGGCCGAGCTGTTCTGCATGGCCAACATAACCGGCGACCAGAACATGATCAGGACGCTGACCACGCCGGGGCTGGACCTCCACGACCAGACCACCATAGGGAGCTTCGGATTCCACATGTTCGACGAAAACGGGCATGAGGTGTCCGAGGATGACCTTGTGAGGCTGGCGGCGGAGCTCAAGGACCAGGGCGGCGCCGAATCCGACGAATTCCAGCATTTCCTGAAGTCCATAACGTACGTTGACGCGCATAAGAACAGGATGACCAGGTCCGAGTTCAAAAGCGGGCCAAGGGTATCCGGAAAGGCGATTTCGTTCGGCGTTCCGTATGGAAGGGGCGCGGCTGCGCTGGCTTTGCAGATCAAGGCCGAAACAGGAGATCCGAGGTCTCTTGAGGAGATCACCGCGGAAGCTTCCAAGATGCTCGATGCCTGGAAGACGAAGCTGTTCTCGAGGTGCTGGGAGGTGCTTACGGAATGGAAGGGCCTCGTATACACCCAGGGGTACATCGAAAACCCGTGGGGAATGCGTAAAACGGCCCACATACGCCCAGGAGACCGCGATCCGTCGCTGGAGCGGCAGTTCGGAAACTTCCCGATCCAGTCGACGGTGTCCGGCACTGTCCAGATAGCGATGGACCAGATGCGCTCTTACATACTTGAACGCGACCTTCCGTTCAAGATGCAGAACCAGATCCACGATGCCGTGATGATAGAATGTCCGATCGACATGGTGGACGAATGCAAAAAGATGTTCCGGGACACGATGGCTGGCATAAGGATCCCCCTTCCGGGAGGACGTTGGTTCACGCTAGACGTGGACATAGACGTATACGAACGGTGGGGGGTGAAGATGTAGCCGTGTAACGGGCAAACAAAACAACACAACACAAACAAAGGCACACGCCAAACAAAAAAAAAGGAAAACAAAAATGGCATTCAACTTCGATTCGGCAAGGAGCGTCGACTCCTCGCAACAGGAATACATGTTCAAGCAGGGGGTGAAATACTCCTATTTCAAGGCTGACGAAACCCGTCCGATCTCGTTCAGGATCCTTCCGGCGTTTTCGGAGCACGACGGGCCGATCACGAACAAGATGGACTACGTCAAGGCCGTGTCTATCATCGACGGGAAGCCGGTCATTTCGGACTGGATCTTCTCCGCGATGGTCTCCCGGTCGTATGTCAAGGGTGCGTTCCCGGTCGTTTCCAGGAGGACTCTGATCGAGAAAGACGTCACCGGCAACATCGTTGTCCAGGAGGACCCGCTGACGGAAGTCATCGACTACTGCGCGCAGAACGACAGGGAATGGGGCTACATCATCGAGGACCAGGGCAAGTGGGGCGATGCAAACCGGATTCCGGCCAAGCTTCCGCCCATCAAGCCGCAGTACCTGATGAACGTCATCACGTTTGACGACGAAAAGCCCGGCGTCAAGCTGGCCGTGATCTCGTCCGTGATGGCGATCAACGACCTGTGCAGGAAGAAGCAGGGCAGCGAGGGGATCGCCCTTCGCCAGGTCACGTACGATGTCTCCGACGAGGAGATTGCCAGGAACCCGTCGGCCATGTTCCAGTATGGCGACATCACGGATCCGAACGGGGCTCCCGTCCTCAAATACGGAAAAGCCCTTGCCGACGACGGAAGCAAGAAGGTGTATAGGATCTCCGTAGGACTGGAGGTCGATCCGGCCACCGGACGGCAGCGTGTCCAAAGGGTGGCTGTCACGCCGGAGCACATGGCCCTCCGGCAGGATCTTGCGCATCCGGAGACGTACATCAACATTCCGACCGTCGAAGACCAGGTCAAGCAGCTGGTCAGGATCATGTCCGGAAGGAACAAGGACGGATACCACGAGCTCGACATGCTTCGCGTCGCGATCAACCGCTACGCAAGCCTGATCCCGGAGATCCCGTTCGCACCAGGGGCCGTCAACCAGGTGCGCGGGTTCACGCCGCCCGCGCAGCCGACCCCGTCGTTCCAGCCGGCCCAGCAGCCGGCCCAGTCGTTCCAGCCGACCCAGCAGCCGGCCGTCTTCACCCCGACCGCACAGCCTGCCGCCCATACGCAGCCTACGCAGCACTTCACGCCTACGGAGGCTCCGCAGCAGACGTTCCGCCCGAAGCAGGGGCAGGTTCCTTCGTTCGTTCCGACGGCGCCTGCGCAGCCGGAACCGAAGAGCGACGCGCCAGAGCAGCAGAAGGTCGCAGAAGTCGCGGGTGAAGCCACGTTCAACAGCGATGACTGGGTCGCCATGGCGATGCGGGGAGGCAACTGATGGCTCCGCGCAAGAAGCTTGACAAAGGCCCGGTGAAGGGGTCTATGGCATCCTTGCTTGCAAAGATGGCTGGAGACTTCGGTGTGAACGTGAGGACGGCGGAGGACGCCGCCAAGTCGTGGCGGTACCTTTCCTTCGTCGACCCGCACACCGGTCTCCCGTCCATCGCCCACGAATGGCTGATCGGTGCCGCCGGATTCCGAGCCGGCACCGTCAACCAGTTCAGGGCCCTGTTTGCAAAGGGAAAGTCGTCGCTATGCATGCTGGAGTACGGCTCCGCCATGCGGAACGGCGGCGCGTGGTGCGCCCACCTTGAGACGGAGGGAGCCGGGATGTCTGCGTCCAGGATCGCGCAATTCGGCGTAGACCCAACCAACCTCGCCGTTCCGGACGGCGTGGATTCGTTCGAGGACTGCGTTGAGTTCATCGATACGTTCAGATGCCTCATCCGCGGCGGCGACGGCGGCTCCATCAACGAACTCGGACGGAAATCCGCCACGAAGTTCAAGAAGGACGAAGCGGAAGACCCGGATCTTGAAAAGCCGATCCTGATCGGCGTCGACTCCCTGTCGGCGCTGGGAAAGGACGACAATACCAAGATCGATGTCGCCGACATGTCGAAAACGAACCAGATCTCGTGGCTTACCGTGAAGATCAGGGAGTGGATGCGACAGAAGGCGCTGGTGTTCCAGAGGGACCTGGTTACGCTGTTCCTGACCTCCCATGAGACACAGCAGATCCAGATAGGCCCGATGGCCGGCTTTACCGGACCGAAGAAGACGTCCGTCGCCGGAAACGCAATCGGAATGTACGATACGACCGGAATCGACTTCAACACGAGGGACTGGAAGGGCAGGGACGGATCCCTGCTCGGTACCGAGGTCATCCTGAAGACGTTCAAGAACAAGTTGAACGCCCCGGGGCACTCGGTCAGCCTGTTCCTGACGAAGGAGAACGGGTTCGACATGATACATTCCGACGCTGAGTTCCTGCTCGGACGGGATTCCCCGTTCGCGGACGGCCGCGGCATCTTCCAGGGGACAAGACTGTGCTACCGCCATTCCGGCGGAATCACGTGCAGGCCGCTGGGTGATTCCACGTTCCGAACCGAAGAGGAATTCGTTCGCGCGTTCTACGGCAACAAGGACGTCCTTGACACGGCGAGGGACGGCCTTCGAATCGTCGGATACGGGCTACCCCACGAGGTGAAGTACAAGAACCAGTTCGACGAGAACGGGTTGTGGAAGGGCGAGGCGCTGGCGAAGGACCACGATTTGATCGTGCCGGACGGATCGTCGGACGACGGTCTTCCAGACGACGTCGGGGACGACGAAGCTTAACCCAGGCAGGCAAAACCAGGACCTCCCGGAGGGTATTCCTCCGGGAGGATCCCTTTGAAAGGACAACGATGATCAAGATCCTACATACGGCAGATTGCCACGTCGGATGCCGCCAGTACGGCATGCAAGAGCGCGAGGAGGACTTCTACCGGGCGCTGAGGCACGTCGTTTCAACGGCAATCCACGAACAAGCGAACATCGTTTTGGTATCGGGCGACCTGTTCGACTCTCCGAAGCCGTCGGCCAGGGCCGTTCTGGAGGTCAAGAACTGCGTAGACATGGCGAAGAGGAGCGGCCTGGAAGTGCTCGGGATCGAGGGAAACCACGATCTCACGCAGGACAGCTACTGGCTTCGCGTATGCGGAGTCGTACCTCTCGACGACGGGTACGAGAACTCGTTCCTCGGGCTCAGGGCCATAGGCGTTAACTATTGCCGCCCAGACGATCTTCTGGCTAAACTGGACGGGATAGCCGAGTCATGCGAGGCCGAAGGCACGAGATATCCGCTTGTCGCCCTGCATTGCGGTGTCGCGGAGATGAACTGCCCGTTCAATCCAGACGTGTCACAGCAGCAGCTGGTACCCGTCCTGAAGAGGATCGGATGCACGTATTGCGCGCTCGGCCATATACACATACCGTGCGAGCAGTCCGTAGACGGAATCATGTTCGTGCAGCCCGGATCCACGGAATGCAAGAGCGTTGACGAGTCGCACGACAAGTCCGTTGAGATCTTCGAAATGGAGGAGAACACCGGAAAGGTCGTATCCACGTCCGTGAAGAGGACGCCCGGAAGAAGCATAGAGCTGTACAACGTCGAGACGGAGGACGACTTCGCAAGGCTCGGAGGAGCAAACCCCGACGCCCTGGTCGTCGCGTACGTCAGCAACAAGGTGCATGACGGCGCATCCAGGGCAACCGACGTTCTCAGGAACAGATGCAGGCTTTACAGGGTTGTGCCAGTCGGCGACAAATCCTCTGAGAGCCAGGCATACGACAGAAAAGGGTCGATGAACCTCCTGAAGGACGCCGTTCTGGCGTTCTTCCGGGAGGACTCCGACCAGTACAAGATGGTAATGGACATACTGAACACCGGAAACCCCAGGCTTGTTGTCGAAAACTACATAAACAAACAAGACGCCCAATAGGCAGAAAAGGAGCCGCTATGGCAAAGAACAAATTCATCAACAACATCTACATCACACGCCCGGTCGACAAAAACCTGAAGCCGGTCCCGGGAAACGTACTGACGCAGTATTTCTCGTTTGAATCGATCAAGGTACGCCAGGACAAATGGGACAAGGACCATGAAAACGTAACCCGCAAGCGCCGTGGAAACCACGGGTATTCGCCGACGGGATGGATCCCGGAGTTCATCAGCCAGTTCATGGACGCCCACGGGTACTCCGAATACACGAACCTCGTGAACGTCGACAGCGTTACGCCGGAGGATGCCAAGCAGATCAGGAAGACCGTGTACAACCGGTTGGAGAACATGCTGAAGAACATCCGCACCGACATGCGCAATAACCGTAAATGGGGGTACTCGAACTACTACCAGAAAAGGCTTACCAGCACTCACGGCCACAAGGTGCCGAAAAAGAAAGACAATGAGGAGGCCGTCGTAGAGACGAAGGGCAGGATCGCGGTCGGCGGCGAGACGGAGACGGCTGCGTCGGAGCAGCCCGGTACCGTCGCAGCGGAGACGCGGCAGGATCCGTCCGCCAGGGAGCCCGAACAGCTGGAGATTGCGTTCGACAGCTGCCCGGAGCAGGACGGGGCCTCTGGAAAGAACCCGAACTACGATCCCGACAAGAACGAGTTCACACCTACGGAGCAGAAGCCAAAGAAACCGGAAGACAATCCTAACGGTACCGACACGACCGAACTGCTAGACAAGAGGCCGGCTATCGACAAGATCCTTGGCATCGTGAAGGATTGCAGGGGCGAGATAAAGTCCATCAAAACGGCGTTGAGCACGATCATGGCGTTTTCCGAATGGATCTGCTCATTCCCCGGGTTCGAAACAAACAAAAACGAAGGAACGAAGGAAAATGAGACTGGAAATCAACATCAAGCTTGATGACGAAGGCGGATCCGGGTCGAAGAAGTTCGTGTTTGAACTTCCGTACTCGGTGGAAAACACAGGCTTCGAGGACCGGCTGGTCGAGATCGTGTCGTCCGGCGTGGACTTCTCGGAGATCGTGGAGTCGCTGTGCGCAGATGTCAGGAAGCAGATCATGGCGCCTGCCGGTCAACAGCAGGAGCAGCCGGACGCCGCGTCGGGCGAAACAGGAGGAGACTGATGCCCTACTACCCGTTTTTCGTGCACGTTGATTTCTTCGGATTCCAAGACGAGGCGACGCCGTTCACCACGGTGGAGAAGGTCCAGCTCGGATTCATTGGAAGCAACGATCTTGAAATCAGCGAATTCCCGTCGGCTCCGACGGTGTCGTGGAAATCGGTTGGTGAATGGCTGCGCGGATTCAAGAAATTCGGCAACGTGGTCCCGGTAGGGTACAACCTTCGCAACCTGGTATGGCCGGCCATCATGGCGAACATGGCCCGTGACGGTGAATCCGTCCCGGGCCTGTACATGCAGATGGAGAAGAAGTGGAACTCGCTGGACATGGTCGACCTGCAGGGTCTGGTCCTGCAGGGCGGGTATTCCGACTACAAGCCGTCCCTGCAGGACGCATGCAGGTTCTTCGGCATAGAGCTCAGCAATGAAAAGCCGACTCTGTACAGCATTTACGAGCTGTACAAGGCCTACCAAAGGGTGTCGTGATGGAAAAACTTCAACGTACGGCGCAGGAACTGGCCGACTCGATAGCCGGGCTGACTTCGGAGCTGAACGAGCTCAAACAGAGGAAAAAGTCCTGGAATGCCGAGATTAACGCCAGGATAAAGGACCTCGAGGAGCTGATCTCGTCGGAAAACGAGCAGTGGAAGAAGCTCAAGGAACGGGATCCGTCTTGACCTTCAGGCGCCTAAAAGTGGTATACTGTAAACCAATCAACCACGAGAAAGAAACCATGTCACAAACCCTAGACGAACAGGTCAAGAACTATCTGAACAGCGACAGCCTTAAGCTTCCAGGAGGGGCGGACAGGCTGTCGCTGTGCCAGATATGCGGATCGTTGAAGCCGAAAGGAGGCATCTTCACCTGCAAGGGCGAGGATGTGATCTGCCCTGACTGCCTGAAGAAGAACAAGGGGCTGGCGTACCTGATGTGCAGGAAATGCAACAAGTTCCTCGGATTCTACAAGCCCGGTATGGTCAAACTGGAAGGAGGGGTCATCGTAAGGATCGATCCTGGCGACACGCTGCATACGGAGTGGTGCCAGTTCTGCAATCCGGACGCCGGAAGATGGGACATCGAGGAGTTCAGGACCCTGGTCATGAAGGCCCTCGGCAACGAACCCAGGAGCTGATATGGACTGGAAGGAAAAGATGGAGGCCTACAAGTCCTCCGTGACCAACTCCACCTACAAGGCGGATTCGCTGATAGCGAACAGGATAATGAAGGGCCTCGGGTTTACCGGAAAAAGCCTGCCAGGAGTATGCAGGGAGATGGGAATCGACACGAAGGACAGGCTAGAAATAGAAATGGCCGTCGACGTGCTGGACGGGGTGTCCGGAGGGATGTTCTGCCCGGTGTCTCCGTGCCGAAGGTTCATCCTTGACACCAGAGGCCAGTCGGACGGGTCGAAATGCTGGAAGGACCGGATGGAGCTGGACGAGCTGTGCGGGATCGCCGGAGGCGCCCCTGACGGCATGGTCGTCATGTGCAGGGTCGACAGGAAGGCCTCGCAGCCGACGAGCGTTTCGTTCGTGTTCACGCGTACGACGGATACTCCGCTGCCGTACCTTTTAAGGCCCGTGTCCGCGATGGTTGCGGAATCCGGGGCCATGTCTGTGTGGATGAGAAAGACGGATGAATTGATCAGGGATATGGCGGAATGCCTGAAATGGGAAATCCCGGGAAGGAGTTAAAAATGTCTTTGTTCAAGGTTATTCTAGGAAGAAACCAGAAGAGATGCGCTTCATACAAGGAAAGGTGCGTCGTGACGACTGCGTCGCTGATCTCACTCCAAAATAACTCGGACGACGACGGCAAGCACGTCGAATCGCGTCCAATCATAGTGATGACCGAGCGCAGGTCGTGGCCGTTCTATCGAACCAACATCAGGCTGATGAACGGTAAAATGCTGGCGAACGAGGATGCCGTCGTATGGTCGCCTTTTTCCAGGAAACGGTCCCAGGCGTTCTTGAAATGCTGCCGCAAGTGCAACATAAACCTGGAGCTTCCGGATGGAAGGTGGCCTGCACCGATCGAGATCAATGCCAATTCGATCAAGGCCGTGCTGAAGATCGTGGCCGGCATCTTCCGTAAAGACGGAGAATACATTGAGTGCAGAAGGGTTACGGTATAGCCATCTGCAAGAAAAAGGAGAACTAAATGGAAAAATGCTGTGAGAACCACGGAGCCGACCATGTGCACGACATGACCGAGCTAGACTCAAACACGGACGAACACATGGTGAAAATCGACCCGGGCGACAGCCGGATCCCCGAGCACAGGGATCAGTTTGACGCCCGGTTCACGAACTTCAAACCGGACGCCGGCATCAGGGCGGCGTACATAGCGTACGCCAAGGTCGACGCGAAAGAGGTCGAAAAGGACCCCGCGCTGACGAACTGCGTGCTGGTAGGCGCGGATTTTACGGCCGGAAGATATAACGGCGACGACTTCATCGAGGACCCGGAAGGCGACGAGGTGAGGATCGCCAGGCGCTACAAGTCGCAGTTCGACCGTATCAGAAGGATCACGGGTTACCTGGTAGGCACCGTGGACCGGTTCAACGACGCCAAACGGCACGAGGAGCACGACCGCGTGAAGCACGCGATGAGCTCCATGGCTCACGAGCACACAATCGGAAAAATCTAACAAACACGCTTGACCGCTTGGCTACCCGCTAGGTGCCAATGTCAATCAAGGGTGTGTGTGGCCCCGGGGTAAAACCCGGGGCCTTTTCTTTTTCAAAGGAGAAACAATGAAAACGGAAAAACCCAAGCTGGCAGCAAAGGACCACCGGTGCAACGCCGTCCGGTTCCTGGCCGCCAGGTATCTGGAGGCCGTCGACTGGACCGGATACCTGAAGGGGTACCGCGTCGGAAACCGGTTCGACTCCAAGTGGCACACCGCCCTCGAGGAGATGTACCACGGCATCGCGTTCCAGCTGCACGGGATGCTGGTTGAAATGGCGGGGTACGACTTCGTGTCGTACCTCGAAGCGCACGCCGTGGACTCCGCCGTCCCGTCGGTGGTCATCGAGGAGGCCCTGGTGAGGGCGAGGCTGAAGAAAAAGGAGGACAAACAATGAAATACACGATCAAATTCAACAAGAAGACGAGCGAGAAGATCTACGACAAGGTCTACAGGACGCTGGACCTTGTGTTCGGATACGCGCTCGGCGGGTACGTCCTGACCGACGGGGAGAAGCTTAAAAGCTACGTCCTGGAAAGCGAGGACGACGCGGAATGCGAGCTCGACCGGATTCTCGAGGAAGTCGAGGAAATCTTCGACGTCGGCCTGTCTTACGACGCGGAGGAGGACGAAGATGACGAAGAATGAGCAGATCGAGGCATTCCTCAAGAAATTCAAGTTGGTCGTGAACCCTGCGGACGAACCCCGGGAAGAGCTGGCGAACGACTACGATGTCGTGGTCTTATTCGACGGGAAGAAGGTTTGCCACACCCGGTGGGGCGGAGGCGGCTACTGGGTCGCAAACAAGGTGCACGGCGCCGACATCATGCAGAGTGTCTTCCAGGACGCAGAATCGTACTGCAGCTGCCTGGACCAGGCCAATGGGGACGAGACGGACGCCATGGCGGAATTCCTGGAGGAGTTCGGGTACTGCTCGGACGCCAAGACGATGAAGAAGGGGTTCAAGACGTTCAAGGGGTGCCAGAAGTGGTACCAGGACATCCAGCCGCTGATCGCGTTCAACTGCGTTTGGTACGATGGCGAGAAGGATGCCGGTATGGATGACTACCTGATCGACATCTGCAACTACTTCGACGAGGACTGCACTAACAAGGACCTGGTCGATATAGACTGGGACAGCTACGTGGAGGACTACAAATGAAAATTTCGCGCAAGAGGATCATTGACGCCGAAAAGAAGCTGAGCGAGATCAAGTGCCCGTTCTGCGGAAAAGGCTTCCGGATCATCGTCAGGGACGACGAGGGGAACCGGAAGGGCCATGTCGACGATGACGCCGCGGACCAGTACATTGAGGAGCAGTGGTCCGGGATCTCGTTTAGCGTTGAACACGATTCGGGCGGATGCCCGATCGACACGGGGCCCTACAAGGACTACACGGGGTACGCCACCTGCTACTACACGCCGGAGTCGATCGCGAAGTTATTCAGCAAAAGGAGCAAGAAATGACATTCAGCACATACTGCTGCCGGCACCTGTGGCCGGTGATCCAGTGCGGGACATACGACGGCGACGTCATGTGCCCGGACTACCTCTACGCGCTTGAGGACGAGCCGGAGTACTACTGGAACGATGAAAGGGAGTTCATCGCGGTCGGAGAGATGGACTTCGCCAGGTTCAAGGAGGCGATGGCCAAGGAGATCCTTCGGATCTTCCAGGAAGAAAAGCCACTGGAGAAGTTCGGGGTCAAGGTGGTCGGCGCCGACATAGACTCGCCACGCGAGTACAACTTCCGAACCGACTGGGCGGAGCTGACCATCGAGGTCCCCGACGACTTCGTGGAGAAGATGGTGAAGTGGATCGAGGAATCGGCCACGCGCACCAAGATCGCCAAGAAGTGGCTGGACGAACACTGGAAGTCGTATGACGGATGGTGGTCGTGCATGCCGGAGTCCTGGGCGGAGATGCATCAGTGGCTCGACCGGAAGGATCCTGTCGAAATGGAAGTTCTGGCCGGCGGCCTGCTAGGCATGCTGACCGAGATCGACCAGCCCGACCTCCTGGAGGAGGACGACTGCGGGCTGCCTCCGTTGACGTACATCCTGTCGGAGCGGATGTCCGGAAACTACTCGTCCGGCGACTTCTACCCGATCTACAAACCGAACGAGCTCCTGCGCAAGTACGGTCTCGACACGGAGCTGAGGGTGGACGAGAACGAGGAGGACATCAAGAAAGTCCGCGAAAAGATGGGAGACATGGTCGAATGGCGGCTGGACGAGCTCGCCTACGCCGACCAGAACGGAAACGACGAGGCAAAGGAACGCGCAAGGAAGTATCTGGTCGAGGCCCTGAGGGAGGCCAATCTGAAGAAACTCGTGAAAAACGACAAGGAGTAACGACATGAGGACGGCGGAAGAAAGGAAAAAGGAGTATAGGAAGAGACTCCGGGCAAGGCTTCGCGACGCTCGTTACATTGCAGCGAAGGCAGAGCGCGAAAAGATTGCGAAGTACCGTGCATGGCTCCGTAAACACGGAGTTAACCAGAACGAGTACCATCGAGCCTCCGGTTTCTAGCATGGCCAGAAAGGATTCGCCCGAGTACAGGGCGTACCAGGCCGCGTACAGGAAGGCGCATAGAGAGAAAGCAAGACTGTACGCGGCGGAATATCGACTCAAGCACAGAGACAAAATCCTGGAATGCTCGCGCAAAAACTACAGGGAAAACAGGGAAAGGTACCTAGAGTACCGTAAAAAGTACCGTGAAGCCCACAGCAACAGCATTAAAGAAGCAATGGCGAAGTATTATGCCGAGCACAAGGACCATCTGAACGAATACAGCCGTAAATACCATGCAAAGCATAGGGAAACCCTACTGGCAAAGAAAAGGAGATACTATGCGGAGCACGCGGAAGAATTCAGGAAGAGACAGGCGGAGTACAGAAAATCGCATATCGAGTCGATACGGGCTCGCATGCGCAGGTACAAAGGGTGCAAGGTGGACCCGTACGCACCGAAACTTCCATGCAATAGAACAGCGATAAAGTATTCCACCAGCAGGGAAGCAGTGTACAACAGAAGATACATGCTTCGAAAAAGGCTGAGAGCGCTTGGCGTTCCGGAAGACGCGATAGCGGCTGCCGTAACCAAGATGGACCAGTCCCACGAAAGCCGCAGGAGATATCTGTTGAATTGGTCTTCTGTGAGAAGAAAACAAACCGAGTACAAGAATAAGAAAAACGCGGAAGAGCAAGCGCGTATGGCACTTGCATTCCAATAACACAGCCAAAGGAGAGAAAAATGACACGCAAACCCAATATCAAGCAGTACAGCAACGAGCTCCACGTCAACGGGGGCCAGGAGATCCAGGTCTACATCGACGCGTTCCGCGCGCATCGTGGCACGTCCCTGGAGGCGATTCGCCGCATGGGTGTCGCGTTCCACGACGCTGTCGCGGCGTTCAACGGGGACTTCGCCTACGTGATGGGCGAGTTCCACCTCCGGTTCCCAGAACAGACCCAGCACAACTGGGAACTGCTCGACTCGATCGGCAGCGGAGCCTGCGACCCGCGGGTGTTCTTCCTGCCGCGCCATCTTCACACGATGCGGTTCCTTAGCATCCCGGAGCAGGAGAACCTGTTCAACATGCGCGGTGTCACCGTCATCCGGTCGCAGGACGGCAAGGAGACCGTCGTCGAGCTCAACCGGCTCCGCAGCTCGGAGTGGAACATCCTCTTCGACAAGGACAAGAAGCGCCTGCGCAACCACTTCGAGATGAAGGAGTACGCCACGAAGCTCCGTGAACAGAAGGTCATCCGTGAGCGGGCCAAGCCCCGGTACGAGCTCGTCAAGGGCGTTACCGGCCTTGTCCTGAAGCTTCGCAGCGACGTTCATTCGCTGGAGATGAAGGACCTGGAGGAGATCTTCGCCCAGGTCAGTCTGAGCAACAACTAGGTACTCCGTCCCCGGACCGTCCATCGTGGCGGCCCGGGGTGGCCGGTAGGAGGTTCTATGAGCGGGAAAAAGCGATTAACAGAAGAGGAAAGGATAGCACACAAGAAGGCGTACATGGCGAGATATCGACTTGCCCACAAGGATGAGATTAGAGCCAAGGAGAAAGCCTATAAAGAGGCCCACAAGGAACAGAACAAGGAGCGTCGAGTTGCTGCTTCGAAGGCGTATTATCTCGCTCATAGGGACGAGATCAGGGCCAAGGTTGCCGCATACCGGAAAGAGCACAGGGATGATATAGCCGCGAAGAAAAGGGCCAGGTACGCTGCAGACAGGGACAAGATACGTGCGCGTGAAAATGCCCGTAGGGCGGAGCACAGAGACGAAGTACGCGCTAAAGCGGCCATATGGCGCGCCAATCACAGGGACGAGCTTCTGGCCAAAAGGCGTGCAAACTACGCCAAGAACAGGGAAGCCATCCTGGCCAGCACCAAAAAATGGAGAGACGACAATAAAGACCGTCTTTCCAAAAAGAGGCATGAGTACTACCTTGCCAACAAGGAGAGGATAGACGCCAGAAACGCGGAATGGCGTGAATCCCACAGAGAAGAGTGCAGGAGGCGGTGGAGGGCGTATTACCGTGCCAATACAGAAAAGAAGAGGGTTTACTTCTACGAATACTACATCGCCAACAAGAAGAAAAGACAGGCATACCATGCCGAGTGGTACAAAGCGCACAAGGACGAGTTGCGAGAAAGGGGCATTGTCTACAGGGCCACGCACAAGGAAGAGATAAAAGCCAGCAAGGCCAGGCGTAGAGCCAGCATAAGGGCCGTCTATAGGATGAAACGCAACCTGAGGATCGACCCTTTCGCCCCGCTTCTAAGGAATGCCGCTGAAACCCGCAAGCTGTCTATGAAGCCGCTTACGGTGCGTGACAGACACTACAAGTGGAAGAGCAAGCTTCGCAAACGCGGTGTCCCGGAGGAGATGTTGGACGCCATCGTAGAGCAGATGGAGAAGGCGCATGAGAACAGGCGCAGGTATATTAAGAATTGGTCGACGCATCAGCGTGCCGCGGCCAGGCGCCGGTCCGAGCTCAAGAAGGAAGAACAGGCGCGCTATGCGCTTTCATTAACGGGAGGATAGGATGAAACAATTGTTCGATTTCACGGTGCAGGTCGTGTACACGGGAACGGTGAAGGTGGAGGCCGAAAACCTACCAGACGCCGAACAGCGGGTCCGCGGGCTCGTCAAGCCGCAGGGCGTCATTTGCGACTCCCTGATGGACGAGAACGAGAACTACGAGTTCGACTCGTATCCGGCCGTGCACTTCCTGCACCATTCGGAGATTCCGAATACGGATACGGAAAAGCCCCTGTGTCCGCCGGCTACGGATGAGGAGCGCAAACGTGGTACCGCAGCATGGTGCCAACAGTGCAAGAACGAGGCGTGCTGCCTGCATGGCACGGATTCGCTCGCAAGCATGTGCGACAACTACAAGGACGAGGAGGATTAAAAAATGGGACTGGACACAATGATTCTGCGACTTGAGAAGGTCGCACCGAGGTACAAATGGACCAGCGACGAAATCGAAAAGGAATATCCGGATCACGAGCTGCGGATCCTGGAGCCCGACAAGAATCCGCAGGATATCTCGCTTGCACCCGGATTCCCGAAGGAATTCGTCTTCAAGTGCGATATCACGCTGATCGACTACGACAAGTGGCTTGAAAGCAAATCCACGCCGGAGCGGCCGGTCAGGCACGAGGAATGGGAATGGCGCATGGAGGGTACCAGCCCGGCTTTGAAGAGCTCGGAGGTGCCTGGGTGCTCATGGTATGTCACCTTCAGGCGCAAGGATTCCGTCGAACAGGAACCCACGGAGAAGAACACGATCGACCTGCCGGTCTACTTCGACGGAAAGGCGGACCTGACGTTCTCGCATGTCGAGACGAGGGACTGCGTCCTGGAGGACGGCGATGAGACCGGGTACTGCCGCAAGTCGTTCAAAGACGATGACAGCTGCCAGAGGTTCTATGACGACATGCGGGACGGCAAGCCGTGCTTCCTGTTCCGGAAGGAGGACGTCGACGAGTACGCGAAGAAGTATTTCAACGACGACTTCAAGGCCCTGATCGCGGACAAGTTCGTCGAAGGAGACGGCCGGCTCGTGGACTTCTGGTACTAGGAGGGTAAAATGGCCAAGAGAAAGATCAAAGAGGAAGACGAGAAATACCAGGTGATCGACCTCTCGCTGAAGGTGGAGAAGATGCCGATCCACCAGAACGAGCAACCCATGGAGCGGCGCCTGAAGCAGGACGGCACGACAGAGCTCTATCCGCCCGACCAGTACTACTCCGTCCGCATGAACGGGTTTAACGACGTCTACCTGGGGTACGTCATCCAGGCGCGACAGTACGTCAAGGACATCTACGGCAACTGGGGGAAGTCGAAGAAGTGGGAGGTTGTCGGATACCTGCTGCAGCCGTCGTTCAAGGTACACTGGCTGAAGCGCAGCCAATGGCTGTCCGACCAGGTCGGGCAGCTGGTTCTGGACGTGCAGAACTTCGAGGCTGTCATGACGGAGCGGATCAAGCACCACCACGAGGAGGTCGCTGCAAAGATGAAGGCATGGAAGGAGGAACAGGATGCGCAAAAAGCTGCAAAATAGTGATGAGGCACCCGCCAAAAAGGTGCAAAAAAGTGGCAAGGACAAGATCAAGAAGCTGGAGCTCCTGTATCTGCCGAAAATGTACGAAGCGTGGAAGAAGGTGCAGTCCCTGATGAACGATCTGGACCGCGAGCTGAACCTCCGGTCGCAGCCTCGAGAACTGATGCACTTCGACTTCGCGTGTTCGCGCATGGAGGAGGCTTTCACGAAGCTCGAGGACGAAATCAACAAACGATAACCAACCAACAACAACCCAATGAAAACGGAATACCAGGAATCGCTGGACAAGAAGTTCGGCATCAAGCAGCGTACGGAGCACAAGCTCTTCCCGACGACGGAGGACATCAAGCTCCACGAGATCATCCCGCAGGAGTTCACGAAGGAGCGCATCATCGCGTACCTGTCCTGCAATCCGGAGAACCGCGACGTCCGGAAGGTCCGCGTGGAGGGATGGGAGCTCAAGATCGTAGACGGGGAGTTCCACGACGCGTCGTGCTTCATCGAGGTCGCAGAGCACCCGGAGACGCACAAGCTCATCCTGTCCGGCGGACAGCACAAGCTGTACGCTATGCTGGATCTCGGCTACTTCGGCCACACGTTCAACGTGCGCCGGGTCGCGTGGGAGGAGCGTACCGACTCGAACTCGGGCGACCGCAACACCACGGCCGACAACCTGGCCATGGAGTTCGGGCGCCGCTACTCGACGTACGACGCGAACTGCGTCTACACCTACATCCGCAACGAGCGGAAGAAGGTGCCGCGGTTCCCGAACGCCACGAGAATCATCGTCGGACTCATGGACGAAGGCGGCCTCGGGGAGTTCGTCGAGGCGCTCAAGACCCGGTCCACCAGCTCCCGCACGGGAAAGATCCTGTCGACCGGCGTGTACGGTGCGATCATCGGCGACTACATCGCCAACCCGCAGCACCGGGCGCTCCTGCTCGACTTCGCCGAGAAGGTCCGCAATCCGGACTTGGCCGCGACCCGCAACGGGAAGCTGGCCGAGCCGGCGTACGCGCTGGAGGACGCGCTGGACAAGTTCATGCGTGCCCGCCGCCGCGGAGGCAAGGAGCGGTCGGATCGCGTCTACTCGGCCACCAAGTACACGCTGGATAAGTATCTCGTCAGCGCGGACAAAGTGACGGCGGCGGAGATCGCTGCAGCCGCCAAGTTCAAGGCGTTCTAACCATGAATGGGCAGCCTGTCGGGAATACCGACAGGTTGCCCGGAGGACGGAAGCATGTGGGAAATGACTACGACAACGACGCCGGTAGCCCCGGCGTACATCTCGATCAACCTGAAGTCCGGCAGGAAGCTGATCGTTCCGGCCGATCAGTTCAAAGGTATTTAGGACAGGATCGACGAGTGCAAAGTCAGGCTTGTTGCCTTTTCTGCCGACGGGTCGACGTATATCGACGCGTTCGAGATCGACCGCGACGAGTACGACAGGATCGCCGAACAGCTGGGATTCACCGGATGCGAAGAATGGGAGGAGCAGGAATGACCGTAAATAAGCCGCTCATTGAAGGATCCTGCACGAATCAGGGCTTTGTCCGCGGAGAGTTCACGGACCTGTATGGCACAAAGTGCTCCATACAGGAAAGCAGCCTTGCGGACGAACCCGCCATTTGGCTGGGGGTGTCGCCGGCCGAGGTCAAGGTCATGTCGGTCGATGCCAAGGACCTTCCCCCACCTAGGATTGTTCCGGAAGAAGGCTCGGGTGAAACTTATGGCTGGAGCGACTACATCCTCCCTGACAAGGTGCATGTGTTTTCCCGCATGCACCTGAGCATCGACATGGCCAAGGAGTTGGTCAAGCAACTCAATCACTTCATCAAGACCGGGGAGCTTCCTCGGGATGGAATCAAGGAGGACTAGAATGACAATCAACAACTATGGCACCCTGATGGTGTGCTGGAACGACAAGGTGTCGAAGGCCGAGGCGTGGAAGGTAGCTACGGAGGCCTTGGCGGAGGAGGGTATCGCCGAGGACGAATACAGCGTTTCCTTCAACAAGAAGGAGTGCGCAATTGAATTCGAGGACTACCCCGAGTCGTGCCTGGACTCCACTCTGCGGAACGTGCAGGAGAAGATCGGCCCAAACGTGTGGCTCGAAGGCGAGCTGGAGTACGTCGGGGACTACGACGGATGGATCGACGTCACAAGGGATGGTGTTGAGTCCGGAGACAAGTCGTCGCAGGACCTCCATTACGCCGACGACAAGACGCTGGTCGAGATGCTCGAGAAGCGCGGGTACAAGGTCACCAAGATTAAGAAAGGTAAGAAATGAGGAATCGCGTCAGACCTACAATCCATTTGAGCATCGAAAATCCGGAGCAGGCGCTTGAAAAGCTTCTTCTTGAACGGGAGAAGAGGACCACCTATTACTGGAAGATGAAGGATGGCAACGAGATCTCGGTCGACCTCATGTCGGACCAGCACCTGGAAAACACGATTAAGATGCTGCAAAAGAGAGTCAGCGAACGAGCCCTATACGAAGATGCGGCCGAGGGATTCCCGGACGACTGGAAAGAGGAGGACTTCGAATGAGCCATTACAGGGGATACGTCGTTTCGTTCGACAAAAGGGTCAAGGAGCCCTGGATGCCGGACGAGGTCGAGTTCAACGAACAGGTCAAAAGCGACTACTGTGAAATCGAGGACCTTCCGAAGAAGGATCTTCTGGACAGCTTCGTCACGTTCCTGGACGGAATTCTTCCCGACATACCGCACGCGATCAAGGGGTCGGTCCTGAAGGACGGCACCGTGAAGGTGAAGATCCCGAAGGGGTGCATCCGGTCGTTTCTGCGATCGGAGATCAAACGGATCAAGGAGTGCGCCGACGGTCTGACGGAAGACGACTACTTCGGGGGTATCCACCGTCTCAACGTCCTTACGAGCTACCTCGATCCGTACACAACGGTGTTCGTTGAGATCTACGAGGGCGGCGAGGAGGACTACGACACGTACCGAAGGTCGTTGATCCGGTATGTTGAAGACAATGATAAGGAGGACACCGCGGTATACGTCTACGGGTCAATTGACCATCACATCTAGGAGTAATCAAATGAAAAAGGAAACCTACACGAAATACCAGCTTGAATGCAAGATCCGCGAAGTACGAGATCTCTACAAGTCGGAGATTGAGCAGCTCGAGAACGACAACAAGCACCTGAAGGGCGCTGTTACAAGCCTGAGCGAACGACTTGACGCTGTTACCAAGGAACGTGACGCAAAGGAGGAGTCAAACAAGAAGCTCGCCGACCAGTTCTACGCTTACCGAGAAAAGCTGGTCAGCACGTCGCACGAGCTCGAAGGCGTCCGCGGGGCTCTCAAGCGCGAGGCGGAGATGCGGGTCGAAGCCAAGAAGAAGTGCGACGAGCTTTGCGAGAAGCTCGTTAAAATGGGCAACGAATTCGAGGCGTACAGGAAGTCGTTCAACGATAAGGGCATCGAGTGCGACAAACTTCGCGATAAGGCGTGGAAGTGGGACAAGATCCACGAACTCGTAAACGCCTACGGCATCGACACCATGTCTAAGCTCAAGGATGCCCTTGTCGAGCTCGAACACAAGCGCGAAGACGTGGAATCCCTGAAGACGAGTCTTGCCGACAGCTGCACTGCCAAGATCAAGGAAGGACGCGACCTTACTGCGAAGATCGAATCCTTGGAACGCGAGTTGTGCTCCGCCAAGGAGGCCATTGCCCGTGACGGGGAAGAGGCCCACAAGCTTCGCAGGTGGTACAATAACCTAAAGAAGCTCTACGACAAGGCCCGCAAGGAAGGCGAGGAAGGATGCGCCATGTGGCGCGAAGACGCGTGGAAGGCCAGGGACGATCGAGACTTCTACAAGAAGAAGGCCGAAAACCTCGAACATGCCGCCGATGACTACCGCAAGAAGTGTGTCGAGATCGAGAAGATCCAGCGCAAGCACAACATGCTGACCCTGGAAAGCCTCGACAACGCGCTCAAGCAGTGGAACTACATCGACGGAAAGCTGAGCCGCGACCTGTGCATGCCGCTGGAATCCCTCATCCAGCTCCTGGACGAGTACGGTGTAAACGACTTCTGCAAGCTTCGCGAGCGCCTGATGTACGGCCCCACGACCGACTACATCAACGCTCTTGCCAATGTCAGGAGGCTGGAGAAGGAGAACAAGGACCTGAAGGCGGTCTCCGACGACCTGGAGAAGCAGCGCAAGGAAGCCGTTCAAAGCTTCGAGGCGGCGTCCCGCAGGAACGACGAGCTCCAGAACGAGGTCAACAAGCTCCAACAGCGCTGGACGGACACGTTCAACCCGGAGGACGAGATGCTCGGCCGCAAGGTGTGGGAGTGGCAGGATATCAATGTCATCCTCGCCAAGCACAACATCGAGAACTCCATGGTCCTCGGTGCCGAGCTCGACACGCTGAAAGAGTACCGCAAGGTGCTCGACAAGCACAGCTATGCCGCGGACGGCTTCATTGGGCCCGGTCCTCTCGACAAGAGCCTTGAGCAGCTCGATCGGTTCCAGCAGATGCTCCGAGACTGGCACTTCCGGACGATCGACGAGTTCAGCACGTACATTAATGAGCTCCACAACTACAAGGTCATCTGCGGGCAGAACCTGATCGGTTCCACGGATGAGCTCAAAAAGAGCTTTGACGAACTCAAGGCGTTACGGCTCAGCCGAAAGGACAAGCCGCTCGGCCGCGGGATGTGTGAGTGGTATGAGATCGACCGCGCCATGAAAAAGCACAGCGTGATCGGATCCAACGACCTGGAAAACAGGCTCAGCCTGCTGGAGAAGTACCAGAGTGCCGCCTACGACCTTCAGAAGTCGGACGGGTTCAAATGGCTCTCCGAAACGGTTGGCGGGAGGTTCTCATGAGCAAGAAGCCGTGGGAACGCGAGCTCGACGGCTCACCTCTTTGCGGCAACTCCGACCATATCCGGGTTCCCGGTCTTTCCGGGACCTGGTATGTGGTGGACGAGTCCACCGAGTTCGGGCCACGCCTTCTGCTCCTCGAGGACGAGGAGTACGGTGACGAGGCGACGCACTGCATCGTGGACGAGTACGGCTACCTGGTGTGGCGCGGATGCTACAACGACTGGGACGACCTCAGGGAGGCTGTGAGCGACGGAACCGTCGAGATCATGCAGGACGTGGAGTCGAGGGAGTGGACGATCCATAGGAACATACGCTGGAAAGGAGCGTTCGGATGAAGGAATACGAAGTAGAGGTCGAACTGGACATGAAGTTCGTCGACACCGTGAAGGCGATGACCCGGGCTGAGGCCGTGTGCAAGGCATTCGAAAAAATGCACAAGTACACGAAGCTCCTGCCTCCGGATAACTTCGTCCGGAGCGGGTTCGACAACGATGAACTGAACGTAAGGGTTGATGGGGAGGACTACTACCGATGACCAAGAAGCCAAAAAGGCGGCGCAGGACGGTCTACGTCCTGTCCAGGATCATGATGTACTACCCGCTCCACGGTAGCCCGCAGCATCAGGATCTGCTGGGGTGGGCGTTTCCCTCGTTCAAGGAGGCCAACGCGGCCATGGCCGACGATTGGGTCGCCACGTACGACAGCTCCCACTCGACGCCGCATGCCGACTGCGAGGTCCCGTCGAAAGACGCCGACCACGCATGGCTGCAGTTCGACGACGGTGACCTGGAGTTCGTCTGGAGCATAACGAAAGGAACCATGAATGCCTAACAACATCACAAATAGGATCAAGATCACGGGTCCAAAGGACATAGTGAAGAAGATCGTCGACTTCTGCAGGGGAGACGAGGAGCAGCAGGTGCACAGCTACAACGGGGAATTGGCATTGAACCCGTTCGACTTCGACAAGATCGTCCCCCAGACGGAGTCGGTCAGGAAATCCATTGAGGATCCAACGTGGTATCCGAAAGGGTACATGGACGACTGGAAGCCGAGGTTCAAGGGAGACAGGCCATTCGAATACTGGTATGAATGGCGGCTCCAGCACTGGGGCACGAAATGGAACTCGTACGACCCGTCGGTCGACGAAGACGGTTCCGACGGAAAGTGGATCGTCTGGTTCGACACCGCGTGGTCTCCGCCGATACCGGTCGTCAACAAGCTCGCGCTGAGGTTTCCCGGCGTCTACATCGACCACCGCTGGGCCGACGAGGACACCGGGTACAATTGCGGGATCCGCAAATACAGGCTGTTCTTCGGAAAGGTGCAGGTGCGAGAAAAGGACATGAAGGGCCACAGGCGGTGGTGCCGTCGCGTACAGAACAGGAGGATCGGGAATGACTAAGGAAAAGAAAGACTGCGGATGCTACCTTCTTCTCAGCCAAAATGTCGGCAACACCATCAAGTTCTACATGGACGACGATGGAAAGGTCCATCACGGCAAGATCGTCAAGATCTTCGTAACGATGACTGAAGACGGCACCGAAACGGAATACGAGGTGAAGACCAGGTTACGCGGCAAGCAGGACTACGCCATAATCAAAAGCAAGGACATCATCGGATGAATATCACAGAGGAAAACATGGAGCACGTCCAGGAGATCCTGGACAGGTACGGAGTTTCCGGTCTGAACGACCTCGACCAGAGGCTGTTCGAATGGAACGAGGCCAACCTGAAGGTCTACGAGGTCACGATCCCGAAGACCGTCAGGTTCAGGATCCGGGTGAACGCCACGAGCACCCATTCCGCGATCAAGGTGGCGTCCGACATTCTGGACGTCGACCGGACCGGACCCAGCGCGGAGCATGGAACATACGAGATCATGGGGCCTCCGGGTGAGGTCTGCGACGTCACGGGTGCTACGGAGGTGCGCGATGCCTAAGGGAGACTACGACGTCGAGATCCCGTTGTTCGTACGCGTCACGGTGAACGCGAAGACGCCGAACAAAAAGAAGGCGTACGAGGAGGCGTGGGATCGCATCCGAGCCGTGTTCAACACCATTCCGAAGGACATGCACTACAGCGATTTGACGGAGGATGAATACGACATCGTCTACATCGACGGGGTCGAATATGACAAATAGCCGGGACGATCAGGGGCGTCCGAACTGCGGCGCCTGCAAGTTCAAGAGAACCGGAAAGAGCAAGGCGTACTTCGAAATGGATCCATGCAGGAAGGGGCACAGCGTATACTTCACGTGCTGCGTCACTGAATGCGGTGACTTCAAGGTGAAGGACGTCTACATCAAGGAGGACAAGGATGAAAAAAGCTGAGTTCAACAAGCGCGGTACGAAGATGCTGATCGACACTGGATGGAAGGGGTTCGATCGACAAACGAACTGCATCTCCCACGGTCAGTCGATTGCCAACACGCAGATCAGCACGCTCATCCGGCCGTTCTCCGAGACGGAATGCAACGGGCACGTGTTCCGTCCAGGAGAGCTGATGGCGTTCGACCTGAAGCCTTACTTGAAGTACGGCATCCCGGATAGGATCCGCGAGATCCTGGAAGACAAGAACAGGAGGAACAAAATGATCCTGTACATGTTTTCCACGACTCCGGTACGGCGTCTGGAGCGTGTTCCGTTCTTCTGGGTTATTACGACTTCAGACTGGCACCACCCGAAGTTGATCGACAAACACGTGTGCCTTCGTTTAGGCGAACGGTACACGAAACGAATGGCTGCGGCTACCGAAATACTGAAATACATCACGGAGTAGAAAAAATGAGCAAAACGAAAATTGAGATCGTGCTGTCTGGCGAACCGGCCGTCAAAAAGCGGCTGGAGGTTCTGAACTGCGACTTCGACTCGTTCTGGAAGGACGAGATCGTTTCAAGCTACGAGAACACCAATGACCCGCACAACCTGTACGCGTCGTTCCTGGGCAACATGCTGCTGAGCGTCAACTACCACCTGAAGGTGCTGAAGGGCCAGCTGAATACGTTCGAGCACCCTGGAGGACGTGGCAACGTGCCGGTCGTGTACGAGTGCTCGTTCGACGACTTCGGCGGCTTCGTCGAAAGGGCGTGGAACCTGATCGCTGCAAGGATCCGAGAGAAGGACCCGTATGGAAAGCTGACGCATCTGGAGGCTCTATGAGCAAATACAGGTTCGTGCACTATTGGGACGTTTGGGGCAACGCAGACGACGGATTCGAAGTCAACGACGTGGCCACTCTCGGCAACGTCGACCTGGACATCCAGGACTCGGATTCCGACAAGGAGGCGATCGGGAAGGTCGTCAAAACGCTGGACAAGTGGTTCGACCCGGAGAAGCTGCTCCGGGCCGGACTTCACTTCGAGGGTGGACTCTGCGGTGGTGGGGTCTTCGAGCTGAGCATCCTGGAGAACGACGTGGACAAGCCGTTCGGCAGACTGGAGGAGATCGATGTGGATTGTCCAGGCGGGTAACCAGATACAGGGAAGGACCCTTGTCCGCAAGTACAATGACTTCAAGAAGGCCCGTCGGGCAGCCGCGGCATTTCGCGGAAGGTTCGAAGACCAGAACGGGATGGCGCTGGAGTGGATGACTCTGGGCAGAAACTGGAGTCATCCGATCTTCCGCTGGTACTGTTCGTACGATTCGGTCCTTCCTCCGAGCTGGAGGGAGTACAAGACGGAAGGAGCCAACAAATGAAGATAATCGACGAATACGTCGACCTGAAGGACTTCAAGGCGTGGTCGGAGGGTCGCAACGTCCTCGACAAGCTGATCGAGTACGGGACGGTCGACAAGGCCCAGGCCGAAATCGAGGAGTTGTTCCCGGATGGTATCACGAACATCCAGCTCAACGACTGGCTGTGGTTCGAGGTCGAGGACCAGCACCCCGAGTGGTTCGACGACTACCGGGATGAGAAGGAGGAGATCCGTAGTAAGGTGGAGGAGACCCACCATTCCGACGGACCGCTCGGATTCCGTCCCTTGATGGAGGCGGACGGCGGGACGCTGTACCGGCTGAACTACGAGGACGACGATGACGACTTCACCGTCTTCAAGCTCGTCGCCGAGTCGCAGTTCGTCACGAACAACATGTCCGGGTGGTCGTCCGCCTACGAGGTCGACTACGACTTCTCGGAGTCGTTCGAGTGGAACGTCGAAGCCCTGAAGCGGGTCATGGCCGAGGACGGGGTATACCCGGCCCTACCACCGGACATGGAGTACGTTGAATCGTTCCCGTGCTGGGCGATCTACTACTGCACGTACGGGAAGGACGACGAGATGTCCGACGAGGACAAGAAGCTCGTGAAGGAGTTCATGGGCGAAAACGGGTACTCCGAGCTGGTGAATTCCATGGAGGGTTCCCACAACGGGTTCGACAAGTATCCGGCGTTCGGTCTAGCCTGCGCGACCGAGACTGTGGTCATGAGGAAGAAAAAGGAGGATATCAATGCCGAAAGATGAGAAAAACAATGTCATGAAAGTCGGAGCGTGGGTTAACTGCTACTTCGAAGTGGCAGTACCGTACTCCGACGACGATGACGAAGATGAGATCAATGAAGAAGCCAACGATGCACTTAGTGAGAAGATTGGTGCATCCGGTGCTGAGAGTTGGATGGATTACCAAATCGAACGGGTAAACGAGGAGGACAAACATGAGTAACTGGAC